TTATTTTTTAACTAAAGGTTTAGGTGTTTTTACTTTCTTCACCTCGTACTTGCTTTTATCTTGCTCGTACAGTCTAGTTAAATTGTAAAACTCTTCGTATTCAGAGAAGGTGTCAAATATGTATGTCTGGCTAACTTCATCTCCTAGATCAAAGATGACATGCCAGTCATTTTCTTTATCACTTTTTTCAGCTCTCATTGCAGCTTTGCGTAGGGCAGTAGCTTTGAAAGTTTTAACGGCATGCTGGTAAGAAATGCCATCTCTTCCTTGCTTACCGTACTCTCCGTGCTGATAGTGATCTTGCACAAGTTCCCCTTTTGGGTCGATACCGAAAATTGTCCATTGGCCTTCTGTGTACTCAGAAGCTTTATAAACATTATTTCTGCCTTTAAAAGCATGAGCAGGAGTATTTTCTCCAGCTACTATATTAACATAAATAGTTTTCTTTTCCTCTCTGGCTCTCTTAGCCGCTTCTTTTAAAGTCATGAAAAGATTTCTATTATAATAATTAAGTGATTGATAAAACGCTTTATTTGCGCCGGTTGTAGGGACAAATAAAGTTTTTTTAGTAATAATGTCGTTGATAGGGAAGTATTCTTTTACTTCCGTCTCTTTCCACACTTCTTCGCGAGTGAGCACTCTTTCATCCAGTTCGGGGATGTACTCGTTAGCAAAAGAAACGAATGACCTATTTTCCGGAGTCTGCGAAAAAACAGAAACGGAAACCAGTAGTGATAATATAAACGTTTTCATTTCAAACACATTTTAGGGCCGTAGCCAAAGTCTCTTATATAATGATTTTTTTTAAATTCTTCTACAGATTTTACCCAATACATTTCTATTCCTTCTTGATTACCTTCTTTGAAGTAACGACATAGGGCGACATGGGTAGCGTCTTTTATTTCTGCTAGTGAATTAACTTTGAGAATAGGATCTTTATATTTAGTAGTTTTAACGGAGATTTTACAACTCTTCCCTTCTTGGTTCCTACATAAGATATCTGCCGAATGCTTATCTCCTTGAGAACGAGGAATAAAATCCATAAAACCTTTTACTTCTTCTGCCACGGCGTATTCTCCCGCTACTCCCATATAATGCCCCTCTAGACTCTTATCGTAAGCGCTACCATCTTTACGCCCCGAACACATCAAAGACTTCGTTTTTAAATGAGTCTTTCCTTCGGCTCGTGAGCGAGCAACACTGTCAAGAAAAGCACGTTCATTAGAGTCGAAAAGTTTTACTTTCATTTTTTTAGCAACCAGCTACTACTTTGTATTTTGTCTCCCAAACCGTAAACAGGTTCGATGCCTATTTTTAAACATATTTCATGTTCGGGGGTATCCCCGCCTTCTATTCTGTCTCCGCCATTACAGAATAACATCTCCTCAAACTTAGGCTTATAAGCCGCTCTTAGCCAAGTTAATGTTTCACAAACAGTATCATCTTCATCCACTGACTCAATAGCCACCTCAACGCCTTTAAGGGCTTGCATAATAGCGATCCTTTCTTTCAGAGGCATGAAAGCTTTGCCTTTCTTACGTTCTAAAAACTGATCGTTATTGACTATTACAAAAAGGCTATCAGCCATTCCGCGAGCTTTTTGTAGGAGTTCAATATGACCCACATGGACAGGATCAAAACCGCCGCTAACTATTGCTAACTTCATTTTTATATATATTATAATCGTTTTTTACTTTTTTTTGCCAAAGTAAATGACTGAGTTTTATAGCTTTTGAATCTCCTTCCTCCACTGCTGTTCGAAGCCCTATTTCCGCACATTTTATTTCAGAAAACCAAGGTTGATTAATTTTAGTCCGATTAATAATATCCTCCGCATAAGAGAGCCAATATTCTCTAGAGCCATATTTAACGTCTCTTTGTTGAACAGTAACCATTTTTATCTCCAGACTCTATAACTATCACTATCTTCGTGAAAGGTACTTATTTCAATAAACTTTACCGGCCCTTTAAAAGCTTCAAGTTTGTGCGGAACAAGCCTTCCTATTTCAAAACTTTTTCCTTTTTCAAGGTAAATGGGAGTTGTCTCTGTTGTTTCCGTATCTAGAATATGGATACAAAGCGTTCCTTCAAGGATATAAAAAGACTCATGTTTTTTTGAATGAAAATGCATTGAAGAAGACTTACCTTCTTTAACGTAAAGAATTTTACCGCAATAATTTTCTTCTTTATTGTTTGCGAGCCATATTTCATGACCCCAGCTTTTCTCGACTTTTTTAGTAGCTAAAATACTCAAAATTTAAATTTCCTTTAATTGGGATAAAAGCGTTTGGCCGCTTGGTGTTTCCTTTGTAATCGTTACAACTGTATTTTGTCCATGTTTTACGTGTATCATAATTTATTAAAAAATTACCTTCTTTATCACATACTTTAAAGCATAAGACTTTCCTATCGTTAGGAAGATTGACAAAAATATAACCATATACATTGTATATACGACTTTGTTTTTGTAAAATATCAAGCTTTTCAGCAGTAATTAAATAGCCTTTCTCTTTCAGTGCGTTTAAAGTACAAACCGTCTTTAGCTTTCTATTGAAATATGGGCGCGTTTTTATTTCAGCTATTCCAATTAACTCGTTACCTTTATGGATAAATACGTCAAACTTCTCTGCATCATAAGTTGTATGAACTACGCGAACACCGTACTCAGCTTCAATGAGCTTACCAGTCCGTTTTTCTTCACCAATAAACTTTCTACCTTCAGTTGTATATCTATCTAATTCCATTTAAATACTGCGGGTTCTTTGGGAAGTCTTTAACTCAGAAAGGAGAACCCGCAAACAACCCTCTTTTACTGTTAAAGTTTGACGTTTGCACTTCCTAGCCCTCAATAACGACGTCATACGTTTTTTTTACTAGGCTAGTTATTTGTTCTCTCTGCTAATCAGTGAGGATAATACCTCCCTTTTATTTAGCAGTTTTCTTCTGCATTCTCTCAATGATTTCGAACATTTTAAGACGCGGAATGTCTTTAATTGAATCCCATTCATCAGCCCCGTCAACTTTTTCAGTTACCATCTTAGCTTTAATATCGGTAAACTTAACCTTCTTTTCCTTCATTAGATTTTTTAAGAAAAGGTCTGGAGAAGCAGCGTTACTGCTAGGACTTGGAGTGGATATTTTCACGTTTTTAATTTCTTCTTTAGCTACAATGTTAATGCGTAAAAAATTACGAACAGCACGACAAAAGGCTCGATTTTCTGCTATCGCTGCAAGATACATTTGACCAAAACTCTCAGTATTTTTAATTCCAGCATCGGCTATCCCCTCAAACAAGACTGATTCTCCGTTTTCTGTTTCGTAATTTCCTATCCATGTTATTGAGCATGAAGCGCAGACATACTCTGGAGATGCTTCGTGAATTTTATAAGTTACTGAGTGGAAGCCTCTTACAGAAGCTAAATCCTTCAAGCCACCCAATAAAATAATTAGCTCATTATCTTCTAACTTGCTTATATCTGTTTCGTCAGTACGGTCTCTATTAGCTACTAAAAACTCAGGCTTAATCATCTTGCGCCAATTAACAGTACCGTCCTCGTTAAAATGGTATGTTACCGTCTCGTCTTCAATCAATCCGTACTTGTTGCGGGTAAAAACGCGAGGTGGCTTGTTTATCTCTTTAGTTCCCATATGAAATGTAATCTTAAATTAGTCGGGGCGATGTGTCAAGAGGAAAATATACAGGTTCTTTGGCTTTACAGCTTATCAGTAAAGAGAACCTGTGAAACAACTCCCTTTTTATTTAAGCAGTACTTTATCAATTTTTCTCAAAAAACTGAAAATGTTCTTCTTCTTCCCAAAAAAGTGGATCATCAATTATTTCATGAGGTTCGTGATCCATTGTAGGGCTTGCATGAATATTTCTCATTAGCGCGGCAGTAGAAGGATAAAATTTATTATTATAAATAATAAAATGTTTAGATTTATAGTAAAGATTATTTTTATCTTTTAGTTCAGAAAAATCTTCTTGGCACCTTTTTTTAATCGGTTGTATCATTCCATAATCAAAATATTCTAATTTTAAATCTTTTAAAAAGTCGCCATCTTTTCGTGTTCTTATTAAGTAGGTAATTGAGTTAGCCTGTACCCTTTTTATAAAATTGGGATCGTGGTCGTCCTCTACATAATAAATTAATTCAAGAATACGGCTACTATAGTTGTCTAAGATTTCATTACTTAATGGACGATTTGTTATTACCGAACAGGGGCAGCCTTGAAGTTGTTTTACTAAATTTTCTTCATTAAAATTTAAATCCATTCTTATAATCAAAGAACTTACTCCTATTTTTTGAGCATCAATAAGATGAGATAAACTAGATTCTATACGAGGATTATTGAAAGAAGCTCCAATTCTTAAAGTTTTGTATTCCGTAGAAAAGGTATGTATACCTGCAAAACGAAGTATTTCCGCCGCCACGGTCTCAGGTTTAATTCTGTTTATAGACTTGGGATTTTCTGATGGTTGATAAGACGGCTTTTTTCCCGAAGGAGAGTCTTGTAAAATTTTTATATTATCATTAGAACTCCAATAGGGCTTGAATTGATCTATATAGCAATTATAAGGATAAAGAATAACGCTTTTTTTATCGTAAGCAGAAGCAATATGGGAAGTTTCATTATTGGAAGAAACATGAACTAAAGATTTTTTTATTACGTAAGCCTTGTGATTAAAGTTGCATTGGCCTAGGGCTAAATAGCATTTAGTGAGTGGGCGACAATTTTTGTCGCCTAATTGCACCATCTCAATTCCAGCTTCCTTTAATTTTGGGGCTATTAAGTCTACCACAAGCTGCCAATGATCGTATGACATTGCCTGTGTGCCAAGAGGCGATGTGTCTATAGTAATGTATTTATCAATAGCTAAAGGAAAAAATTTTTCATAAAGATGAGGTTTGTCGATCTTTAAGTCGTTTTGCAAGGCATAAGATTCTAAAATGTGCATAAATTTCTCCTATCTATTACGTCTTTGCAGTTGTGTACATAATTACTCAAACGTTGAGTAGCGATATAAGGATTAAAAATTATTTCAAATATCCCATTATCATCTCCCATTCCCTCAAGAGAAAGGGCATTGTCAAATTGAGGATTATAAGGGATGACCTTATGGACGTTCTCGTCAGACTCTACGATGGAAAAGTATTCAGGTTTTGTTACAATATATAAATTATAATCTGGGTATTTATCTTTTAAAGATTTAAATAAAGCTGTAGAAAGAAATACATCCACCGCAGAATCGGGCATTACATAGGCGAGTCTTTTCCCTGCGTCATCTTCGTCGACTAAATCACTTATTTTTACAGGGAAAAATTTAGCATTGTGGTCTCTCGCAACTTTTCTAAAATAATCTTCAATTTGAGCACGGGGGATTTTACTCTCTAAAGAAGTCATCCAATTTTTATAACCATCATCATTAACGTGATTTTCAGTATTGAGTATATTCTTATAAAGAGCTAGTACCCACTCCGAATCGTTTTCTATGGGAGGAACGTATGCGTCTGGGTAATTTCTTTTTTGCTTATTAGCATCTTGATCTGAAAAATCGTAATTAGTTGAAGGAGTGCTATCTATAAATTCCTCGAATTTTTTACCAATAACCTCAACTGAAAAATTATCAATGGCCCACTGCCTCGAAACTTTCCCTTGCTCCTCCCTTTCCTCTTTCGACATATTATAAACCATATCTATACTAGTAGATATAGAAAAAGGGCAAGTGGATGCTTTTCGGAACTCAGTTTGATGCTCCCTATATTCAGTCCAATCTAGGGGAATAGACCCAGATCCTTCTTCGCAACTTTCCTCGCCGCAACTATAATTAGTGACTAAAGTTATAAGTTCTGTTAATTTTGCTTCTTGAATCGGAATTTCTTGCCCCCCACTAGTAAAAGGATGGCAATAGACATCCATCAAATTGTAAACTTCATTAAGTTGTTCTTCTGTAATCCCAAGTCCGACATTAGGAGTAACTTGAGCTTTTTCACTTTTACATAATCCACAATTCTGATTTTCTCCATTGTACGGTTTTATTTCGTAGCCATTGCATTTTTTACAAACATGCGTAGTTAGAATTTCAGAATGATCAACTCCATACTCTTTGGCTAATGAATGAATATTCCACCCTTCTTTCCAAAAAGTATGAAAAAGTAAATATGTTTTCTTTTTAGGCTTTTCCTGCTCCTTCCATTTTGCGTACCCCTCTAATAAATTAGGGACAGATTTTCGGAGCTGATTCCTAAATACAAACCCAACTATAAAAGCATCGTCTTCTATATTATTGTCTCTTCTTAATTTAAGACGTTCCTTATCTTCTAGTCGATAAAAATATTTAGTTTCAATGCATCCATGCATTGTTTTAATATGATTGTGGCCCATTTTATTTAGAGCCTTTGCCGCAAAAGAACTCCAAATCCAATAATTTTTAATTTTAGGAGCGTTTTTAATAGCGGAAGGTAAAATAGGAAGAGAATCTAAAGTTGTCCAAATAACAGAATTTATTTTATTAAACCACGGTTTGTCTACAGCAAACTCCGTCCCCCATATGTCTTGAACGCCAAAATAAAAGTCTGGCTTTTCTTCCCGTATGACCTTATCTACTAGATACCCGCCATAACTTGCAATTCGAGCCTGCCCGGGATCTTGACTAACGCGGTGACGTTCATGTTCGTCGTCAGGAAGAGTTCCTATGGATTTCCATGGAGTCCGTTGCAATAAAGGCTCGGAATAAGAACTCCCGCAGCAATACTGAACTATTTCATATTTTTTAGTTTTATAGAGATAAGATAAGAGGGCTTTAGCATTTCTGCCAAAGCCCGTCTTAGCTAAACTCGAATCAGTTTGAAATAAAAGCTTCTTCATTACCAAGGAATACCATCGTCTTCTGTGGTATTATCTTGGGTAGGAGTCGTATTTTCAACTTTTTCCTGAGTCTTTCTACGGTTATCAGAATTATTGTTACTAAATTGATTTTCTTCAATACTGTCCATAAAATAATTATTTAAGACGGTAAGAGCATATTCTTTTAGCATACGGCCTTCTGCAAAATTAAACCCAATAATAAAAGATTTTTTAACATTTTCTTCTGAATTGTTTTGATTCAAAGAGAAGCTGTACCCTACTTGGTTTCCTTCTCGTAAGTAAGGAGAAAACTTGAAAGTAGTATTCCTTTCCTTCGTGCCGTGGAAATTACCGAATTCTCCGTTAGTTTCAATGGCGTGAACTAGTCCAGCCAGTTCAGTGACGCTGAATTTAGAAGAAGCTTTCTTTTCGGGGCCAGAGCCTTTAAAAGTTCCTGTTTTGCTTTGGTTATTCCAAGATGCCTGTCTCACAAAATTAACCCAAAGAGCCTTATCTTTTTTATTGTAAGAAAAAGAGCAGGCGGAACCGGTATTTTTTGCATTAGGCTTATAGAACTGTAACATATCTTATTTCCTTTCTTTTGTTTAGTGGTTATGTATTATGGAGATTCCTCTCAGTGCTTGTAGTATTATGGTTTTCGGTGGTAGAGTCAAGCTTTTTTTATTTCGCTTAACTTCATATAAATTTTTTGATCTTGAACCTTGATTAAGTCGGCAAAAATGGTATCTCCATCTTTTCGCATCCCTTTAACAATAACAATATTTCCTTTACTGGGGAGATTTCCTCCATTGGTATCACGGCAAATCTGAATATTATCTTTATGCTTATTAGTAAACATCATGACAGTGCATAAGCTAGACTCATCTTTGACTTGAATTTTAAGATAAGGGGTGCCCTTTTTGCTTTTTTTGGTTCCAAAACTGTCTTCCACAGTTCCGATAAAATTAACACTAGACCGCTCGGCCTTGTCCAATGACTCTTCAACAGTTTCCAAGTGAGAATAATCCTTATGAACTTCTTTTAGTTTTTTACCATGCGTATAACCCAGCAGTGCATTTTCGTAATACCAATTAGCAAAATCTTCATTAGCTTTATTTTTATTATAAATTTCCCTATAAGGAAGAAAGTGTTTTTTAATTGTACCGTATCGTGAATCTTTTATGATAGGTTTACCTTTTTCGTCCTTTAATTCTTCGTTCATTATTTTTACCACCTCTCTCAAATCGTAAGACTTTCGAGAACCTACTTCAAATGCGCAGGTCTTTTCCTTGGCGGTTAAAAGATTCCATAGTTGAGCTTCTGCTACCATGTAGCTACGGGGCTTATTGAATGTTCCGTCAAGTGCTCCAGCCTGTATGAGGGCAGATAAGATTCCTACTCCAATACCAGCTTCGTTTGCTCCTTGGAAAACTTCAAATTTATTAGAGTATTGATCTTTAAAGGACTGAAGCTTTTCTATCGACTTTTCCGCGATTCCTTTAATAGACGTTAATCCAAACCGTAAGTTGTCGCCTTCAATAGAAAAATCCATTGCAGACTTCATTAAATGTGGACCCAAAAGCTTAATATTAAACTTGGGTAGTTCTCGAGCTATTTTAGAAATTTCTGTCATTGGGTCTGGCTCGTAGCGCGTCATTTGTAATAACGCTAAAAAGAACTCTTGCGGATATTTAAATTTTAAAAATGTAGTTATCGCGGCTAAAGAAGCGTAGGATATTGAATGAGATTTATTAAAAGAATAATTTGCTGAGTCTTCTAATACTTGCCATAAGATATCTCCAATCTCTTTTTCTAAATTATTTTCTTTAACTTTATCTTTAATCTTCTTTTTCCACTTCTTGACTTCATTAACTTTTTTCTTGCCTACTATACGACGAAGAATTTCCGCTTCATCAAGGGTAAAGCCAATCTTGTGAGCCATTTTCATCATTTGCTCTTGATAAAGACATACGCCTCCTGTGCTTTTTAGTATGTCGTCAAAAAAAGGATGTATAGCTTCGTAAACATCATTATTTGTATAACTTGCAAACTGGTCAACAAAAGCTAAAGCGCCGGGACGCGCTAACGCTAATACAGCACTGAGCTCTTCAAGATTTTTAGGTTTAACTTTGCGGCATACTTCATAGTTCGCATCGGCTTCAATCTGAAACAATCCATGGCGCTGTTTAAGGTCAAAAAGATTTTGATAAATAAAAGGGTCATCCAAGTCTACTTCATCGGGCTTTAATTCTATTCCTTTTGTCTTTTTTAAAATTTTACAGCAAGCATCAACTACTGATGCAGTTCTAAGCCCAAGCACATCTAGTTTCACGTTAGATATAGAAGACCAATCCATATCGAATGACGAAACAGGCTCTTTGCTTGAGTCAAGCTCGCAAGGGCAACTCTCTACTAGCTTGTTATGGGAGAGTAATATAGCCGAAGGATGCACTCCTTTATTTTTGACGAGCCCTCTAAGTTTGAGGGCGATTTTATAAACTTTAGGATTCTTATCACACCATTCAGCAAATTTAGGAACTTCGTCATAGGCTTCAGTTATGTCTTTTACTTTTCCGAAAACCTTAGGTATCAGCGCAGTGACTCCACTCATCTCCACCTCCTCCTTACCACCAAAAACTTTACCACATTCTTTCATAACAAGTTTACCGCTCAGTGTATTAAGGGTAAGTATTTTTGAAGTATTGCCGCTAAACTCCTCTTTTAAATATTTAAGAACCTCTTGCCGTCGATAATAACAAACGTCAACGTCAACGTCACACATCAAAGAACCGTCTAAATAAGTTACCCCATCTACAACTTTCTTTTTTGCACGAGCTCTAGAAACAAATCTTTCGAAGAATAAATCATACTTTACTGGATCTATTTGAGTAATTTGCAAAAGGTATAAAACCATACTCCCTGCGGCTGACCCTCTCCCTAAACCAAGAGGAATATCGTTTTCCCTACAATAAGAAACTACCTTCCAAACTAGAAGTATATATTCTGTAAAATCTAACTCTTGTAAAATTTCAAGCTCGTACTTTACTCTTTTGATATAGGTTTCTTTATTTTTATGCTCATTTAATTTTAACTCGGCAAATCTTTTTAAACAGATTTCTCTTAAAAAATCATAAGTATTAATATCGGAGTGAAGACCTAATCTTTTAATGTACCTCTCCTCGATGTGAAACTTTGGAAGCCTTACTCCATGGAGGGAGAGGTTCAAGTTGTGAAAACGGCTAGAAAAGCTATTCTCCTCTTTTTTTTCTTTTTCTTTTAGGTTTTTTGATGTTTTCATTTTTCCCCTTCCTCTCTTTTAATATATTTTTAATTTCTTTTAAAGAAGCGTCGAAGGTGTCTTCCGCTTCAGTATTGATGTTAAAAAATACATCCACTTTATTTTCTGACTTACCTTCACGCATGGTAATGACAAGATAATCAAGTCTTTCTTCATCCAACTTTTCTACTAAATCATAAACAAAATCTAAACTAGGCATTTATAAATTATAGATGCCTAATTAAATATTTAAAAATCTATTTGATATTTTAATTTTTCCCAAACTTTAAAATTTAACTCTAAATCCACTAAGGCATCGTGCAATTTTTTATAATCATGCTCAATATTGTTAGATTTCCCCAGCGCTCCTAAAGATGTTTTCATGCCCTTTTTTCTAACGTTTAGCATTTTAATCTGAAAATCCAAAATGCTAGCTTCATTGGGCTTGTAAGGGTAATCTAACACAACAGACCTTGCAATGGAGAGCGTATCTAAAACTTTATAAGGAAGATGATCGTAAGGTTTTTTATATTTTTTATACCAATTTCTTAATAAAAAAATGTCAAATCCTAAAATGTTATGACCCACTAGATAATCACATTCCTCTACCTGTTTATAAATAATTTCAAACCCTTCCTCTTCTGGGATACATTTTTGACGAAAACGAGTTTCTGAATATCCAGTTATATCGCGAGCTCCTTTCCCTATTTTAAGATCAGTATCCCATTTAAGATACAAATCATTACGGGATAGTTCGTTACTACAAATTTTTCCTTTTTCGTTCTTGGACGTTTCTATTAATATAGTCGCCACTTGCCATGGCAAATTAAGAGAATCGTGAAGGGCTAAATTAAAAGTTTCAAAATCCAAAAAAAGAAATTTCTTCTCTTGGAATCTTATTAAATGACTATCCATTTACGACCTCCGAATAACTTTCGTAACAAAACTCGTTTGAACACATTCCGTCAAAATTTGGTTTTTCCACCGACGTTCTTTTATTAATACATCTAAAAGTAAGGTAGGCGTCAAAATCTTTGCGGCTTTTGTAATAAATGCTTTTAGCAAGAAGCGTCTCGTATTTATCCCCGCAAAATTCTTTTATGGAAGAAGCCATGTCTTTATCTATAAGTGTGTCGTTATCTTCAATAAAAAAAACAGGATTAGTAAATGAAAAGTCAGGAATGCATTGGGAATCAGTATATTTATTATTGTAAAGAAAAGAATCGTAAAAAGGAATCGCCAGCATAAGGTCTTTAGTCCAGTAACTTTTTAAAGTTTTGAAATCCAAACGAGGCTCGTAATAGAAACCTTCTTGAGCGGCGAGTGTCCAGATTTTTATCAACTGTTTATAACCTTTGGCGTTTTTGACAAAAATTATATTTTTAAAAGAGTTTTTTCTACCTTCTTCACTTTTTTCTGAATAATCGGGACAAAAAGTTAAGCGAATTCCAAATATTAATTTCTTATTTAAGTCTTTCGCGTGAGTATAAGCCTCTAGGAATCCAGCCATTGTATCTTCAACCAAAAAAATATCTTTTATTCCGGCTTCGTTAGCAATATCGAAAATCGAATCAGAGCTCCCATCAGTGGAAGATTCATCAGGCATATCCAAAGTAAGAATGGAGCGCCCAAGGCTGTAATGGCTTTTAAAAAGCGGTATTACCTCTTGCATAAGAAATGATTGTAGTAGCCTTAGGCAAACATGTCAAGTATGTTATCTTGACTCATCCCTTTGTGGCGGGGGCATCCTTCGTATTGTTTCTTTTTAATCTCCTGCCCCTCCTTGAGCTTATTTTTAAGATCTCTTCTTTTTAGGGACTTGTGAATCTCGTTCCCTTCTTTATCTACAATTACGAAATAGGGGTAGGGATCAATATATGGACATCTCCACTTTCCTATTTTACACATCCATGAATTTTTCTTAGTATCGTATGCGTAATTTGTGGTGGCTGTTTCCTCCGTGAAGTTGTTTATTATTTGGAAGGAATGAGCTAGGTAATATTCTAACCCCCGAAGTTGATCTTTATTAAATTGAAGTTGCTGTAATGGGCTGCGAGGATGCCTTAAAAACTGAAATTCTACAGTAGGTTCATAACCCTCCCACTCTTTTTGAGCGGCTAAAGTATAAACCATAGCTTGCACGTTTGAGTGCAATTCTTCGCCGCGAAATTTATATTTACTACTTTTATAATCTACAATTTTAATTTTTTTACCCTTTTTATAAAGGATAGGTTTATCAATAAAACCTCTTATTTTATATTCGGGGTCTTTACTTTCTAGTAAGAACTCATGCTCCGGCTTATCTACTTTACCTCCCCATCCAAAAAAGTCACAATTTAAACCAACAACGATCATATCGTCTACTAACTCAGTGTTTTCTTCGTTAGTCATAGGTAAGTCAAAGCTGTTTTCCATTTGGATCAAATGTTTCATGACCATACGGTAGACGGCTTTACTCGCCCTTATAGTGCCTTCTTTAAAAATTTTATTAAAATGTTTTTTATGCTTCTTTTTAACCAGCATCTCGAACACTAAATGACATACGGTTCCTCGAAGGGCTCCTTCGTTTTGTTTTTGGGGGAGCTTTAGGTGGTAATTGCACCAATAAGACCAAGAACAAGTCTCGAGAGTTTTTAGCCTAGAGGCCGAGAGTATTTTTTCTTTTACATCTTTAGCTGTTTTTTCCATGTTACTATTTCGGAGGTATTCATACAGCCAAAGTCGTTTTTTGGCGGAAGATTGACCTGAAGTTGCTGGTCATCAAAGTAGTTTAGAAGATCTTTTTTTATGGTTTCTGAGGCATTGTTTCCTGCCCCATTAACGTCATCATTATTAAGGCTAATGCTAATTTTTTCCAGATTTAATGAGATTAAAATTTGTTTTATCTTTGAAGAGGCGGTTAATCCGAAAAGAACTAATGTATTGCGAATTCCCGCTTCCCACAAAGAAAGCATATCGCCTATGCTCTCAATCAAAAAAACACTTTTTTGTTTTTTAATATAAGAATAATTATATTTAAAGGGGTAAATCCAAAGGCTTTTTTCACCCAGTAGTTTCCACTTCATAGGGCTTTGATCGTAAAGGTCTCTCCCTGCAGCTCCTATTAACCTATCCATTTTATCAAACACGGGAAATACGTATCTATCTTTAAGCTTTCCATCTTCCATTATGCCGCTTTGAAAGGTTTTTAAAGTTTCTGAGGATACTCCTCTATCGTTCCAATACTTATAATTAGGAATAATACGATTTAAATTTTCTTTATTGAATATTTTTTGAGATTTTAATTTTTCCTTTACTCTTTTTACATCACTAAAATCAAATTTATTTTTTATGAAATCTTTAGCCTCATTTATATCCTTTAAGTTTAAGGTTATTTTAACTAATTCTTCTAAATTTCCATATTTACTTGTTTTGAAATCAAACCAAAGACCGTTACTTTTTTTAATGCATAGTACGTTAGGGTTATCAGAATCCCTATAAAGAGGCTTTGCCCTGTATTCGTTGCCGCAGTCTCGAAGAGTATATCCTATTTCAGTGAGGATATCTTTTATTTCGTCACTCATAGTAAAAAGTCGTCAGAATCCCCATCGTCTTGTTGAACGTTAAAAGACTGTTCTTCGTGTGCTATAATATCCACTAAGGAACCTTCCTCACTTACTTTAAAATTCTCGACCCTAAAATTGATAAAATTATTTACAAATTTCTCGCTAGTGGATTCTCTTCCATTAACGCTTTCTGTGACTCTTCTCCTCATTAAATCTTGATGCCCTGCGGCGTCTCTCCCTTGAAAACGGGTTTTAAGAGGAATTAGTTTGTGAGTGCCAAACCTTTCGCCGTCTAACGCTATTTCATCTAACGTCTTTCTTCTGAAAATAGCTACAAAAGTAGCGAACCATTGGAGTCGATCAGAAAGGGATATAGCAGAGCTATCGTCTACGAGGCTACTAGAATTACGGTTAAAGCTTTCTCCTTGCCTATTCATCTGCATGGCGGTGATTAAAGGCGCGTTAACTTCCTCCGAAACTCTTTTGAGCTTATCTATCTTTTCGCCAATAGCTTGATGTTCCGCCCAGTTCTTGTCTACCCGTTCTCCAGTTAGTTTTACGTAATCGTAAGCAATTACGCACTTCTTTCCCCTTCCAACATGCTTCATGTGCCAGCGACGTATAAGAGCGCATATCTCATCTACATTTTTATTACGCACATGATAATGAAAATATTGATGCTTTTTAATTTCATTAAAATAGCCTCTTACTTTTTTTGTCATCTCCGCATTATTTCGCCACTTTCCTGTTTCTAAATACCAGAGGGGAACCCCAGTATTAGCCGCAGCCATCCGAAACTGAATTTCCTCAGTAGTCATTTCTGTGTCCAAGACTAAAACAGGAACGTTATTTTTAATAGCTGCTCCAAGGCATAAATCATTTATGAAAGTAGTTTTTCCCTGCGCAGGACGAGACACTATCGCGTAAACATTACCGTCTCTTAAGCCTCCATAAAGACGATTAAATTCACCGTAAGTAGTAGAAAGACCAGTATCGTCAGTAGGATTATTTCCCCTTTCTTCAATTTTGAATTCTATTTCGTCAAAAACGTTTTCAGGACTATCGTCAAAACTATAGCTTGAGACTTTTTCGCTATAGATAGAATCGCATTTAGAAATTATTTCTTCTAGGTTGTCGTTTGAGCAAGACTTTGTGTGGTTTTTTATTTGCTCCGCGGTTTCAAAAAGCTCCCTGCGAATCCTGACTTTAACCAACTCTTTACACGCTTCTATTACAGCTTCTCGGGTGATTGGAGTATAACAAAGAGAGTTTATATATTCATAGATTTCTATATCATCTTTAGAAGCAATACCTAGATTTAAAATTTTATTAGCTACTAAAACTTTATCTATCTTTTCTCCAGCAAGTGCCGAGTCTCTTACTACGCAAAATATAGTTTGATGAACGTCATGATAAAAATCTCCTGCGGTAATAAAAGAATCAATTTCTGATATAACGTCAGGATGCCTCAGGAGTCCAGAGAGTACATGCCTCTCCACCTGATTAGAAAATATGGGCATTTATCTATTTATAAAAACGGTCTACTTTAAAGAAATAATCAAAAAGATTATCTGGAGCCTGCAAGCCCCCAATCGCTGTATATACAGCTAAACCCTTCTTAGCGCCAGCATAAATTCCCCGATGAACGGTGGAGTTAGACCCCATCATGCGGCTAAGTTGTTCAAAACCGTGCTCAAGGCTGGATTGAGGTATGTTATCCAAAGATTCTTTATCACCTATAATGACACAAGCCGCAACGTTTCCTGTCGCCGCATCAACACCGGCAAGAATATTCTTGCGTAGGTTGTCTCTGACAGCATAAGAAATTCCAGTATCAGTAATATCTTTGATTGGCGTAGCGCCAAACATTATTATACCTGACGAAAATATTGTATCTAAATCCGCTTTGTCGAAAGTTGTATATGCTGACTCCTTCGCCGAAATTTTGTTAAAAAGATGAAAGATAGAACAAATACTATTGTTAGCTGTACCCCAAAACTGGTTGACAGTTAATTTAGGATAAAGCTGTTTAATTTTTTCATTATCTAGTATAACTAAAGGTGACACTACTCCAGCTTTTTGGAGATCGACAACTTTAGTAACAGTCTTTTTGGAGTTTTCTTGAACTTTGATGCCTTCTCCACGAGTAGGTAAGGCAAGTATGCATCCTACTTTAGCATCTGTGTCTTTAGTCTCCTTGCCAAGAGATTGATTAAGATCATGGCATATTTCCAAAACACGAGACACCCCTCCTGCTCCGGTTCCTCCACCAGCCCCAGCACAAACCAAAACTCTTTCGTAGCCTGTACCGAAAGTCTTTTTTAAGAAGTCGAGAATGTCTTCGTAGCGAGTTCTAAAAACTTCGTCCGCAGCGTCTGGATTTTTACCTGCTCCACCGTCACCGATTAAAAGTTTATTTTCATCCGGTATTTTAATAAGGGATAAATCTTGTTGAGCGGTATTTATTACTCCTACTCGACGATAACCTAAATTCCAAAATGATTCTGCGAGACGCGAACCTCCCTGACCTACTCCAACAATAGCAAAATTAAAAGCTGCATCGTCAAAATTATCTTTTACCCCGTCTTCAACAGGCTCGTCATCTGGTAATGGAATATCGGGAAGGTCAATCCCTAGATCCTCTACTTCAGAAGAAGGTTGAGTTTCTTCTGCCGGAGCAGACGCTAACGGATCGGTGGGGGGCGTATCGGGGGCCTCTCCGGCGGTTAGAGAAGGAGGCGTTCCTTCTTCGGGATAATAATCATTTATGCTTGTATCACTCATCTTCTTCAAATCCTTCTTCGTCTTCTGGCGCAAAAGCTTGATCTAAGTTTTTAGAAAAACTAGAAGAATTCATTTGCTCCATTGCGTCAGACCAATGGCTGACTAGATATTGCAAAGACATCGCATTTCTTTCGTCTTCAGCTTTAGAATATACTTGTGGATTACCGTTTTCATCAAAATTGAAAAGCATAAAGCCTCCACATGACCATTCGCTTAATTGGTCTAAAATGCTATCTGGTATCCTATTTGTCTCCTTAATAATCATATTTATTATTACACTATTTTATATCGAAACCTCAAATTTATCCAAAATGTACTTTTTGGACAAAGAGGCTAAATCATCTTCAAATATCTCCAAAATTTTAAAATTATTGTTTTCTAGCCAAACCATTTTATCATGATCCCGAGTTATTGACCTCAAATAATTAGCTCGAGAGTTATTATGAAAAAACTTATTAAACTTTTCGTGTTGCTGCCCTTGAGATTCTACTGCTATTCTTTTGGTCATATTTATAAGATCGACTTTCATTCTCGTTCCGTAAACAGGGAACTCTTCGTAGCAAATTTGTCCATACCAATAAGTTTTAAAAAATTGCTTAACTTCAAATTGAAAGTTAGACCTGCATTCTTCATCCCATTTTACTCTATATTTAGCAACGCTTTTGTTTACTAATTTTCCTCGAATGTCGTAAAGCTTCACTTTATAGTTAAGGCATTCCTAAACTTGTTAAATAAAAAAGCAGTAACCTCAGGGTTCTTCTCAAGATATTTTACAAAGTTATCTTTCCCTTGGTGCTTTGGCTCCATTTCAATTTTATTAGTTTTTAATTCTTCTATTACTGAATCGTCTACAATTATCCAAGCTCCTTTACTATCAATCATCTCCCATTGGCTCATGAAACCGTAGACTTCATATTCTACCCACACACTTTTGCCTCCAATTCTACCATACTTGATAGGATACTTAACTGTTTCTCCGGTTCTCTCGTTAGCGCTTTTTCGAAAAGTAACTTTACATAGATGGCCCTCGGGTTTATCTGCTTTAGCTGGAATTAAATCTCCTCCATACCTTGGTTGGAATTCAAGAATCCAGTCTGAATAATGCAGTAATGCATTTCCGCCAGAAGCGTTAGTAAGTTTAGGATCAGTTTTTTCGTATTGATTAACGCTAACCTTGCTTCTAACCTGAGAAATCATAAAGCAGATATGACCTTTCGTCGAAAGGCCTAAAGCCATTTTCTTTAAAAAGGTAGAGCTTAGAACAGAGCCTCCCGCTACTTTATCTGGATCGTCAAAACCTTTCTCAAGGTCTTTTTTAGGAACCATTGCGTCCATAGAGTCGATAATGAAGAAATACCTACAGTCGGTAGGATTATTCATAATTAACTCCCTCATTAATTGAAGAACGCTCTCAAAAATATTACTTTTATACACAAACCATTTTTCTGAAGAAGTGTCCACTCCTGATCGTTCTATCATTTCAGGAGAAAGCCTACCTTCTGATTTTATATAAATCACCATACTATTTTCAACGCTCTGTTGAAAATTACGAGCAAAAGAAAGTGCGCAGGAAGTTTTTCCTCCCTCTGAAACTCCGGATGCTCGTATTATCCCCGGGCGAATCCCTCCTGACATTTCATTGTCCAAAAGAAGACTTCCGCTTGAGACAATGTAATGGGGCTCTTTCTCAAAGTTAAAATGCTCATCCTTGTGGTCTTTAAGGTAGCTTTGAATCTGGTCGGTAGGGGTAAATGAATCAGTTATTGTTTTCTTTTTTGCTGCCATATTTAATGAAATCTTTTACTGTTCGGATTTTTTTAGGAATACGTTTGTCCTCTTGTTGTTTAACGTCTGCTAAATCATATTTCCTTGGGGGCTTTAAGTCAAGACAAAATTTAGCATACTCTATTTTTAAATAAGCTTCGCCTTGCTCCCCAATAAAAAAAGATAAACTATCCATGGCAAACTTCAGAGGTAGCGCTTCCCAAAAAGGACGCAAAGGGTACTTTTCAATTAATTGTTTAGTAAATTTCATTTCTTTGGCCACTACACCTTTATTTTTCCAAATAATATTAGCATTATTTAAAAATTTATTAATAATGAACTGGTTTAAGGTTTGCCGCCGTTTCCTTTTAGCCGCCATGAAATATAGAATAGGAAACAGGGGGAGGAAAGTCAAGTCTAGTATTTTTGAAAAACTTGAAAGGAGGGGGCTCAGGGGGAAAAAGCTCGTTTTTTCTCTATTTCAAGGTCCTTCTCCACCATTCTTTTCACTAAATCGTTAAAAGAATACTTAGGTTTCCATCCTAACTCTTGACGGATAGGATTAGAGTCTCCATAAAGTAAATCTACCTCTGCTGGACGATAAAACTCTTCGTTTATTTCGGCTAAAATTTTATTTTCTTGAAAAATTCTAAATTTTTCATTTAATCCTTCACCGCTCCATAAACCAGCGATCCCTGCTTCTTGAAAAGCTAGCGACACAAATTCTTTGACACTATGAGTTTCATTGCTAGACAGCACATATTCTTTCGGCTCCTCTTGGTTAAGCATTAGCCAAACTGCTCTTACGAAATCTTCAGAGTCCGACCAGTCCCTCTTGGCATTTACGTTACCAAGCTGAAGTGGCCGGAACTCCTTACCTTGGTCGATTGCCGCCTTGATAGCAGCAACTCCCTTAGTAATTTTTCTTGTTACGAATTCCTCTCCTCTCCTTATTCCTTCGTGATTAAAAAGAATACTATGAACCGCAAAAAGATTGTAAGATTCCCGATAAACTTTTACAAGGTGGCGGGATGCAGCTTTAGAAGCTCCGTAGGGGCTTCGTGGCTTAATTGGGTGATTAATGTCCTGTGGGCTGTAATCAACATTTCCTAACTCCTCGGAGCTTCCGGCGCTATAAAATCGACAATCAGACTTGAATTTTCTAATCGCTTCCAAACATCGAATTACTCCTAATGTGTTGACATCGAAAACCTGAAGCGGCATGTCCCAGCTGCAACCTACAAAAGAATTAGCGCCAAAATTAATGAAGTAATCTGGCTTAATTTCTTTTACTAATTTATCAATGGAAATGTCATCCGTTAAATCTCCATAGACTAATTTAAAATTGGGATGGTTTTCAAATTCTTTTACGTTACCTTTGTTTACGTTAGAAGTTCGACGCATCATACCGTAAATTTTTATATCCTCTTGAAGAGATAAAAGGTATTCGGCCATATTCGCACCGTCTTGACCCAGTATGCCTGTTATAATTACATTTTTCATTTGTGCTTAGAGTTATTTTTATAATAAAATTCACTTTTTAGAGACGCCATTATTAAAACATCGCATTCACTTGTTCCAACAATGTCATGAGTCTTCTTAATAAGATTTAAAATCTCACTATATTTTGAGTCTTCTTTACGATAATGAAGTTCTAGCAAAATAAATTTAAAAATAGAAAGATCTTTATCTATTAAGAAATCGTATTCAGCACCCTCTATATCGCACTTTAATAATTCTATGGGGTCTTGACACTTTTCACAATAATATTTTTCCCTTATTTGGTCATAGGTAATTGTGGGTACATGAGCTACGAGATTTTTTTCTACATGGTTGTCCGATAGGTATATACTGCAGTCTCCGGGGCAATTATTTAAATGGTTATAGATGGGAACCTTAATTCCTTCAGTTCCATGACACGCTTTATTTTCAAAAACACAACTTTGGTATAAATTATAATTGTAAGTTCCATCGATAGGGTTGGGGAGGTCTGTCTTTTTTTCGTCCTTAAGGAATTTCCGGAACTTTCGTTCTTTTTGCTGCTCAGCGATATTGTACTCAGATACGTTTTGTAGTGCGTGTTTAGAAAAGGAAAGGTTTAGAGGATTTGCTTCATAGCAAATGTATCTATCAAATCGTGCATTAAAAACAGTAGGAAAACCTCCAACACAACTTCCGCAATCTATAACGGTGCCTCCCCTACAATTTACAGGAAGAATCCAAGAATCTTTTATTTCATCGCATACCTCATTAAACCATTTACAGTAAAACTCTATTTGCTCGGCTTTCATTTTAATTTTTAAAAATACAAGTAGTTCCTTCGATATCTAATTTAAAATTAAGCGCTCTACCGTTGAATTTTTTTTTAATTTTTTTATTAGTATCGGGGTCGGAAATACTCAAAAGAAACCCGCTCCCTCCTGCTCCAAGCAGCTTAACTGACTTGGACCCAAGGCTTCTAAGAGATGCTTCTATTGAGTCTATTTCTTCAGTGGAAATATGCGGAGAAATGTTTTTTTTCTCCAGCCATGAATCATTGATTAATGACATTATAGAATCCAGATCCTCCCTGCAAAAAAAGGAGTAAGCTTCCCGGGCGTATTTCAGAATGCGCGATTTATTTTGACTTTTATGTTTATGAGAATCTGCAGCCGCAGTCCCCTTCCTTTCGGACTTTACATATATTAAAGATATACAACTAAGAAAATAATCTTTAAATTCTTGTGTGAGAGGCAACGGCTTGACGTGAAAGTCTCCATTTTTAAATATCTCTATACTATTGAACCCTCCGTAAGAAGCTGCTATTTGATCCTGAATGCCGCCGCTTTCTTGAAGAATTTTTCTTTCAACATTTATAGCGCTTTGAGCTATTTGTTTTTTTGATAAAAAAGTCCCGTGTAGGTAATTTAATGCCGAAATAAGTGCGCAACAACACGAAGACGATCCGCCCAAACCAGTTCTCGCTGGAATGTCTGAAAAAAAATTAACGTCAAGAGTACGTTTGGAGACGTTATATTTTTTAATAGTTTCCCTTAGGAGAGGATTGGAAAGTTTATTTATGTCAGTTAAAACCTGACTAGAAATTGCGTGCTCTCCTGCTATTATCTCGGGCCTAAATCGGGCGGATATGTAATTATATTTATCTATGGTAGAGCTGATGATAAAAGATCCGTGACGGCTATAAAAATCCTCGTAATCAGAAGAACCTCCAAAAAAACTAACTCTGCATGGAGACCTTACTATTACCATTATAAATTAGTATGAAGAGTATTTATATTCGGCACTATGCTATATGCTTTAATTAATTCTTTTATTCCTTCATCCAAGCTAAATTGAGGGCTCCATCCTGTTCCCTCTATCTTGTCGTTGCTAACGATATAATTTCTCTTGTCAGGGTCCGAGGCGTAATCACTGGTCTTAATGTCAAACTCTGGGATGTAATTTTGAATTTTTCTACATAACTCTAATTTGGATAAATTAGCAGCAGAAAGACCGACATTATAAGCCTGCCCCAAAGGGTCAAAATATCTAATATCTCCCTCTATCGAGCCACCCATGTCGACAGAAGGGGCGCTCCGGTAAAAGTAAGAACATTTACCGTCGGGTGATGGAACGCCTATCATGTGCGTCATTGCGCTTACAACATCTCTAATGTGTATATAATTTCTTTTAAAATTATGTTCAAAAAGAACAATATACCTATCCGTAATAGCTTTTAATGTAAAATCATTTACGAGAAGGTCTTTTCTGAATCTGTAAGAAGTTCCGAACACGGTAGCTAACCTAAGAGAAGTATGCCCCCTACTTAAAATATAATTTTCCGCTTCGCATTTAGTTTTGCCATAAACAGAAATTGGATTAAGCGGCGTTTCTTCAGTACAGATAGAATCACTTACTCCATAACCACTGTTTGTATTTGGGTAAATTATTCTTTGATCAGTGGAATTCTCAACAATAAATTTGACATGATCGCAGTTTACTTGTTGAGCCAACGAAGGGTTCTTATCACAAGCTGGAAATCCTACTATGGCCGCCAAAGGGAAAACAACGTTTACTTTATCTAATAAAGTTTTAAGAAGTTTCTGGTCTCGAACATCTCCGTAAACAAATTCAAATTTAGGAGAATGGCAAAATGCTATACAACTCTCCTGCTTGTATAACAAATTGTCTAAAACATAAACTTTTTGCACGTAAGAACTCTCAAGGAGTTTTTCTGTTAGAACCGTGCCAATGTACCCCGCGCCGCCTGTTATTAGTACCTTCATTTTAAAATTTTATTTTTCCTCTTATTATATCAAAAAGCATCATCCAATCACAAATTTTTGCTTTAATTGGATGTTTAAAAGCTGCTGGAGTGTTCTTTTCAAAGAAAAAGTGACCCGACCAAGCGAAAGGGTAAACTACAAAAGGAGAAATTGTTAATAAAAATAAAAAATAAGAATTATAACTAAGGCCAAGGTAGGTTATCCCACAGATAAACAAAATAGTAAAAATCTGCCCAGCTACATGAAATCTTCTGCAAATTTTATTTTTATGCAGGGAAAGGTAATGAGTATAGTATTCTTTAAGAGTCATTTTTTAAAATTAATTTTATCCCTTCCTCTAAAGAAGTTTTAGCTTCCCAATTTATAACTTCTTCTGCAGTGGTGCAGTCACAATATTGGCAAAGAATGTCGGGGTCGATGGGGTTGTCCTTTATTTTTAACTCTATCTCAGGGTTGACGCAATTTTTAATAATCTGCGCTAAATCATAAATAGTTACAGGCTTTGGATAGCCTATGTTTAAAGGGTCTATGTAATCATTAGCGTCTAAAGCTTCTATCATTTTTAAGGTAGCTTCAACAGCGTCATCAATATAACAAAAAGCCCTTTTTTCCTGACCCTCCGTCAATATAGTATATTCTATATCTGGATACTTTTTAGCTCTATCTATCAATACTGGAATTATTGAACCATTAGCTAAATCAGTAGATTGTCTTGGCCCATATATACCGTTATACCTAGCTATGGCGTACTTAAACTTTCCCTTGCAATAAGAAAGATATTTCTCGGAGCTTAGTTTATTCCAACCGTAAGAAAGGCTTGGGTCCGCCGGGTAAGCGTCTTCCTCTTTTAAGGGGTTAGCGTTAAGATTTGCCTGTAGAGATTTGGGATAAACATGAGAGCTACTAGCATAAAATATTTTTTTTATGCCATAATCTTCAACAGCTTTAAAAACCCTATGGTCTATTTGGGTATTTTTAACTAGGACTTGAAGAGCATTGTCTTGGTAGAAATGATAGCTTCCAACAGAAGAGGCTAAATGTATTACTATGTCAACCCCTTTGAATATTCGACAATCAAAATCGGTGGACGATAAATCTCGATTAACGGTATGAGCTTTAGAGTTTAAATATTTCCCTCTTGAAAAATTATCTACAGCAATTACTTCATTATTGCCACAAAAGTAATCGAGTAGATGAGAGCCTATAAACCCCGCTGCGCCTGTTATTAGTATCTTCTTATTTTTAATATTCACTCTTGTACCAATCTACTGTCTTCTTCACTCCTTCAAGCAAGGAGGTCGAAGGAACCTCTCCAATATCTTTGTAGAACTCAGACATATCATAATACCTTCTATTTTGACCATCTGGCCTAGAGCTATCCCACACTACTTTACCGTCAAAACCAGTTGCAGTAGATATGGCTTCAATAAGCTGCTTAATAGTAGTCTCAACTCCTGTTCCTAAATTATAAGGACCGCGCAAATCTTTAACTTCACAGCATTGCAAGATAGCTTTACACACATCTTCCACGTAAATAAACTCTCGTGAAGCCTTACCGGTCCCCCAAATTACTACTTCTTCTTTAGCTTCTATAAATTTTCTAACAAGAGCTGGTACTACGTGAGATGTTTCGAGGTCAAAGTTGTCGTAAGGCCCATAAAGGTTTGCCGGAATTAGCATGGTAGAATCAAAACCATACTGATCTCTATAAGCCCATGATTGAGTAATGAGATTTTTCTTGGCCATTGAATAGCCATAAGAGTTTTTATCAGGAAAGCCATTCCAAAAATCACACTCTTTAAATGGTATTGCTACATCTGGATAACCGCATCCTGCCGCCAATCCGACAAACTTTTCCACATTATTCACATAGGCGCTATGAAGAGTATTAATTCCGGCGAGAGCGTTTTGGTAGAAAAAGTCTCCTAGTCTTGAATTATTTGCTGCTATCCCTCCGACAAGCCCGGCAAGGTGAATGACAATATCAATTTTATTAGAAGCAAAAAAAACTGAAGTCTCTTCTTGGTTTACTAGGTCTAACTCTTTTCTAGTTGGAGTGATAAGATCACAATCCAAATTTTTAATTAAAGGAAGAAGGTTTCGTCCTACAAAACCATGGGCTCCTGTTACCAACACTTTTTTATTATTCCAGTATTCTTTATTCATTATATATATTTTATTTTACGCAAAGGGATAAGCTTTCTTTAAGAGCCTTACAAATTCTATTTATATCTTCTTCGGTTAAATATTGATGACATCCAATGTGAAGACCATTGTCGCCCACCCATTCAGCTTCAGGAAAATCTCCTAATTTATAACCCATATCAGAAAAAGCTAAGTGTTGCGTAGGTATACAGCCAAAATTCCTTTTCCAGTGAATTTTGTATTTATCCATAATGGTTCGAACTATTTTAATGTCACTTTCTTTTTTACAAGTAACACTAAAACCATGGGGGCAATTAACATTACCGTCATCTTCTTCAGAAAACCAAGCTACGTTTTCAAATCCGGTACAAGCATTATGGAATATTTTTAATATTTCTCTTCTTTTATTAAAAGTATCCCAAAATGAAGATATTCCCTCAAGGCCAACTGAAGCCTCCATGTCATTCATTTTAGAGTTTATGCCTACTCGAGGATGGTCAAAAAATATAGAATTAAACAGTCTTCCGTGAGACCTCGTAGAAGAAAGAACATCAGCGGTGAAACTATCATTAGTAGAGACCATACCTCCTTCTCCACAAGAAACAATATGAGCTACATAATAACTGTAAACTGACATGTCTCCCCAGTGGCCAATATATTCACCTTTGTATTTAGCGCCATGAGCTTCACAAGCATCTTCAATAACAATTAGATTGTGTTTTTTTGCGAGATCGCAAATAGCTTTCATTTCTGCGGGTCTCCCCATTGTGTGCACCACCATTATCGCTCTTGTCTTGTTCGTTATGGCTTCCTCTATTTTAGACTCATCTATGTTGAGGGTTTCTTTTTTTATATCTACAAATTTTGGTACAAAGCCAGCAGCTCTTACAGCGTTAGAGGTAGCTATAAATGAAAGTGCTGGAACAATTATTTCATCTCCCCTTTTAGCTTTCTGAAGATCATATAGGGCTAGGCATGCATTTATACATGCATCCGTTCCGGAACTCATGGCTACATTTTCTTTGAATCCAAAAAGCTTACCCCACTCTTTCTCAAACTGTTTTACTTTTGGTCCATTAGAGGCCCAATTTGCATCACAAACATCCATGAGATTCTGCCGAGCAATTTCTCCTATCTTAAGTTCTCCAAATTCTATCCTTTTCATAACTAACAAAAATCTCCATGTTCTATTATTAACGTTGAAACCCCATCTTCTCTATCAAGCGCTTTTTTATAAGCCGGAAAAACTTCTTCTGCATGAATTAACTCTACGACATTTATAGAGTCGCACATATTTTTGAAAGCTTGCGTATAATTAGCTTTATGTTGGTGCCCCGGATCGAGAGGGTATTGTGATCCTACTACTGTTTTAGTAATTACTTTGGGTTTAGATTCCCCATCTGACATTAACGACCATTTATCTAAATGGTTTATCAATTGATTAGCCGCTAAGATAGCAAAGTTCATGCGAGGGTATAGAGATATAGGTATTTGCCCTCTTAATGCTAATCCTATACAAAATCCAGCTTGAAAGTCTTCTGCTACCGGCAGTTCAAGAAGTTTTTCACTGGGAAATTTACTTACCTGATGAGTGATTGCGGTTCCTTTGCAAGCGACAGCTTGACCAACAAAAATAGTCTCGGGATGATTACCTAAGTAATCCATTCCTTTATATACTTCTTCTTTATAATTCATTTTAAAACTCTACGAATACCCCGGTCCCGGAATGAGGATAGGTAGTCTCGTAACTATAGTATATTATTTTGAAATTTTTACATGTGGCACTAAGCTCTTTATAAATCTGATACCATTTTTCCGTGCTTCCTTTCCAAGTTTCTTTCGTGTCCGTGCCTACTGACTTGTTATTATCTTCAATAACCCATGTAATAGGCAAATCATGATTTAAGGAGTATTTTATTGATTCGCTAGTAATACCTGTAAGAAAGCTCATGTCCCCTATAAAACAATATACTCTATTATTTGTAAATGTGTATCGAGATTTTTTAAGATTCCAAGCCGTTCCCACCGCAATTGGACATGTTCCTGACACTATGGCGGAGCTGTAAAAATTATGCTTCGGAAAATGAAGAGTAATAGATTTTCCAGCGAGGATCTTTTCTTTAATTTCTTGGCGAGGAATACCTTTTAGCAACGCGTGTAAATGACTGGCCCACGTAGAGAAAACGTAATCTTCTTTCTTAATGTTGTTATCTTGAAATATCGATATAAGTTGTTTTTCATTATTATTTCTTAAATGTACCGGAGCCTTAATTATCCCAGACTCATAAATATCTGCTATTTCTTTTTCAAAATTTATTAAATCGTCTACTGTCATTGTAATATCTTTCTTTTTAAGCGGATATTGTTCATACTTTTAATATTTTCAATTGCCTTTTCACCAAATTTATTTTGTATCATATTTAAAAACCTAGGATTTTCAAACAATACTCTAAATGAATAATCTCGAAACTCTAGTACTTCTTTGGATTCTAAATTATATGTTTTACTAGGTATATGATCGTATGACAGGAACCCGTATTCTGAGTAATTTTCAGGTGTGTCCCATCCTTCTTTCTTGGCTTTTAAATATAAAGGGCTACCCGGCAGAGAGGTGGCAGAATAAATATTTGAATTCTCAGCATTTAACTCTAACGCTAAGTTAAGAGTCTCTTGCATTGTATCCCAATTGTCGTGACCTAGCCCAACAATGTAATTTGCACAAACATTAATACCTGCATTTTGAATCATTTTGAAAACATCGCGAATATTAATGTCTTCGAATCTACCTTTTGTTATTTCCCTTCGTATTTCTTGATTTCCGGATTCAACCCCTAAAGCCAACCAATTAACTCCAGCTTTTTTTAATTTTTCAAGATATCTTGGTTTAACGGTATCTATTCGAGTATATGCCCAAATATTAAATTCGTATCCTCTTTCAATTATTAAATCACATAAAACCTCAAAGTGTTTTGGTTTTAATACCCACATTTCATCAGCAATTTTAATCTGTTTAACGCCTTGTTCAGCCAAATAATCTAATTGCTTGATTGTGAAGTAGGGGTCCCAATATCTAAATTTACTGAACGAAGAAGATGTTTTATGCGGGTCATTATCGTCTCTATTTATAATATTTATCATGCAGAATTCGCATTTATAGATACAACCCAGTGAGGTATATATGCTAGCGAATGGGCTTCTGTCCTCGTCAATATAATTAGCATGCCAACTACTTGTACGATATTTATCTAAAGAGGGCATTAAATCATAAGCAACACCCGGCATATCTTTTTCTAATCGACTCTGTGGAACAACTTTACCAGCAGGGTTTAGGATGATCTGACCAAAACTGTCCCTATAAGCAATACCATTTATCTTTTTTAAATCATTATTAGTTAAATTAGAAGATAACAGATCTATTAAAGAATAGACGCCTTCATTCGTTAAAACAATATCTATTTCTGTATGTTTTTCTAATGTAGATGTCGGTAATGCATTTACATGAGGCCCGACAAACGCAATTTTAGTTTCTGGTAATAATTCTCTTACTTCTTTTGCGGCTATTACAGCTCCAGTCATAGACGCTGTTGAAGCGTTAGGGTTTTGCCCGGTAACAACAAATAAAATTAACCTAGCACCACAGTTTTCTATATCTTTTATATTTGGCTCAATCTCCATATCGTGTATAGAGACACTTATACCTTTACATCTTACTGCATTCGCTAAAAGCCCTGCCCATATATTAGGTTCCTTAGCAGAAAAATTATCACTAAGTTTTTGATACAATTTTCGTGAAGCACTGGGAGCTATAATTAATACATCCATATATTTAAATACTCTTTGGTTATTATAGCGCTTATGTTGAATTTATTCTTGAAATAAATTTTTCCGTCGTGTAGTTATTTACAACTTTGTTAAAGGCGTTATGAATAAATGGTTCATATGAGTCCCAATCTGACAAAATTTCATTTATTTTTCTAGGGAGGCTCTTCTCGTCATCATAATAGATAAAGTCTACGTTTGGTTCAAACCAGTTTTCTATAACGTTCCATGGATCTCGCCTTACTAACATCAAACATTTATTTGCCGCAGATTCTACAACTCTAGTTTTAAGTTGAGGCATTATCGCCGATCCTAATTCTGAAAAAGCTTCGTTCGACTCCCAGTTGTCGAGGGTTTTAACGTTCTCTACGTGCTCGGGTTGTAAAAAGAGTAAATTTACAATAATATTAATTTTTGTTTTTCTTATTAAAGACCACATTTGATCTCGAGGAATATTCAAGCCAGTAATTAATCTATCATATCCTTGATCTCTCAAGCCCCAATGAGGCGACCCTAAGCTAAGAAAATTATATTTGTACTCAGGAGAGGATATAGTAGATAATATTTTTTTATGAATATCGTTATGTACTCCTCCCCAGTAAAGTAGGTCGTAGTCTTTATTTTCTTTTTCATGAATTATTTTTTCTTCATTAACTGGATGACAGGCGAGTTGAAATCTTGCGTCTTTTTCTATTTTGTTAAGCCACGCGGCGGTATAGGGGCATGTAGTGTAAATTTTATCAAAAACTTTATCAATATCTGCGCTTATTCTTGCGTAGCCCTTGTCTCCGTACCAAGCGCAAGGTTGTTCATAATTGAAAAAAACTTTTTTAGCATCTGTCTTAAAGGCTGGGTGAGTAGATTTAAAATGGGTGTCTGTTGTACAACCCATCCCGTGAAAAAAAATAGTGTCGCTGTCTGGCTCTGAAAAACGAGAATAATCGTAGTGACGTTCAAGGGAGTCGTTATAATGGCCGTTTAAGTTTTCAACTAATGTCATAAGGTTAAATTTTATTTTCTAAAACTATTAATGGTTGATACATCGTGGAATCACCGTTGTTTATTTCCATGTCAAAAGAGGAGTCATTGAAGCCGTATTTATCTAAAGTCCTCCATCCCTCTATCATTTTAGGAAATCTTATCTTACCGTAAACTCGATGCACGTTAAACCAAAGTGCGTCTTTACCTACCGGCAGAGCCAAAAACATAACTCCCTGCGGCTTTAAGATTTGTTTTATTTTCTTCATGGCTTCCAAATCTCCATTTGGATTAAGTGGATCACCATAACGACCTAAGCCATCGTGCTCGAAAGAGGAAATAGATAAACAAGCATCAAATTTGATATTTATTTTCTCATGTGGTTGAAAGTAGGAAATTTTTTCATGAAAAGATTTTCTTTTTGAATATTCTATTACTGAAACAGACTTGGCACCAAAAAACAAGCACATTATCTCATACCAAGGGTGAGCTGAACCCATCACGCAAACATCTTTATTTTTTATTGGATGCTCTTTAAAGGCTTCGTAAAGGTAAAAGTCAGTAGCTCCATAGTAATTATGTTGACCCATTGATATTCGCTGGAGTGAGTCTTCGCATACTTCTTTTGTATAATTTTTATCCATTGCCTCTTGGGCCTCGGAAGTAGAATCGTCTCGGTAAGAATACTTCACTGGGATACTGCCGCCCATAGAATAAGCATTAAGCATATCTTCAGGAATTTTATCTATTGGTTTCTGGTGTTTTTTTTCATCTCTGGCATAAATCATACCATAATTAATTCTTCTCTCAGGGACGATGTAATTGTTTAAAATTTTAATCAAAATATCTTTATTCAAATATTTCTTAGGCTGTTTTAAATAAGGATCGCCTTCTTCTGAATGTGTTAATTCTTCGGGCAAATTTGTCTCCTCAAAATAACCTATAATTCCAAACTCTTTATAACCTATATATTCTAATCTATTTAAAATGCCTATAAGACTTTCATAGTCCTCTTCAATCCATTCTAGGCAAATGTTCGGAACTGTTTTGCTTAATCCATTTACAACGGCTAATTCATGCCCCTCTACATCTACTTTTATTAAGTCAGGTTCTCCATAATGTTCAATAAGCGAATCAAGTGTTGTTGTTTCAACTTTAATTGGGTTACTCCACATCGCTGAGGAAGGCTGTAAAAATTTGCTACCTTTTGTAAATCTAGAGTTATTTATAAATTCTAAGGACGCTGTTGAGATTCCTGACTGTCTTTTTTCTACGTAAAAATTAATCTCTTCTCCTCTTTTTTCAGAACAGGCTAAATTTAAAAGCTTTATTGAACGATGCCATTCCGGAGGGACAGAAGGTATTAAATTTGGATTAGCTTCAACCGCGACCACTTCACAAGAAGGATACTTAAGTATACAAGCTCTTGAGAACTCTCCTACGTTAAATCCTATATCAAAAACTTTTTTCATTATAGTAAAATCCAATCTTTGGGGTAAAACATTTCGCGATGAGTATAATTTTTTATATCGGGATGGTATCTTAACGGAGCCACCCTTTTTGCATTAGAGTTTATGTTTAAGTAGGCTGCCCACCATCCAAAACTACTCAAGTGCCCCAGTATATTATGATCACAACTTGAGATTAATTCAAAATCTTCCATAGTGGTTTTTTGAGAAGATATAGTATAATCTTCGGGACTCCATCCTTTAGATTCAAAAAAACTTTGGCACCATTTGACATCGTCTAAATTGTTATCACTGAACCTTTTGCCCCCAGTGAAAATAACATAGTGACAATCAGCGAACTCGCTTAAAGCCTTGTCTAAATAAGTTTCGTAACCTCCTCCTTTGTCATAGTGTGATATTAATGCACCTTGAGAGGGGTCGGTACCGTCCGTGTTGTCTCCCCTCCTTAAATGGATGGATACTAGGTCTTTCTTGACTTTTGTTCTTATATCGTCTAGAAAAGTAGAGAGACGAGGCCCGCATTGTAGCTCTTTTTTTATAGAGTCTTCGAAATCTTTAAAATAAAAAGTACTTTGAAAAAACCCTCTTAAAAGAGTATCGTCGGGAATATCAAAAAAATTTTTATCTATCTTAAAGGGATCAAGTTCTTCATATAAAAAACGAGGAGATGACTCGCAACTCTCGAGGACATTAATGTTAAAATGTGGCAGCAGACATGGTTGACCGTGCCACTCATGAGAAGAAAGGCCGTCGACTACTAAATCTGTACCGCGATGCAAGGAGAGAGATCTGGCCGCAGCATATTGGAAAAGTTGATTACCTAATCTACCATAACTTCCTATATGGGGGAAAAATATCATTTAAATAAGTTAAAAGTTCTTAAGTCTCTGTAAGGAGGATCTTCGACTTGGTCTGGGGCGTGTTTAGGATAAGCCATAAGAAGCGTCAGCCCTCGGGCTGCTTGTTCGGGGGTCATATACATGTTCCACCCTCCATCTCCCAAATCGTCATCTTGAAAAGGTACGCCTATTGTTCTTCCTTCGTACCTTAACTTCTTTATAGTTTCTACAGCTTTTTCATCATCTGTAAGTATCATTCCGCCCTTGCCTATTTTAAGCGGCTTCTTGTGGTGAAAAGATAAACACATATAAGAACCCGGTATATACATGCCTGAAGTTAACCTTTTTGCTGCATCGTAAATTGGATGTGGTTTTAATTGGTAAATACCGCTCCATTCAATATCTTCGAATTCAACTCTAGCACCGGCCTGTAATATAGATTGAGGCGGTGATATATATGTACGAGAAGGTATTGTTACAGTAGAGCCTTGAACTTCGTAATACTTGCAGCAAAGAAAAATAGCGTCAGTGCAGCTGTCGCAAGCGATAGCATAAGGGGCACCGGTATATTCAGCGATAGCTTCTTCAAACCATTGTACTATTTCGAAAGGATTTCTCACTTCTCTAATATGTAATATTTCTTACGGAACCCACAGATTTCAAACAGCCTCCTACTTGCTTCGTTATCAATTTTAACTTTAGCAAAAGCGTCTGGAAATTTCTTCATAAAGCCTTCTACCATAAACTTGCCGACGCCTTTTCTTTGATGTGTTTTCTTTGTGGCTAGTCTTATATCGTTTTCAACATGACCTATAAAGCCTATCACTTCGCAACCATCAACACACACCAAATAATTAGAAAAATTTTTAAACATATAGGCGTGATGAGTTGCTGTTGGTATTATACTAGGGTCTCCAAAACCTTCACAGTTTTCGTTTCTAATTTCCAGTATAGCGTCCCAGTGAGATCCCGGCAGGTTGCTGCATTCAATTAATTCCATACGTCTTCTTCGTGTAAAACTGGATGGTCAACATTACCCCAGTGAGCTAATAGATAAGTCCTACTAGATTTCCATCCTTCAAGTTGAAGAAGAGGACCTAATGAAGAGCCTATATCCATATATTGATTGTTGTCATGCTTTTTAAATAAATCATAACAAAGAAAGTTACTAAGGGTAGCAGCGGAAAAAAGAAATAAATGATTTTTAACATCGTTAGTCTCTATCCATGCGCTAATTTCTTTAGGGAGATCGAAATCGTTTACCATGCAATTACTACCAACTGGAAAAAACTTTTTCACCTTAAAAGGTAACTTGTCTAATTTAGAATTTTCGTTAGCTACTAATACTATTTCTCTATTAGAAAAAATAGGAAGTATTTCTTGGATAAATCGAGAATAATTGCCGTTTATCATCAGGTTACAAAAAGATAAATTTTCCCAATCATCAGGTCCGTATAACTCCGTGCAGAACTTCCACGACTCTCCTCCGTCTAAACTATTCTGACCCGGAATACCTTTTATATAGTTATGTTTTTTAAACTTGAAAGCTTCGATAAGTTTTTCGTACTCCCTTTTATTGTTGGATGGAATAAAACTTTTCTGCTCTTCTGGCATGTAACTATTAACATAAACCTTTTGATCGCCATGTATATCTCCCTGTATAAAATGGTCTTCTGCAAGGACAACTGTCTTATTACGCAGTATAGTAACTTCCCCGTCTGAAAAACGAGAAAATCCAAAAGGTACCTCATTAATAATTAAGTCTCGCAGCTTATTAAACTCGTCTCTATAACTCTTCATTTATAAAATCTAAATTGAGCCCATAAAAATATTTAGGCTTCCACCCTGTAGCTTTAGTTATTTTACCAGTGTCTACCGAATATCTAACATCTTGACCCCATCTATCCTCCACAAACTCGATATATTCTTCAGGATCACTATTAAATTTTTTTATTACCGCTTTGACTACGTCTATATTTTTTATGTGATTATTAGCAGCAATGTTAAAACATTCATTTCTTACGCCTTTATTTATTATACTTAATATCCCATCGACATTATCTTTGACGTAAGTCCAGTCTCTTATATATGAGCCGTCTCCATGAACTGGAATTTTTTCTCCATCTTTTAAACAGGAAATGCATTTAGCTATTAATTTCTCTTCATATTGTCGAGCGCCATAATTATTACCGCTACGAGTCATTACGTAATCAATACCATATGTGCGGTGGTAGGAATTAATTAACATTTCGGAACAAGCTTTAGTAGCAGAATAGGGGTTACTAGGACTCAGCTTGTCGACCTCTTTAAAAGAACCTTCATTAATATCTCCATAAACTTCATCAGTACTAATATGAAAAAATAAAGGCCTCTTATATTTAGGTTTTATTCTTACTAATTCTAAAAGATTATGTACTCCGTTTACATTAGATTCTATAAAAGGATTACAATCGGTAATAGAATTATCAACATGACTTTCAGCGGCAAAATTAATTAAAATGTCACAAGTAGGTATATGTTTTATGGTAGCAATATTGCCTTGAGTCAAAGAGTAATTCGGGTGGTTATCCCACGGTAAGCGAGCATGAGAAGCATACCCCATCTTATCTATATCGTAGACCCTCCAACCATCGCTAAGAGCAGCCTCTACAAAGTGACTGCCAATAAAACCTCTTCCTCCTGTAACGGTTAATTTCATAAGAGCTGAAGAATTTTCTCTGCGGCTTTACCGTCACCAAAGGGGCAAGTGGATGAAGGTATATAGTCGTCTCTTACTTTCTTAAAAATCTCAGGTAGGTCTCCCACTTTTTTGCATAAATAATTAAAAGACTCGAGGGCTTCAGGCCTTTCTGTTGTTTCCCTGCATACTATAGCTTTCTTTTTAAGAAACGAAGCCTCTTCTTGTAGTCCTCCACTATCCGTAATTAAAAAACGGCACGCGCCTATCTTTTTAACAAATTCTTTATGCGCAACAGGTGGTATGATGCGGACATTGCTAAACTCTTTATGTAAAGCACAATGGGAATTGGGGTTAGGATGAGATATAAAAACAAAATTTAAATCTTGATTACTAAAAGCAATATCTTCTATTTGTTGGTACCAAAAAGCTATAGATTTATGATTTTCTCTCCGATGTAAGGTTATTAAAACATCATTATTATAACTAACTGGAATATCTTTAAGGTGATCCAATACTGTATTACCTACTATATGAATTTCACCTTGAGCTATTTCTTTTAGTAGGTTCGTTTTATTTGATTTAGTGGCGCAAAGGTGTATGTCTGCAATTCTTGATATGCATTGTCTATAAACTTCCTCTGGGTAAGGGTGGCTTTTGTCGTAGGTTCTTAATCCTGCTTCTAAATGAATTACTTTTAATCCTTTGTTAAAAGCCGCTAAAGCGCAAGCAAAAGCTGAAGCTGTGTCGCCTTGAACTAGCACGTGAGTAAAACCGTCCTCTAAAACTTGATCTAAGGAATAAGACCCGGTTATGCTGGAAATGATAGAATTAAGACGACTAGGGGCGTTGTCATGCATTTCAAATGAGTAATCGGGTTTAACAGTCCCCTTGCCTATATCTTTGTGCTGGCCAGTAAATAGAGTTCGTATATTATGCCACTGTGATAACTCGTGAAGAATTATGGGCTCTATTTTAATATACTCTGGCCTAGTGCCATAACATATCAATATTTTTTTCACGACTTTATTAACTTAAATCCTTTCTTAATGGTTGATTTTAAAGCGTCTCCAAAATGCGATCCGTGGTAATTAACAGATATCGCGTTTTTATCTACGCCGTATTGGTAAGCTAAAGTAGGATTAGATCCCCACATGTCTCTATCCTTTTCGGGGTGAGGTGGCACATAGGTATTGAGTCCTAAATGCTTTTGAATAGCGTAGGAGAAATACATATCTTCCCCGCATATTCTACTTTCAGGTATTGGGGCCTCCCTCCAGAAAGCTCCCAGCCATTCCCTTTTAAAGAACCAGCTGTGGCCTACTATATCTACTCTAGTTGTGACTTCGTTAGGGTTAGACCATCCCCACCTGTCATAGCTAATATAATTTTCATCATTAAATATAACTCCAATAGTACCCAATAAACCTTCATTAGTTTTAATAGTTTCTAAGCAATTCTCTAACCACTTAGATCCGGGAATTGTATCATCATCAAAAACGCAAACATATTCAGTAGTAGCGTTAAGAGCATATGCAAACCGAGCCCAAACTCCAAAATTTGCATTACTGGTAGTTACTACGCAATTAGATAATAAAGAATAATCAAAGGCTTCCTCACTATCTTTATTTTGCCAAAACATCACCATCTCAGGCTTTACGGTTTGGTTTTTTAAAGCTTCTACTTGAGCTTTTAAGGCGTGAGGGCGTTTGTATCCGTTTAAAATTACTGTTATTTTACCGTCTGACATTTCTTATTAATTCTAAAAGATCTTCCTTTTTGTTTCTCATGGTATTTATCAATTCTAAACCGTTTTCTTTATACCAAGGTTCATAAGAAGCTCCAATTAATTCATTAGTATAAACTTCAAGTCCCATCATCTTAGCTTCCAACACAAGCCTGCAGCATGTTTCCGGCGTAGATGGATGAAAAGCTAAAGAAGAATACATTGATAGAAACTTTAAAAAAGATTCGTAGTCCGGATCTTTAATGGTATCAAAAGCTATATTGTTTTGTTTACAATATTCTTGAGATTGCTTAGTTCCTTTTTGTGGGTAGGGAGAGTTTACTACGGCACATTTGTCTAAGCTTCTTGAATTGTTACCTAACTTTTCTAATAGATTTAAATGCTGCTCTGACCATAAGTTTCCCGAAAAGTTGATAGTCTTCTTTGATTCTCCTATATTCCTATCGTAAATATCTTTTTGAAATCCTGTCTGGCATACTATAGCCGCGGCCTTTTTGTGGAAATCAACATTAATTAGTTCGTTTTGTGGAACTATGAAATTAGGATATAAAGCTGGGTTTGTATGTTGAACAAACTTATAGTCGTGACAATATAAAATATATTTGCACTTGTCTTCTATAGTTTGACGTATGGAGGGGTCAATTCCAAAAAAGTTAGATATTATAAAAAAAGAATCGAGGTTCTCTTGAATGAACCCCGGATACAGATAACGGCTTTTAATTTTTTGAACTTCGTAATGTTTATTTAATGTTTTATAGATTTCTTCATCATTTAAAGCTGCGCCTCCTACAAAATCATCTATAAAAAAATCGCTAATTAATATAATTTTATCATTCAATAGTAAAGTGTTTTGATGGCTTTATCCGACTGGGGTCTTGAGGATGTTTTGCTCCTTTTCTTTCTTTTGAGTAGTCTTCAAAAAACTTTTTCTTAACAGGGTCCTCTCCATATCGTGCTGCTCTTTTAGCAGAAGCTTCTGCGGATTGATCCCAGAGATCTCCGATAGTTCCTTTGGCTTTTTCGCGGAATTCTTGTTGAGAGTGGGGATCTATTTGAGTGTCTATAGAAGCGTTTGGAATCGTATATACGCGATTATAAGAGACTCCGTCTATTTCGTAAACGTGCTCTTCGTGAATACTTTGAAGAACAATAACTTGTTCTCCTGTCTCGGGGTGTTCGTAAATATATTCAGGCATTCATAACCTCCACAATTTTATCTACAGTATTGGAATAGGTAAAACTTTCTTGAAGTTTAATTCCTTCTTCGTTAATAGGGTTGGACTTATATTTTTCTACAGCTTTTTCGCAGCCTGCTATAAATTCCTCTTCGTCGAAGGTAAATATTTCACCTTGATTGAAAGGTCTTCCTTTGTTAAAGAAAATTCCATCTGCGGAATCTTCCTTACCATTCGGTTCAACTAGTACGCTATTTTTTTCCGTAGCCCAATCTTTATAAGCACTAGCGTTAAGAATAACCCCATGCTTTCCTAATGCGAGAGACTGAAACTCTGGTAAACCCCATCCTTCTGCGCCTGACATTCCGATACAAATGTTTCCTGAGTTAAGAAAATCGTTATAAAGGGAATTTTTTTGCATCATCCCTAAGAAATTTATGTTAAAATACTGTTTTCCTTCAAGTATTTGACTCAGTGATGCTTTAAAATCTTCCTCTTTCATGAAGGGGTTTGCAATAGCGCATTGCAAAACATAATCTTTATTATTGCCGTATTTTTTTACCCAAGCCTGAATAACCTCTTTATGATGTTTTCTTTTCTCTAGTTTGCCACATAAATTAAAAACTATTTTCCCTTCTAGGTATTTAGTATCTTTTATATGAAAATTATGCTTATCAAAGCCAAGGGGGATGTAGTGGCAATTATTTATTCCGTGATTTTCTAGAACCTCTTTTGAGTAAGATGAACTTACTATTATATTTTTTTGGTTATTGGCTATGTTAACCTCATAAGAAGTGGGGTGATCTAATTCATAAAAAGTAAAAAGAGTTTGATCCTTCGCGTAAGATGTTAAGCTATCGTGGTTTAAGTGCCAGAGCTTAAAGATAGGAGTGTCTCGACTGTAAGATTCAAAAGATCGTTTAATCCCTTCTTGAATCCACTCGTTAAAGTCAGAAGAAATATCCTGACTTGAAAGGTCAGATTGACCAATAGTAAATAAAGAAGGCTGCACGCCCCTCTCGTGAAATTCACGAAGAAGGGCAGTGCTAACCTGTCCAAAGCTTACCCCGTTAACGGGGAGATGTAACGCAAAGTCCATTAAAACAATGCGCCGTCATCAGAGGAAGTGGAAGCTTCAGCAGTTGGTGCTTCTGTCTTCTTTTCTCTTTCCTCTCTGGATTCGCTAAGGTAAATACGGAGATCGGGAGCGTTTTCGCTCTTTACGGTTCCGTCTTCGTTATACTTGGATTTATTCTTGAAAACAACAAGCTGCACTTTACCGCTTGCGCCTTTTACTTCAATGTGTCCAGTCATATATTGAGAGCCATTATTGCTCTTCTTCGCCCAAAGAGCGCCAAGTTCGCGCTCTTGCCAGTCGTTTTTCTTTTGTTCGTTCGACATAAGAGTCCTTAGATTATATGTTCAGAATGCGATGTCAACATTTTTTTTTAAACATTGTCTAAAAATTTTTCACTTTTTATTTTTTTGCGTAAAATCTTTATCCCTTTGTTGTGGAGGTTTATAGCGGTTTGAGTACTGATTTCAAGTTTAGATGCTACCTTGCACCAAGAAGGTTTTTTGTGTCGCCGAGAGTATCTCATTGCAAAAATTTTTTTTATGCGGGGGTCTTTTAGTTGGCTTAAAATATTTTCGATAAATTCAAAAAGTATATTTGAATTGTCTTTTTCTTCAGCCTCTTGAAGGTAGTCTAATACATCGTCTTCAGTAGCTACGAGACGGTCCTTAGTTTTTTTATTTAAAGTGTTAAGACAATGATATTTAGTCTGATTAGCTAGCCATGTAGAAAATTTTACATTTTTATCAACGCTAAAACTCTTTACGGAATTCCAAATAATTAAATTTTTTTCAGCAGCGGCTTCGTTTATATCGACATGGTGAGCAAAGAAGCTTTTAGAGTACTTTTTTAAAATTTTAAAATAAAGGCCGCTATGCCTATTACCTAATTCAATTAAGCTTTTTTCACAATTTTTATTTTTTATTCTTTCTATAAGATGATTATCACTTAAGAAAGACCATTGGATTTTTTCCATAAATTTACCTTTTTTGCAAAGTCTCCAAACGAGCACTCGCTATCTTGTTCCATATCAAAGATATAGCGATGATGGCTCTTAAACATACGAGGTAAAATTATAGAATATTCAACTAAATCTTCAAAATTTTTTTCAAAAAAAATATTAGCGTCTCTAAATGGCTCTTCAGAAAGATTGTCAGATTTTAACCAAGTTTCTACCATGAAAGCAAAATTTACGTCAAGATCAGAAGAAAAAAGGCGACTATCAAATCTGCAGATTTTTATTTCATAAGAAAAAATGGCTTCTAAATTATTAAAATTAAAATGAAGGAATGTTTTAACTGAAGTAGGATGGAGGTTAAGGGAAGCTCTATGACCGCAATAAGCTAAAAAAGGCTGGCAGCTTTTATCGATCAATGGCGAACCTTCAAACATAAATATTTTTTACCCACTTTAATAAATTTCGACAATTAAGTATCTGTTTTTCTTCATCTGTTTCAGTGGGCCAGTTTAGTAGAAAATCTGAATCTAATTTCAATTTAGGATCGTTCCTTGACTCGGCTTCGTTAGCTGGCCTCATGAAAACTCTTTTATTATCGACTTCTTTGTACCGTGAAATATGAATTAATACCCCATTAATCTCATTTTTTAACCAATAAACTTCATCTTTTTCATATTCATTAAATCTAATATCCGTAATAATATTTATTTTTTCGGGCGCCAATTCTTTATATAATTCATTTACCCAATGCCTTCCGTTTGATAAGCTTCTTTTTATTTCTCCGTGCGCTACGAGCATTGGACGAATAATATCCTTTTCCTCCCGAGTACAATTAGACGAATCTATTCCATAAAGCTCACGGCTAGCTCCGCTTAATTCTTTTTTTAAATTATTTGCAATAGATAATTCCCTGTACGGTAATTCAAGTCTTTGCAATAATTTAATAATGATATTACATACCGTGTTTTTTCCACAACCAGCAACACCACTAATTCCAATATTCTTATATTTAAATTTCATTTAAATTCTATATATTTAAATTAAATTAATTAAAATAAATATAATAAACTTTTCCCTAGAAAGTCGGAGTGAAACGAAGACTTTCCCCGTATCGGAGGCTATTCCGAACACCGGCAATCTTTCTTTTCCCTGAGATTACTCCCCGGTTAGCCTTTATGGGATACACGGTAGAACATATCCACTCTATATGACATCACCTTACCTACTGTCCCAATGAAGCGCCTTTCTCACGCCAATTGGTTATCTCCGGTTGCAAGTCTTCACAGCATAGCCGGACGTTAGATTGCGGGGCCATCCACCTTTTAATGTCGTAGGATGACAATACGACCAGCAATGTTTTACCCCGGTGGGGCCTGCTTGTCAACTTTTTTTAAAGAAGATTTTTGAAAAAAAATAAACAATGATCTTTTTCGGGGAAAATTTGCTTTTTTTATTGACTTTCCTCCCCTAAAACAAAATTATAAACGCATGCGCCTTTCGTGGGAACAATACGCTTTAAACATTGCCTGCACTGTAGCTGAAAGAAGTGAAGATATTTATCAAAAAGTGGGCGCTTGCGCCTTAAATAAAAAAAATATGGTTATTGCAGTCGGCTATAACGGGTTAGCTTCCGGCAAGAAAGCTTCTCATAGATTCTTTCAAAATCGAAATCATCGTCGCCCTTTTATGATTCACGCCGAAGTCAACTGCTTAAGCCTTGTAAAGCGGGGGGAAGTTAAAATGCTTGCTTCTACCCTTCTGCCGTGTTCTTCTTGCGCTACAATGATAGCCGCCTATGGGGTTAAAAAGGTAATTTATAAAGAAATTTATAAAAGAGATAAAAGCGCATTAGAAATTTTTAAGTTTTACGGTATAGAATGTGTTCAATATGGAGATTAAATACTCTAAGTTAAAAAATTCAGCTCAAACCCCCTTCCAAGCCAATAATTCAGATGCAGGTTACGATTTGTTTTCAACTGAATATTTAACTCTCGAGCCCTTCCAGAGAAAATTGGTTAGTACAGGAATAAATATTGAAATTCCCCAAGGTTTTTATGGGAGAATTGCCCCAAGAAGCGGTTTAGCGTGTAAGAAAGGAATAGATGTAATGGCAGGAGTAATCGACTCCGGCTATCGTGGCGAAATAAAAGTTTTGTTGATAAATTTAAATTTTGAAGGATATAATCTAACACCAAATGCTTTTGAAGCAGTGTTTGGATCGAGTAACAGAATAGAAATAAAACCGGGAGACAGAATAGCTCAATTAATAATTGAAAAATGCTATAACGTCGAATGGAAAGCAATGAAAACATTACAAACTTCCGAAAGAGGACAGGGCGGCTTTGGCAGCTCTGGAAAATAATCATGGGAAACTCAAATCAAGAAATTATTTCCTATAATTCTAAAATGATTGGGACCGAAGTTCGCGTAATAAAAAGCGGAGGATGGAACGGTAAAGTCGAAAGGGTTATTGATGAGGAATATTTTGAAGTATCTAAATTAGAAAACCCGCTCCAAATCGAAATTGTGTCTATGTACGACATACGATCCCTATCACCCGAGACTTTGTGACACACCAGTCACCAAAAACTAGACTCAATAAAAGAGGGTAAACCTTCCTTACTGAGAGTCTAGTACAACCAAAAGGCTCGCTTTAGCCAATAAAATAGGGGGTTTTCTCTTCCTCACTAAGCTAAAGTCCTTTCAAAAGAGACATCATGGCACAGTCCCTGCTAAAAGGACGGTATGTATTTACCAAATACTCTTAGCAGGGGCTTGCTTGATTTCGCAACGCCGTTATTCGATGAAATAGAGCGTACTTATAATCCGGCGTTTGCTGAGGAAGATGGAGATTACGTTTTTGAGGTAGAAATGCCCGGCTTTACAAAAGATGATGTAAAAGTCAATGTAGATGCGGCAGGGCACCTCAACCTACAAGGAACCACAACAAGACGAGGAAAAGAGGTAAAGTTTGGACAAACTTACCATATTCCCGACAAAGCCGATCCGTCTACGGCGGATGCCTCTCTGAAAAATGGGATTTTTAGGCTAATATTCAAAAAGAAAAATAAACACAAACCCAAAGAAATCAAAATTAAGTAAAGGGTTTTAAAGAACCGGGCTTCGGCCCGGTTTTTTTGTGTAATTATTAATATGCCTCTCCCAGCGCCGAAAAAGGGTCAAGAAAAAAAAGATTTTATTAACTCTTGCATGGCAAGCCCCACCATGAACGAAGAATACTCGGACCCCAAACAACGTCTTGCAGTTTGTCATTCCCAGTACCGAAGATCCTCTAAGGCAACGACTTGGAATGAAATTGAATTTGACAACTACCTACTTTTAAAATAAGATTTTTTTAAATGACTAATGATGTCATCTTAACTCAAGCCGCTCATGACCAATTAGTTAGTCTGATCGAACAATTAATTGAAGTTTCTATATGGCAAGACGCCGAAGCTAAAGCTAAAGATCCGATTGCAAATACCGGAGAAAGCTTCATGACTAATAAACTAAAATTAATTAGGGACACTTTGAAAAATGGATCTTGATAAACTTTTAAAAAACTTACTGGCTCAAAAAAAAGAGTTAACGCATTCATTAGAGGTGTGTTGTAATAGCATTGGCTTTTGGGAAGAAAGGGCCGAGAAAATTTTTAAAAAAATGGACGAATTTGAAGAAGAAGCTCTTTTTTCTTCTGGAGAATCTCACGATAAAAAATTCAAAAAATTACAACGAGAATCGGGGAAAATTATGAAAAGGGTCGAATTTGAGAATAATCAGCTAGATTTGCTTGAGGCTCAAGTGTTAGACCTAGAAGAAAAAATAATAACAACGCTAGCTCGATATGCCAAAAAACAAAAAAAATAAAAAATATTATTTAATCGAGTCAGTAAAAAGAAGGTGGTCATACGGAGCTTTTCCCCATTCCGAGGAAGGATTAAAAGAAGCAAAAAAATATTTATCTAACCTTCAGAAGAAAACAGATGAAAAATTGGAGATAGTTGAAAAATAACTTGACGGGCCGCCCCGTTTAAACTAAATTAACTCACACACCCGCTTAGGGGTGTATTTTTTTCTACAGATGGAAATAAAAGTAAAAAAGAGAAACGGCAAATTAGAAGAATTTGATGTAGAGAAGATAAACAAGTGTGTTTATCGAGCTTGCGCAGACATTGACGGAAATAATGTATCTGCGAGCGAAGTAATACTCGATGCCCAATTACAACTTTACGACAAGATTACTACTAAGGAGATAGACGAAGCTCTAATTTTATCCGCCCGAGCCAAAATAGAGAAAGAACCCAACTACAGCAATGTTGCCGCTGCTCTAGCAGTTAACGCTCTTTATAAAGAAGTATTTAGAGAAAGCGTAGATTCTGACACCTTTGACCTCCAATACAAAAAATCGTTTGTACAAGGAGTTAAAAAATTAGTAAAAAATGAAATCCTAAGCCCTAAGCTTTTAGACTATGACTTAAAAAAGCTTTCCGAAGCCATTGACCCCGAACGAGATAAAAAATTTAAATACTTAGGATTACAAATTTTAATAGACAGATACTTTATCCGTATCAATAATAAAATTATTGAGTCTCCGCAGGCTTTCTGGATGAGGATCGCTATGGGGCTAGCTTTAAATGAAGACGATAAAGAAGAAAGAGCCATTGAGTTCTATAACCTTTTTAGCAATCTGCTGTACACTCCTTCCACACCTACCTTATTTAATAGTGGCACTACTCACTCTCAACTAAGTTCATGTTACTTAAATACATTTGATGACAGCATCGACGGAATCTTCGAAGGAGTCTGGCAAGAAGCCCGCAAAAGTAAGCATGCCGGAGGTCTTGGCTTTGATGTTACTAATTTTCGTGCTTCTGGGGCTTTTATCAAAGGCACAAACGGGATTTCTGGAGGTCTTGTGCCATGGCTCAAAATCCTCAATGACACACTCGTCGCAGTAAACCAAGGCGGCAAAAGACCCGGCGCGGGATGCGCTTACCTTGAGCCTTGGCATCTTGATTTTGAAGACTTTTTAAATCTCCGGCGAAACACTGGTGACGAAAGGCTTCGTTGCCATGATATGAATACCGCTTCATGGATTCCTGACCTTTTCATGAAAAAAGTACAGGAAGATGCTGACTGGTATATGTTTTGCCCGTCTGACTGCCGTGAACTTCATGAAGCTTACGGAGAGGACTTTGAAGAGTCTTACGATTATTACCGCCAGAAAGCAGAAGAAGGCGAACTTAAAAATTTCCGTGTTGTTAAAGCTAAAGAACTCTGGAAGAAAATGCTTAAGGTCTTATTTGAAACTTCCCACCCTTGGGTGACATTTAAAGACCCCTCTAATATCCGATACAGCAACCAGCATCAAGGCACGGTTCATTCTAGTAACCTTTGCACTGAAATTCTTTTACATACGAAACCTTCCCAATATAAAGATGGAGAAAAAATAGAAATAGGAGAAACAGCAGTATGTAATTTAGGAAGCGTAAATTTAAAAAACCATCTTGGCGACAATGGGTTAAATAAAGATCTTCTAGCTTCGACTATTAAAACTGCCATCCGGCTTTTGGATAATGTAATTGATTTGAATTTTTATCCAACTAAAGAAGCAGAGAACGCTAACATGCAGCATCGTCCGATTGGGCTCGGTATGATGGCTACCCATGATATTCTACAGATTCTCGATATCCAATACGATTCAGATAAAGCTGTAAAATTTATAGACGAACTGACAGAATTCTTTTCTTATAACGCAATCCTCTCCTCCAGCGAGCTAGCTAAAGAAAGGGGTAGTTATAAAACTTACTCTGGCTCTCTCTGGGAAAAGGGTCATCTTCCTATTGACACTTATAACACTCTCTTAGATTTTAGAAAAAAATCACCCAAGACCCCCGTGCGGGGAAAACTCGATTGGAAAAAAGTAAGGGAGCATATATCTAAATACGGAATGCGTAATAGCAACACTATGGCGATAGCTCCCACCGCTACTATTGGCTATATTAACGGGGTAGAACAAAGCATCGAACCAAACTTTTCGGTAATGTTTGTTTACGAATGTAAGAGTGGAAACTTTTATGTCGTTAACGAACAGTTTGTGAATGACATGAAAAAAGAGGGAGTGTGGAGTCCTAATTTTGCTGAAGCTGTAAAAGAGGTCGATGGAGATGTGATGCTTTTAGATATTCCAAAACATCTTCAAGAAAAATACAAGACTGCTTTTGACCGGGATATGTTTAAGTTAATTGAATGCAACGCTGCTCGACAAAAATGGATCGATCAAGGCATATCTTTTAACTTATACAATAAAGGAACTAGTTTAAAATACTTAAATGATATTTATATGGCTGCATGGGAGGCCGGGCTTAAGACTACTTATTATCTACGCAATCGGGGCGCATCTAAAGTAGAAAAATCCACTAAAAAAGAATTCACTGAAGAAGAACAGATAGCTTGCTCTATCGCAAACCCAGAATCGTGTGAGGCTTGTCAGTAATGGACTATGATAAAATTAATATATTCTATCCTGTAATTGGATTTACAGGAATGGTTCACTCTGAATATATGATGAGTACCATTAACCTCATGTCCTTGTGTCGTCAAAAAAATATAAAAATTGGATTGAGATCTATATGGTTTGAAAGTTTAATTAGTCGAGCAAGAAATGCCTCAGTTGCCTTCATGCTAAACAAAGACTATACTCACTTACTCTTTATTGATACTGATATGAATTTCGCCGCGCCTGATGTCTTAAAACTGATCGATGCGGATGAAGACGTTACAGTAGGGGTTTACCCTAAAAAATACTTTAACGGGCAAAAAGTTGAAGCTATGGGGTCCACAGGTAAGTTTCCTGAACACTGGAGGCATTTAGCTACTGATTTTTCAACTGAAATAAAACCAGAAATGGCATTAAAAGCAAAAGACGATCCAATAATTGAAGCCGAATATGCCGCTACTGGCTTTATGCTTATAAAACGCGAATGTATAGAAAAAATAATTGCTGCTAAACCTGAAATAAAATACACTAACGATATTGATGGCTATATGGAAGCGGGAGATAATTTTTACGACATCTTTCAATGCAAAGTAAACCCTAATACTAAAAAATACGAGAGCGAAGATTATGGTTTCTGTAAGTTATGGCGATCCCTAGGAGGCAAAATAAATGTTGTAACAGACATTAGTCTTGGCCATCGAGGTTTTAACACTTATATGGGCAATTTAAAATTTCAAATGAATTATTTTGGTTAGTACGATGAGCGATTCAAAAACAGGACAAATACTAGGAAAAGATATAGCGGGTGTAAATTGCATACTACCGCATAAACACAAGACTGCGTGGGATTTATTTTTAAAAGGCTGCGCTAATAACTGGATGCCCACTGAAATATCCATGGCTGAAGACATTAAGCAATGGAAAAATGGAGAAATAACAGATGATGAAAAACTTTTGGTCAAACGTTCACTCGGCTTTTTTGCTGGGAGTGAATCTCTTGTTGGTAACAATCTTTTGCTTAGTGGGTTTCGGTATATTACTGACGCTGAGTGTCGTCAGTATATTTTACGACAAGCGTTCGAGGAAAGCCTTCATAATCTTACTATTGTTTATGTTTGTGATTCTTTGGGTCTTAAAATAGATGAAGTTTACCGCGCTTACGAAAACATCCCCTCTATTAAAGCTAAAGATGATTTCCTTATGGAAATTACTACAGACTTAAGTAGGCCAGACTTTAACGCTCACACTCAAGAGGGTAAAAAAGAAATTTTAAGAAATTTTATTACTTACTGGATTGTATGCGAAGGAATATTTTTCTTTAGCGGCTTTGCGATGCTTTTAGCTTTGGGGAGGCAAAATAAAATGCAAGGCATAGCTGACCAAATAAAATACACCCTCCGCGATGAAAGTTCCCATATTCAATTTGGGACTTATGCTATTAATCAGATTATAGAACAAAATCCTAAAATATGGAATAAAGCGTTTCAGCAGGAAGTAACAGAACATGTACAGAAAGCTGTACAACTAGAGATAGCTTACGCCAAGGATGTGTTACCGCGAGGTATTTTAGGCCTTAATGCAGATATGTTTGTCGATTATATGCATTATATTGGCAACCGGCGTTTAGAGGGCATTGGCTTAGAATATCGCTTTCCTAGCGATAAAAACCCCTTCCCTTGGCTGGGAGAAGTAGTTGACGTTCAAGCTATGGGCAACTTCTTTGAACGTAGAGTTAGGGAATATCAACAATCGGGTTCCCTTGAAGACGACTTTTAATGTAACAGTTTATGAACAACAATGTCACGATTTAAATTCTCCACTGAGTCTTTCATGTTGGGCCAAATTTCTTGCGAAATGATCGCCTTGTCCCAGCACCTAAATCAAAATAACGGGGAAAAGCTTAATGGGGAATTAGTCGAACTTGACAAAATAATAAACCGAGTTAATAGAGTGAAAGAGATAATGCTTAGAAAGGATAAAGAAAATGCCTAATGTATCTGAATTTGAAAGAAATAAGCCGCGAGAAACTTACTCGGCTATTATAAAAGTTAAAGAAAAGTATGAGACTTTACTTAGGGAGACTGTGATTATGGAGGATACAGATGCGGTTAGGGTAGAGATGGCAAGAGTTTTCTTAAGGGACTTAAAAGAAATTTTTCAAAAATTCAAATCTGGCAACTAATATTGTGTAACAATATACATGGCTAGTATAGCAGATCAATTCAAAGGGCTCCCAATTGGGACACTCATCGCGGAACCGTTGCTTGGAGCAGCGAAAGCACAGGGCCAATTAGCCCACACAACGGAAAACTTTATCAAAGATATCGGGCTAGAAGACGATGGGAATGGAAACCTTAAGGCTCGAACAGTAGAGTTCGATTACGATGCACCTATCGAATCAAAAGACGCAAATGGAGCTATTACAACAAAAATTGAAAACAGAAAACTTAAAGTCCCATTGCTTTCAGTTATACAAACCCCAAATCTAGGGGTAAAAAAAGCTACCGTAGACTTCGATATGGAAGTCAAGTCTAGCACTCAAGACACTAGCTCTGTAAACACCCAGACCGACCTTAGCGTTAAATATGATAATTGGTGGTCACCTGTAAAAGTAGATCTAAAGGCTTCAGTATCTACTAAAAGTGAAAATATTAGGAAAACTGATAATTCCGCAAAATATACCGTTCATGTAGAAGCTCGTGACGACGGGGCTCCAGAAGGCTTAATGAAAGTTCTTGACATTCTCGGGGCAGCTATTCAACCTGTTCCTGCTGGTGGAGGCGGCGGAGGCTCCTCATCTGGCGGCAGTGGTAGTAATTAATGGCTGACGACAAATTACCTTATTCAAAATCTGGATCATTTAAAGGTGCTCCTGCGCTAAAAACGTTCGATCACCTGATCCAATGTCTCTATAATTCTGTAGTTTATGCTCAACGGTATGTAGAAACCGAGCATTTAAAACGAGTTATAGGGACGTATTTTGATGAATATGGACGACCCATTACAAAAAAAGTCGTCCTTCCCACGACTGAAGGAGACCAAGAGGTAGAGATACCGTTAATGACCCTAGCTGGTCATAACCACCTTAAAATAGACACTTTAGAAATGGAATTTGATGTAGATTTAGGCCAGTTTGAGAATGAAGACAACCACAAAAAGCGCCGAATGATCGCCATGATTGGACGCAAGGACCCTAAAAATACTTTAGCGAAAGTCAAGCTTACTATAAAAAATGGCGACACCCCTGAAGGACTCGCAAGAATAAACGATAAAATTGTAAAAACTATCCCCACTTAATATAATATAGTCATGGCAAGTGGTTACTTAAGATTAATGCTCGATTCGGCCCGTCGTTGTGCCGCAGCTACCCAAGACGCGGCAGAAGATGCGCGAAAAGCAGCGCAAGAAGCTCAAAATGAAGCTCAGGAAATTGACCAAATGGCTCAAGACGCAGCCAGTAAAGCTGTAGAAGCTGGGGAAAGAGTTAAAGTCCTTGAAGCTAAAATGCTAAAACACGACAACATGGCCCAAGAAGCGAGCAATTAATGCAGGAATCACTAAATAAAACTTGGTTCATCGACATCGATGGAACTATCGTAAAGCATTGGGGTAACGAACAGTTGGATGAAGCTATAGAGGAAAAAGGCCAATTTAGTCATCTATCTGAGGAGCCAATAAAAGAAAGCGTAGAATTTCTTAATTCAATACCTCCGTCTGACACTATAGTTTTAACGACGGCTAGAGATAGTAAGCACGAAGACCACACTCTCAGAATGCTCCAACATTACAATATTCGTTATGATAGAATAATGTTTGATTTAAGATCCGGGCCACGTTATTTAGTGAACGATATCAAACCTATTGGATTAGTAAATAATTCAAAACCCTTAGATACTGCCTTCGCTTTAAATGTTGAAAGAAACCAAGGAATAAAAAAGCCATGGGAATGTTTGATGACATAATTGTACCTAAGGCTTATTTAAAAGGCTTACTTACAAGAGAACAAGAGAAGCTTTTAAAAGTTTCTAGTCGCTACGGTAGATCAATCAGGGGCGTCGAATTTCAAACTAAGTGTTTAGAAAAGGCACTTGCTCAATACAAAATCTATAAACAAACACTTTTCATCAATGATAAGTCTCTGTGGAATTGTGAAGCGCCAGATACAGAACAAAGAACCGAAGATACCGCTAAAAAATACCCTTACGAGAAAGGTCGCTGGGGTAAAGTGGATCATAATGGTAGCGTAAACTTTTATACCTCTATAAAAGACAAGGATGAAAATATATGGTGGGTTGAGTTTTCCTTTATCTTCAGAAACGGGGTTATAGACAAAAAAGAATTAATTAAATTTGAAGTAGAAGAGACCGCCGAAGAAGCAGAAGAACGAGAGAAAGCTTGGGAGGAAAAAGCTAAAGAAAGAAAACTTTTTGAAAAAACTTTTAAATATAGATTTTACAGTAGGTTATTAAGGTTTTTATCCCGTTTGCATCATTGGGCCGCAAATAAAACAGTATCTCCAAAATAAATGAATGAAGCACGGTTTTACTTTATTGGAACTTTTACTAGCCATTACTGTAATCATGCTGCTTATTTCTCTATCCTTGCAAGCTTACGCAAATTCACAGCGTCAAGCTAGAATCGCTGCGTGTAAAGTATATAGGAAGCAAATAGAAACCTTTCACGAAATGCCAGAATATGACTTGCCAACCATATCGGACTCCGATATTAAGCTTTTAGTAGAGACATATAATCAATGTTACAAGTGCCATACTACCGCAAGAATCCCTTACTATTACGCCGAATAAAATGAAAAAATTAATCTTAATATTTATCGCAAGTTCTGTACTAGGCCAAAACAACTCTTACCAAGTCATTACCGAACGTAACGCTTTTGGGTTAGCGGAGGAAAACACAGTCAAAATTGAGCTTCCTCCAGTAGTGCTTAAGTCTCCCGTTAAACTTCATCTTACAGGTATTATGAAGTACCAAGGGCTAACCAACATCTTTCTTTATTCTAAAGATCTCCCTAAAAGATTTCTTACCCTAAACCATAAAAAACCAGTTGATAGCGGGATAGAGCTCTTAAGCGTGAAAGGATCTCGAGTTAAAATAATGAATAATGGAGTAACTGAAAATTTATCATTTGAAACCCATAAATTACCGACGGTAATGGGTCCTGCGCCCGTTTTTAATCGCCCAACTGTGATAAAAAAGGATTCAAAAGATGATAAAAATAAAAATAAAGAAAAAAAATCTGCCCCAGCCCCTCGCCCTTCCGTAGTTAAGGTTCCTTCTCGTCAGCCCAAGATAGACCCTCGTATTCTTCAAAAAAGTTTAGAGTACATAGATAGGATAGACGATAAAGAAAAGAGAGAATATATTCTCAAAAGACTAGAGGGACTTCAAGAGGGACGAAGCAGCTTAAATAGAAAAATTGACACTAATGAAAGACGTCGTCAATACGATGAGCGACGCAGGGATAAATGAAGCATGATTTATTTGTTACTGATCTGTGGGAATTTGATTTTCCTTACCATTCCCAATTTAAGCGTCAGGTTCTAGACTTTGTGTCCTCCCCCAAAGCTCAACAACATATAACCGCTCATTCAGCGGAATCGCAAAACTTAAGTAACCCTTCTCTTAACTCTTACGGTGGAGACGAACTTTGTTTTGATGAAGATAAAAATCTCCATTCTTTTTTTAATATTCAAATCAAAAAACTCCTTGTTCAAATCGAAAAAGAACATGACTGGGACACTGGAGAGTGGAGTCAAATCGATCCTTGGTTAAATGTAAACCAAAAAGGTAATTTTAACCCTCCTCATGTACACCCGGGCAATAACTATTCCGGGTGTTATTACATTGACTTTCCCGAAAATTCCGGTTTTATCCACTTTCTTGACCCTCGCGCCCAACATCGATTAGCGTCGCCTAACCCCAAGAGTAAAGAAGGGGAAAATTGGTATTTTTCATCCAATAAATACGATTCTAGTCTTTTTACTTATCCGGTCAAAGAAGGTAAAGTAATCATATTTCCTTCGTGGCTAATGCATTACGTTGACCCTAATCCGACTGATTCTTTACGTATCTCTATTGCATTTAACGTTAAGTATATTCAATATGAAAATTAAAAATGAAAAATTAATAGAATTTGTTAACTTAGTTAATGAATGTTGCGACGTTATGGATGACAATTATGTTTCAAAATGGCTTCATCTCCCCAACCCTGATTTAAACATGGAAATGCCTATTGACATTTTTAATAATGAAGGCACTGAAAGACTATATAGGCTTTTATATTTTATAGAAATTGGCGAAGCAGACCTGAACTGACAAAGTAAAAGGAGGTTGTTTTTCGGTTTCTCCTCTCTGATTGTTAGTACCACCAAAGAAGCCGATTTTATAATTCTGGAGCGCTACTTACAACAGCCGTTGTCCCATCCGGAAACCTAGTTCTAGTTACTAAATAAACTACCCCACCAACAGTTTCTCTCTGCGTAAAGTTTCCTACCCTCGTAGAACTTTGCAAGTAGTCTCCTTCATCTGTGATATTAAATTCAACCACAGAAGCATCTAATATTACTTCAAATTTACCCGGCGAGTCATTACTTCCTCCCGACAATATCAAATTAGCGCTTCCTCGCGCTTCTATTCCTTCTGTGGGAACAGTAGCGGTTATTTTGTTATCTGAATTAATAGTAAAACTAGATTCTAAATAAGGGCCATTAGGGATCTGAAAAAATACTCCACTGACAGCAGTGAATCCTTCGCCTGTAACCTCTACAGAAGAACCCGTCACTCCACGGGTCGGACCAAACCCAGTAGCATTAACACGAGTCCCTTGAATTATGTAATTATCTGGAAAAAAGTTCGCTTGAGTCGCTAAAAATTCTTCTGAAGTTGAGCCTAAAAAATCATTAGTAAAGGTTCTAATATTTTCCGTGTTAAAATTTTTAGAGTCCCACGGATTAAGCACAAAAAGTCTCCCTGTCCCTATAAAGCCGCTATCCAGCTGAAAGCTAAATTTATTATAAAATAAATTATGAGAATCCACTGCTCCGTACCCTGTTGTATTTCCGCTTATTGGATAAAAATAAACTTCAGCTGTGTTATTTTTGTTTCCAGTTCCTGTTATGCCTACCGCAAATTGACCTGAAGTAAAATTATAATTTGTGGAATAAGAATTTAACCCACTAACAGCAACACTCGTTCCTGACGCAACCGTATTTGAAGAATTAAAACCCGTTACACCTGTAACCATAGCAAGAGGATTGTATCCGCTTTTGTAAAAAATTGAAGCGTTCGTATTTCCTCTTCCTGAAACTTGAATATTTCCCTCCGTAATACCCGTAGGTAAGTCAACTGTGATAGAATGCTCCCCTAAAGAAGTAACTGAATTGGTTAGATTCTGTGCAGTAATATATCCCCCTGTTGGATAAGGAAAATTTACATTCAACCCTGTAAGATTTTGACCACTTACTGTAACTGTTTGCCCCATCCCCGCATAATTACTAAAGCCTGTAATATCAGTCACGTTAATACTAAAAGGAGTAACGCTTTTCCTATTTTTAAAATCTCTTGTTTCAAATATACCGCTTCCGCTATTAATCCCTCTAGGAACAGTAAAAGAAGCTTCATAAGGGTTCTTAAGATTAAACTGATTTACCGAAATCGTACCTCCGTCTCCCGAAAATAAAACCCCTGTTACTAAATTAATCCTTTCTCCAGTTATAGATATAATATCTCCTCCTTTAAAAACTTGGTCCTCGTTAAAGGGAGGGTTTATATTTCCATTGCCCAAATAAAAACCACTAATAGAAGGTTTAGGCGCGCTTACTCCCAATACTCCAGTACTGTCAATCGCCCCTCCACTTGTTTCCACATTAATATAGTCACTAACAATATTATTCGGAATAACCATTTCGATCCCAGTTGTCGAACTTTGGTTAAAATCATCAACTATATAGCTTCCCACTTTCAATCCACTAGGTTTTACGGTTTCGAAATATCCCGACAAAGTAATCGTATCGCCAAACTCTCCACTTGCAGGAGAAAACCCGCTAAATATAGGCGCAGCTTTTACCCCTAAAACTCCGGTAAACAAGTCCACACCTCGTCGATTACGAGCTCTAATCTTGTATTTGTCTTCATTATTGAAGCTATTGGGATAATAGAAAACTACTTGCGTATTGTTCCCCCTATAACCACTTACCTCTATATCTCCTCTAAAATTGACTGGAGCCACATTATTATTATGTAGAGTCAGGGAAGTCCCTGAGTGTAAACGGCTCCCATAAATGCAGCCAGTTGAACCCGGTAGAAATCCCGAACATGGATGAATTACATCAATTTCAGGCATACCAATGTATCTAAATTGTGCGGTATCAGATCCAAACTTTCCAGATATAGAAACTGTATAGTCGTACCCTGTGGCTGGTGTTTCGCTACCGGCTATCTCTGGCACTTCAAACTGTACAATCTCTCCAGCTACTACTTGTGTTGGGGTAACGGAACTATCTGTCCCTACGTTCCCAAAATCAGTACCAGTAATTGCATAAAGATTAGTTCCCATTAACGTCACTATATCCCCTTTTATTCCGGATATGGGAGAAACACCTGTGATGCTAGGGGCGCCAATACCCGGTGTAAATTTTATTTCTGAAGGGTAAGTATTAGGGTAGCTTTTGGTAAAAACGCTAACCTCCTGCTCACTTATAAAATAATCGTTCCCCAGAGTATTTCCTTCACCCAAATTACCGGAAACATGAATATTCATACCCGTAGGTACTTTTACCTTTAAAACTCTATCATTTACTAGTTTTGCGTTTCCTGTCTGACCGCCTATTGAAACTAAATATTTATAATCTGCTGTTGGATCAGGTAAGTAAGTGTCAGAGCCCGAATAAAGAATATCATCGGTAAAATTTTCTCCCGATATATCCATAATCTGCCCTACTTCTACATTATTTTTAACTCCCGTGACTAAAGCTAGAGGCTGAAAAGAAATTGAGGCCGGAGCGCTATACTTAATTCCGCTTTTTAGGGTTAAAACAGGAGAACCGGTTAGATTACCAGTTGGAACTTCTACCTGTATACCGGTAGAACTAGGACCGTCTAAAGCTGAGTTACCCCAATAACCAGTTAACGCTATATTATTAATGCTTACCCCCACCACTCCCGATAAAGATAAGCCTTCAATAGTTAGTGTTTCTCCCGAAACTAATTGTCCCGAACTTAATCCAGTAACTTCAGGGATAGGTACAAATTCATTAACAGTAATCCCACTAGATTCACTAGTGCTTCCATTTAATCCGGTTCTTAATGAAGAAACTACTGATACACCATGGTATTCCGCATTTTCGGGCACCTTTACATGTATTTCAGAATCCGATACGGTATTAAAAAATCCGGTTGCTGACCCAAATTTTATATCTGTAATTTGATGAAAATTTTCTCCCGTTAAAGTTAGAAATTCTCCAGCCTCTCCACTTACGTCCTCCGGAAGGAGTCCACTCACCACTACTTGACTCGAAGAATCTAATACTACTTGTCCTGTAGTTATGTTTAATACTTCCGCTCCCCCTTCAAAGGATATAAGATTAGTATAAGCTGCCGCAGGTACCACCCCGCTTATGCCCGTCGTACCTAAAAAAGATATTTCCTCTACTACTTCTTCTCCAAAAAAGACTCGGTCTACAAAATTGAGGTTGGAGCCGCTTAAGCTAAAAAGTTTCTTAGGATAAAATGTAGGTCTTGGCATATGTTTAATTTTACTCCTATCCAGATGGCGGTATATCTGATCCCGTTGATCCTATTCCTACTGCTTCCGATACTGTGCCAGCAGATATAGTATCAATAAAGATGGAAGAACCTTCTGTTGAATTTTGCACGATTGTAATGCTTTGTTTAATGTAGTCTCCTACAGCCGAAGCTAAAGACCGCTGTTGGATCAACCCCGAACAGGTAAAATTTTCTATATTAGTGTTTGAATAATTTTTTAAATTTAATGAAATTTTAGCTTCTGTCCCAGAAACAGGAAGATAACCGGTAGGATTATCTATTTCAAAATTAACATTTACTGTTTTAGCGCCAAAACTCACATTACTAGGCTTAGTTTCATTCATGAGATAAACCGGGGTCACATCGCAAGAATAATTATACGTCCCTCCTATAAAATTTTCTACTTCTCCCGAGGCAAGATCTCCTACTACGGAAGCGTTTTTAAGATTTAAAATTTGAGTATCTTCAGGGGCTTTTTCCTGTCCCGACACGAATTCCCCTTCTAATTGATCAAAAAATTGTACGTTAGCAGAAGCTACGGCCGGAGCATTAGGGCCAAAATTAACAGAATAAGATGTTAAATATCCACTATCAAAATTTAATCCTCCAAAATTACCTGATATTACTGTTGTCTCAACATCTTTTTCTCCCTGACCAGTAATAAAACTTTTAAAATAATCTCTTCCAGTTAAATAGTAATTAAAACTTAGTTGCCCTCCTATTCCGTTTGAAGGAGCGTACGTGTTAGTGTTACGCTGAGTGATTAAATAAGAAGGTTGTAAATTGGCGTTTAATGCCAATGAGGCATTGGAGGCTAATATCTCATTTCCATTGATTTGTAATTTAGCGTTATCAGCAGTATAAAGCACATTAATAAGCAGCGGTTAAAGTTTTTTGAGTCCTTACTATATCATCTAGGCCTACCGACATCGAACTGTTAATAGACTTAGCTCCTGACATCCCCACTTGCATGGTCTTCGTGGCGTTTAATCCCTTCAGTGTTATAATAGCATCTTGAGCATTTTCACCACTAAAAGGAAGGTCAGGATTAAATAAATCTTCCGTAACGTTGACCGACTCTGAAGCGGTTGTATAGTAGGTACAGGTAGGAAATTCCTGCCCTATTTTATAAACTGGATTATGATTAAACGAAATGGAATAATCAGCTCCGTATACGGTACCAGTTTGGGGATTATCTGCGCCTCCAATAGGATTTCCTCTCCCAATAATCGTCTGAAAAGGAGTACCTATATCAGTAAACCTACCATGAGCTATTCCCGTGGCCAGCTTTCCCGTAGCCGCATATGGCGCATAATTAGAACTTTTTAAAAATCCCTCGACTGGAGCATTTGACCCACTACCAAAAAAAGTAAATGAAGCACTTGAGCTCGAAACCGAATTGCTGGCCACGTTAAAGCTATAAGAATTTAAAAACCCAGTACCAGTAACTCCGGCAAACTCTATCCTAACTCCGCTAGCCAGAGAATTGATGGAATTCTTAATGCCGCTTGCAAGGTAATTCACAATATTTCCTTTCTGACTCGCATGAACTCCCGTTATAGTAGTTAAAAAATTAAACGATACATCCCCAGCTCTTGCCGCTGTTGGAAATTGCCCAAGGGAACCTTTCGTGCCAATACTATAAAGAGGAGCTTGTGAAGAGTTGAATGATATACTGCAATCTGAAGCCAGTAGCACTTCGCTCAAAGCGTTCACTCCTTGCGTAGGATTAACCGTGAGCCTTACCGCCGTCTTATCGTAAAATACATTCTGTGCCATATCCTTGAAGTTTATTACACTCTTTTTATCTTAAAATGAAAGATCTCAGACTAAAATCAATACCCGCGTCAGAATCTACCCCCCCACGAAAAGATTCTGACGTTAAAAGCATATCCTTAAAAGAGTATGTTAATAATGTAGTATTTGAATTGTTTTTTTTCAAAGTTATTACAGTATCTTGAAAAACAGTCTGATCTGGAACAAATCTCATGTTTTTAATTTCGTAATCATCTGGTTGAAGGGAAAAATTCACGCTAACTTCTATAGGGGTTCCGGCAATTACTCCAGTTGGGGTATCTATCCCTAAAGCATATAAAGGAACCCTTGGAGTAGCGATATTAACGTCAAAATTTAATACTCTATTTGTCTTAAAAGTATCTAAATTAATTTCCATTGAACTAAAACTAGTTACTTGTGGAGTTTGACTTAAAACAGGGCTAGTTGGCTCCCAAGCGTCGAATAAGCCTGTTCCAAAATTGCCATATATCAAAGAACTCATGGAAGTTTGAGGAATTTGGCCTATTCCACAAGAAATAGAATATGTTTGCATATATCCCTCCGTAAATTGAAAACTTTTGTCTCCGTGATTTACTGTTCCACTAAATGGCATATCACCTGTGAAACCCTGCAAAGGATCCCGAGAGGGAAAGTGATAGTCAGAAGTAGCACTTTCAGGTAAAAGCTCAACTAAAAGAGTGTTTACGTCCAGAGTAGCTTGTTGTGGTCCTTGAGTGGTGTAACGTATTTCATTTAAACCTAAATTTTTAACTAATTGGGCAGTTGATTGATAATTGGCCGAAATAGACTGGATTCCCTGTATTCCAGTGCCATTGATCGTTAGCTTTTCAGCTTCCCTTGTTATTCTTCCTAACATTACCTTATCTTTATTTTACACTCTTTTTTAAGTGTAATATAATAAATATAAAGGTTTAAGGTAAAATGGCTAGCAGTATATATGATATTCCGCGTTATAACGCGGCGAAGGCTTACTCAAAAAACGATATTGTCTTCATAAGTAGCAATGTGGGAGGGTCAGGAGTCCCCCGATCCCTTAAATATTATTACGCTTTAAAAGCTCTAGCTGGAGGAGAAACTTCTGATCCAGCGACAGACACGACGGAATGGGGAGGCTATACTACCGTCAAAAAGAAGAAAGTTCCTTACTTACTCTGGACCCCTTCGTATAATTTAAACACAAGCCATAACCCTCGCTCCAATACTTTAGTTTTTGGAAATGGTTATGAACAAAGAATGCCTGACGGAATACATACAAGTCTTATTAAATTAGATGTTTCTTTTGATATGAGAAGCGAATCTGAGACACGAGCTATTTTACATTTTTTAAAAACCAGACGCAGTACTGAAAGTTTTATCATTAAAAACTTACCTCCCATTTACGCAGACGCAGGCTATAAAAAACTTTTTATATGTCCGACATTTAGCTCATCTTTTACTTTTCATAATAATTATACAGTAAAAGCTACTTTTGTTGAAACTAATCATTAAAAATGCCCGAACCAAATCCCAAAATACCCTTTAACGACGAGACGAGAGCTCAGTCTTCTATTAAATCGCTAAACTATGAGCTTACTAACCTGACTCCTAGCGCGCTGATTACTTTTTTTGAGATAGATATAAATAAGCTACTAGAAACTAAAGGTTTAAATTTACAAGAGCAAGCTAAACAAGTTAATTTTGGCGGCAATGTTAATGATGGAATCCTGCGTTTTCACAATAATATCAAAGTTTTTAATTCTTATCTTATCTGGCGCGGGCAAACCTATTATCCCGCCCCTATTGCTGCAGAAGGATTCGAGTCGAGTTCAAAAGGAGTTCTTCCCCAACCTACCCTCACTATAGCTAGTCAAACAGAAGACGGAATGGATCAACTCGCGCTTCTTAAGCATGAAATAAGAAAATTTGGAGATATTATAGGGTCTAAAGTTACACGAAGAAGAACGTTTGCTAAATATTTAGATAAAAGGAACTTTTTGGGAGGGTCTGCCGCCTCTACCAAAGCGTCTTCAATCCTTCCTCAAGGTTTTGAACCTGATCCGTACGCAGAGCTTCCCACTGATGTTTATTTTATAGAAAGAAAACAGACGGAAAATAAAACAGTCTTAACTTATCAACTAGCTTCTGTTTTAGATATGGAAGGAACTAAAATTCCCAAGAGAGTAATAGTAGCAGATAAATGCGTTTGGCAATACAGGGGTATAGGTTGCTGGTATCAAAACGGAGAATTTGGAGTAAATGGCAATGGCGTTGAAACTAAAACATATGATGACGTAAACTCAAAAACCGGGAAATCCACTTTCCCTCCCCTTTTAAAAAAAGCTGAAATTCCTTACTTGGGAGAAGAGTCTAATAGTGAAAAGACCCTTGGCCTTCCAAATAAGGCTGTTCCTGTAGCTACAGATAAAGATGAAAAAATAAGCGATATATTAGATATTTCTAACTTAAATGATCGATCAGAATGGAAGGAAAGTCTTGAATACTCTCGTGGGGATTTTGTTTATATTTTAAAAGATCAAATAAAATATTACTTTGTATGTAAAATTGATGAAGGTACCAAAATCACGGGAACAGATGCGATCCCTCCCAACTCTGATTACTGGATAGCAGATCAGTGTTCAAAATCATTAACGGGATGCCGGATGAGATGGGGAACCTCGAAAGGATCTGTGATTGATACCAACTGTGCTATAAAGAAAGGCCAGCTTCCCTTTGGAGGTTTTCCAGCCGCTAAAAAGATGTCACGATTAGGATAATGCTTACTACTAATATAAAAAAAGCGATAAAGACTCATGCGTTATCCTCAACGCCCAAAGAGTGTTGTGGAATTTTATACGAGAAGTCCGGAGCTACCCTTGCTCATGAATGTATGAATGTTTCTGAAGAGCCAGAAAAACATTTTTCAATTCGTCCTCGTGATTACTTAACGGCTTCAAAAAAAGGATCAGTTAAAGCAGTATATCATTCTCATGTTTCAGATAATAATAAGTTTTCTCCCAATGACATGATCAATAGCAGGGCTCATCAAGTCCCTTTTGTATTATACAGTATTGGAAAAGATTGCTTTTCTACTTTTGACCCTCGTAAAAACAAAACCTTTCTTTATGATCGGACGTTTAAAATAGGAGAAACAGATTGTTATACCGTAGTAAAAGAATATTATAAAGATTTAGGTATAGAAATTAACGGGAGAAATGACCTAGGAAACGATTGGCATAAAAAAGATCCTTCTCTTATACAGAAACTTTTTGAGCTTAATAAAAACAATCCAGATTTACCCATTATTGAATTGGGCGCTACAACCCAACTCCAAAAACATGACGTAATAGTATTTGAATTTATTAAGGGTCGAGGACCAAACCATGTAGCTGTTTATCTAGATGATGGAAATATTCTTCATCATCCTCGTAATAAATATCTTTCTATTGAACCTTTAAGTAATACCTACAAAAAAACTATTTGTAAAATATATAGACATGAGCAACTTAGCTAACATTAAGATACATGGCATCTTAGCCGAACAGCTCGGAAGATCCGAATGGAAACTTTCAGTTAAAAGCATTGGAGACGCCGTTCGGGGGATACAATGCAATAGTAAAAAATTGTACCAACAACTGTTAGAAAATGATAAAAAAAATATAAGGTATAGGATTCTAATAAATGAAAAAGACTTCGCAATGGAAGAAGGAAAAGATCCTGATTCTTTTGAAGATTTGGCTAATTCAGAGTTGGCCCTTCAACACCAAAATATAAAAAGTATAGATATCGTCCCCGTCATAGAAGGGTCTGACGTTATGGACATTTTTACAGTTATTCTTGGAGCGGCTTTAATATTTGCGGGAGGCGTGGGCCTTGGTTTATTTGGCGCACCTGCATGGACTTCGGGAGCCTTTGCAGCAATGGGAGCAGGAGGATGGAGCGCGGCCTTTTCTGGCGCTTTAATGCTTGGGGGTATAGGGTTAATGGCCGCTGGCATTACCAACCTCATGACCTCCATGCCTAAATTTGGAGATTTTAGAGAAATAGAAGGCGGCGGAAGCCGTTCCTATCTTTTTAATGGTCCGGAAAATACAGTTAGAGAAGGCGGTCCGGTTTTCGTAGGATATGGAAGACTTCTTATTGGTAGTCATGTTATTCAAGCGGCCACGGATACTGTGGATGCAGATGCACAGGTGACACCTAAAGATACATGGGGTGAAACAAAATATGGATTGCTTTATAATATACCAAACGCAGGAGGACTTCTTGCTGCTCGTGTAAAAGATTGGAGTAAAGGCGACTAATGGGTAAGAAAAAACAAAAACAAGCTCGACCAATTGTTACAGATGTTTCTGCGGTTAAAAATGCAGCCGGAGAATATGTAGTTTCTCGTTCCTATGCGGAAGTAGTGGATTTACTTAGTGAAGGTGTTATAGATGGATTAACTTCAGGAAATTATAAATATGAAGGAAAAGAAAACGCGACAGGATACAACACTCAAACATTTACTCAATACCAAGCTACTGGATCTAATCTTCAAAATAAAGATAGTTTAGGATTTCTTCAATCTATTTATTGGAACGAAATTCCTGTAGTTGACAAGGATGGATTTTATAATTTTCCATCTATAAATCTTCAAAAAGTAGATGGAGATCCCCAAGGGGCTATCCCTAAATTAAATACGGAAATGAATATGTATGCAGGCGTTACCTCCAGCGACTTGCTAGACCTAACACTTAATCGGTCAATAGGTGAACGACTTTATGGCCCAGAGATACAAGGAGGAGATGCTGCGCCCACTTCGGAGAAAGTTGCTCAATTGAAACCCGGGGTTAAAATAGATAAATACGCAAAAACCTACATGATATTAAATCGTGAGATACAAAAAATTCTTGTTCATGTTAAGGTTTCGGCTTTATTTGAAAATCTCCAAGCTGGCCCCAAGACCTATAAGAAATCTAAGTATCTTAATGCTTGTAATTCAGCTTCCTCAGGTTACGGAGATACGAAAGCTCGAACTGTTACATACAATATATATTATCGTCCTATTTTTGATCCCCGATTCAAGCCCTCAGACAGTACGGGTACTGTAAAGGCTGCTGGAGATGTGCAATGGTCATCTCCTATAGTTGAATCAGTAGAAGGTAAAGTTGACCAACCTTACGTAAGGGCAACTACAGTAGATCTTGACCAGTTTGATTACTCTGACTTGGACGGTTTCGAAGGGTGGGAAATAAGAATAGTGAGATTAACCCCAGAGCCCCTTACTTCATTTTACAAAGCAGTAACTTTTGTAGACTCTATAGTAGAAGTATATGGTACCAAACTTAGGTACCCTTACTCGGCTATGGTATATTCACAATTTGATGCACGATCATTTAGTAGAATTCCCAGTCGAGCTTACGACACCCGTTTAATTAAAGTTAAAATTCCCAACAATTATAATCCCTATCTAAAATGTTATGGGAAAAGTACTGAATCGGAGAGCGCTGTTGTACAGGGAGTAAGCACAGGAGCAAGAACTAATTCAAGCTTTTTAAATGACGTCTGGTCAAAAACAGTCGTGACCGCTAATCACGAGTCAGAATGGGATGGAGGCTTTGCAGAAAACACAGACGGGAGCCCAAGAAAAGTATGGACTGATAATCCCGCATGGTGTTTTTACGATTTGATGACCAATCCTCGGTACGGCCTTGGAGAGTATATAGACGAAACACAAATTGACAAATGGGCTCTTTATGAAATTGGCCAGTATTGTGACGAACTCGTTCCAGATACTTATGGAGGACTTGAACCACGTTTTACTATTAATTATTTGATCACTTCTCGCGAAGAGGCTTTTAAAGTTTTAAACGATCTTACTTCAATTTTTCGAGGAATAGCTTATTATGCGCAGGGAAGTATTTTTGCAGTTCAAGATAAGTTAAGAGATGCAATTTATCAGTTTAATAACTCAAATGTACTTCAAGGCAATTTTACCTATTCAAGCTCCTCGAAAAAAGCTCGCCACAGCGTAGCTATTGTTAGGTATAATGATAAAAGAAATTTCTTCCAGCCCGCTATAGAGTATTTGGAAGACGACGAATCTGTAAGAAGGTACGGTATTAGAGAAATAGAAACTACAGCTCTAGGCGCTACCAGTCGCGGGCAAGCTCGAAGATTTGCTAAATGGGTTTTACAATCAGAGGCTCTCGAGACAGAGACTGTATCTTTCGGGGTAGGAAACGATGGAGCTTACCTAAGGCCCGGAGATGTTATACAAGTTTACGATAACTTTAGAAGCCCATTAAAATATAGCGGACGCACTAACGCGATCATAAGTGGAGTCGCGGCTAACGTAAGCAGTACTGACGGAGTCGCAGCGCAAAACGGAAATGCCTATTCTGCTTCCTCAAATTTTAATACTGTTACTATTGATCAAGCTTTAAATTTTTCCGCTGATAAAAAATATAAGTTTTCTCTCTTAACCCCTACCTACAATACTAACACGGGAGAAGCTGAGGAGATAAGAAGATCTCAACTTCAATCCTTAACCTTCAGCGGAGCTCACACCAACGTTATAACTGGAGCTTATCGTTCAGACTTTTACGAAGGAGGAAGCGGTGTCTGCACTCAAATATCTTTTAATAGCGGAGCACAATTTGGAGGAGTAGATAATTATTTAAATTTTGAAGATTATGTCATTACAGGTTACACCAATACAGGAGTAATGGTAGGAGGCACGATAGAAAATATGAGAGTCGCAACGGAAAGCTATTCTGGCGGATGTTTTTCTGGCGAAAATTTAATATGGAGCGTGGAACCGGACGATAAAGATGACCCAGAATTTGTTAGCGGAAATTACTCTAATTATAAAATAATAAATATTAAAGAAGAAGAAGACTCTTATTCAGTTTCAGCTCTAGCTTACTCTACAGGAAAATATTCAGAAATAGAAGAGGCGGGTAACGTGCAGGGCAACGGTCTAACTAGAATCCCCTACTTCCCTACAGGAGATCCGGCCGGATCCTCCACCTCAACGCTATCAACAGTAGGAACTTCTCTAACTAAAGGGCACGCTGTTATGGATGGCTCCACAGAGACTGTTTATGGCACCCTTGAGGTAAAGTTTCCTGCCGCGGGTTATAAATTAGAAAAATCGGAGGACGATGATGGCACCGCCACTGTATGGTCTTTAGTAGATGAAAATCTAGACCAATTAGACATTACGTACTATATTGCAGTTATAAATAATTCAAGCGATCTTCCTACTGCTGATTCCAGCTTCACCAATGAAAACCAAGTAAAAATATTACCTCCTTCCCGTTTTAGCGACTACGCATCTTTAATAACTGAAACAATTCCTAATCCAGCAATTTTAGGAACTGATAGTGAAGAAAATAGTATTCTTAATAAAAGAAGAAAAAATAACAATATATATGCAGAATATCTGCTTCAGCCCGGAGTTGGAACATACTGGGTCGCGGTTTTCGCCCTTTCACAAACCAGCACCTGTTCTTACGGTATGCTTTCTTATATTACTCCTGAAGTGGAGGACACTCAACTTTCTAGTGATGTAGGAACTCTTACTTTAAATAATTTAACTACCGAAGGAATTGAACATTATGGCGTCGACTCTTTTACTCCATCAGGTATAGAAAGTGTAGAACCGGGTTTCACTTGGAATGTATCTAGCAAAGGAATTTTTTCCGCTCCTGAAGACCACGATGATCCCCGTTTTTCCCTACCCATTGATAATAAAGATCGCCAATACAGAATAACAATAAGAAAACCCAGCTCGGAAGAATCACAGACTAGCCTAAATACCCCAACCCAAGATATATACGTTGAGATTACTGGATACAATTCTCAAACCTCCTCTCCTAATTTCGTATTCCAAAAAGAATATAATAATCCACATTTTATAACTGGATACAGAGCCGACGCTCACGTTACAGGATGGGACGCTCAAGAAAGTCAGGTAGGAACCTATCAATCTGACAAAGAAAAAGCTGATTGGCTTTCTGTAAGCGGTAGTGGATTTAATATAAAAAATAATACAAACCTTTTTCCCTTAAGAGAATTTGATGTAGTAGTTGAAGCCCATGATCGAGATGGTAATACTAGCGCCGGAAACAAAGTATTTCAAAACACTATTCAAAAAATCAAACCTTACTCAACAGAAGAATGGAACCTAAGTAATTCCCAATTTGATATATTTGGAGCTAAAATTGAATCTCCTAGTGGAATTTTCTTTGCGCAAACTACAGGTCCAGAAAGCGACCATAATTTAGGTTTAGATTATAGCTTTATAACGCGGGCTGCAGCTTTTGATAAAAAATATCCTTATGTTGCCTCTGCATATATTTATCCCAATGGGTACTTTGAGGTAATTTTAAATCACGCAACTAGTACAGTTGGAGTGAATGTTTCTAGCGATGAAGAAATAGATCGCTTTTTTAACAATACAGCAGGAATTGTTTACTACTACACAACAGGAGATAATACTGTAGACTACGTAGACGGAAAACCTATTGCAATGAATAAGGCCGCTTCCTTTACGCTTGAAACTACCAAGGGCGTTAATGGTACTACACAAAGTCTTTTAGATAATGATGAGAATATAGGTCTTCAAGATTCAATAACTCCAGCGACTATGACTGCAGCAGGCGAAGTTAGTAGTCCCGCAACTGCATTTGGTGGATTGGTTAATTTAGGAGCTCGAACAGTAGAGGTTAATGTTCATAGAGGTTATTATTTATTTAATGATTCCGACACTGCAGAAGCTTTACGAATACCTTTTCCTGATATTAGTCGAGATAGTATAGAAAATATACAAATAGTTTTTGGATACTTTGATGACCTGCATGTATTATCCGCCTTTGAAGGAGATGGACAAACCGCAAAAACGCGTAAAGCCATAAAAGATGATATGGAATATTTAACCCCGGAAATATTCTTTGAAAATGGGATTAATTATTCCAGTAGCGCCGAAGGTGCATCTAAAACAGATCTTAACGCTAATACTTATGGCCAGCATATGGTTGGGGGAGTTGCTCAAAGTTTATTTCTAAACGAAGGGAGTGTTCTTGGTGCCGGAGACCGAGCCTTAGCCTTTAGAGCGTGGGGCTCTATAAGAGTCCCGGGCGCAGGAGATCAACCCGTTAATTACATGTCTGGTCCCGTCGCCGAATCAGATTTAATTCATAAAATATTAAAAAATATACCGGGAGAAATAGAAATAGAACAAATTATTAGCAGTGAGGGACTTACGGACTCAGAAAAACTGGACCACCATAATAGTTACTTTAGAAAGATTATATTAAAAATTCCATCCATCCCCGGGCTTAACCCCAACAAGTCTGCTGTTTTTGTCTCAAATGACTATAGCCAAAATTATGGTTCGAAATATACTATAAATGAAGACGGAGGAGTTGAAATCACCGTCGAGTCTCTGAACCCATACCCTCGTACTCTGTATGATAGGTCTGATTATTTCGCGAATCACGTACCGCTGACTATTAATTTTGGAATAGTAATGACTAATCAATAAAATAAGAACATGAAACCTGAGACTTTTCAAGCCTCTATTGAAAAAGGCTCTAATAAATTATATCTTCAATCCAACCGTGAAGCAGCTACTAGAAATGGAGCATTCATAAAGCTTGATTCAAACGATATTTTTTATCGTATTGAATCCTCAGAAAGCATTAACATAAGAAGAAAGTTTACCTTTGATGGCGACCACTCTATTAAAATAAAAGGTAACTACGACTTTAAGTTAAGTACGGGAGATTCCGCAAAAATAACTTTTGACGAACTCGAAGCTGTTCATGTAGGTAAGCTTATCGATCAGCAAGGTAAATATAAAGTAGGGCAAAAAATCTATCTTCAAGGAGGCATTACATCAAGTTTTAGCGGCAACATTACTGGAGAATATGGAGAAGTAGAAGTATTAAAAGTAGATGAAGCGGGAAAAATCTTATCTGTTGAATTAACTAAACCGGGGCTCTATATTAAACCTCCTGAAAACCCAGTAGATATCATGGATGAAACAGGACAAACTTTAAAAGCAGAAGTTGAGTTTGACTCTTCATCACATTCTTCAATAATAGAAAGAGATTTTACTTCTGTAGAAAATTCTGGATCAGAAACTTTAATAAGACTTTCTTATGATCTACCTAAAGGTGTTTTATTCGGGGAGATGACAGTGTCTAAGCAGGTTATATTACTAGATAAACCTTATTCAAGTGAATCTTTCGAAAACGGAATATGTCAAATAACTTTCGACTACTCACCCGTTAATGGAATACCTCTTTTACCACCTAACAGTATAGACCCCCAAACAACTTATAACGAAGCTGTCTTAATAATAGAAAATAAACTTCAAAATATGGAAAAAAGAATAGTGCGTATGGAAAATATGAATTATTAACCTACTCCCGTGGTCCCTTTATTTAAAAGCCCACCGGGACGCTGTTGTTTGATAATTTCCTGAACAACCACATTCTGAAGAACTTTACCAAACTCTTTATTGTTTTCAACCTCTTGCGATTCCTCTCTTTCTGAAGGTCCTCCGCTTTGACTTGTTGCGCTTGTATCAGCGGAAGCCTTTCCACTTTTATCTATATTGACGCTTACCTTAACATTATTAGTAGTGTTACCTCCCGTGTTTAGACTTGAGCCTCCATTATTAATTACAGGCCCCGGTTGATTACCAAACAAACCTCCCGCAGCAAAACTAGGAACATTTCCTCGATTAAGCTCCGTCATGAAGTTTACCCCATGGGTACGTACAGCTGACGGACTCATGATATATTCGCCGCCCATCACCCTAGCGATACCACCATTAGCGCCGCCTCGAGGATCTCCACCTACTGTAGCTGATAAACCACCTAGTGTTTCAGGCCCCGGAGTTGCAAATCTTTCACTTAGCGGAAATTTCTCAAGATTGTAATGGGTAGGGATTTTTGCCTGTTCAAAAGCTGCATTGTAAGCTTGACCTTGCTCTGCTGCCACTGCCGCAGAGTCCATCCATTTTGCTCCACCTATTAACATGGCCGCATTCATATAAGCCCCTATTAACCTTCCTCTTTTTTGCCTCTTTACAGCATTAATTTCATCTCTTCTTCTTTGAGTTTCGGTTGTAAGGTAATCTTGATACTTTGCCATCTTTTGCTCTTTATCAAACATTCTTGCAGTTTGCGGATCATCAGCGCCAAGCCTTCCAAGTAAAGAGAGCTTACTACTTACATCAAATTTCCCTTCTGTGGGCCTTGCTCGTTCGCTTATTAACTGACCTGTTTTTGGATCACGTCTATAATAAACAAAAGCTTTCCTAAGTGATACTCCGGCTGCTCCGCCTCTCCCTGAAACAACGTCCGCCCCTCCCGCGTCTGGATCAGGGCCTCCAAAGTACCCATAGGATCCCCTTCCGTAACCATAATTTTGAGAAGGAGCCGGACTTGGAGTTCCGGGCTGCATAGCCGCGCCAATTAAACCTGAAGCAGCGCTAGCTCCTGCAGCGACCAAACCCATTTGACCCATTGTTGGACCTCCGTTAGCAAAACTTGGAGCTCCATTAATAGCATTTAAAGTAGGCAACCCGATTTTGTTTACCGCGGATTTTTTAATAACAAATTCTCCTCCACGCATTCTTGTTATTACGTCATCTTTTTGACCAGAGCCTCCTGTTACCAACCCTCCATAGTTATAACCGGGTACATAACCACCGTTAGCATACTGGTTTCCTCCCATGCCCATCTTCGCAAACATCATATTTGTAAACATCTGTGATGACATACTGGAAATAGAATTAAGTATGCTTTGAGCCATATTAGCCAAAGCCCCTTGAACCGTACTAGCTCCACTAGCTATAGATTGAAATGCATCTGCAAAAGACGACTTCATTGTTTGAGCAACCTGTCGTGTGCCGCTTTCAAAATCCTGAAGAGCGTCTACCCCTTCGTAACCAAATTCGTTTGTAAACCCAGCTCTAAAAGCCGTACCAAAATCTCCACGTTGTAGGCCCCTACCGGCAACTTGCTTGGCTAAGTTGGCTGAAAAAGCAGCATTTCTTCCTCGGGCTCCCATCTGACCCGTGTTTACCAGCCCTCTAGCTTCAGCTAATTCCTGCTGGGCTAACGCCGCTTCTATTTCCCGCGACTCTTGCCTCCTTGCTGTATTAAGTTTATATGCTAGCTTTAAAGTCTCAATATCTAATCTATATTTTTCTTTGGCTAACGCAATAGCATTTTCTTCAGTTTCTCTGGCTGCGTCTTTCGCTAAAATATGTTTTTCTTCTGCTTTTGTAAGAACGTCAATTACTTTTGAAAGATTTTGAAACGCCATTTGCTGCTCTATGCCTTTTAGGTCCCCCTTAAATACTCCAGTCCGTAACTTAAGACCCTTTACATCCGCTAATTGATTTAGGTAAGTGTCCACACTCTTCCTGTCTCCTCCCGATGCAGAGGCTCTTAGTCCCTCAAAAGCTTGCAACGCCATCTTGGCTTGACCTGCTCCTAGCTTTTGCCCTTCTATAAATTTTACAACATCTAAATCTTTTAAACCTGCTTTTACGTCAGTCTCAAGGGCTTGGTCAGCTATTCTATCTTTTCCTCTTCGGGTTATTCCAGCTCTACCAAATGCAATTCTTTGAGCTACCCCTGCAGCGTCTCGTCTAGTTAATGTAGCCCCAGCTTTAGCGGTACGATAACTTGCCCCTAGCCCAAACATTGCTCCTTCTTGAGCTACGTTACGTGTCAAAGTAGCCAAAGCTCTTTTAGACCCTAGAACCTCTTGGCGGTAGCCCTCTTGCGCCAACATGGCTTTTCTTATGGTCTCTGAGAAATCTGCAGTCTCTTTATTTTCTTTTCTTTTTCCTTCATTCCCCTCTGCTATTAATTTGTTGTATTCTGCTTGATTGCTAAAAATCTCAATAAGTCGATTTTGAACATCTGCGAAGGCTTGTTCCTGTTCTTCCGGAGTTAAATCTTCTCTAGCGTATATTGCTTTTTGAGCTGGCCCTAGTAATTTTTTGTTGACGTCTTCAGGAGTAGATCCAGTAAGAGCTGCAATTAAATCATTTTTTTGGGATCTTGACGCATCCTTGCGAAAAGATGAAAAAGGATTGGCCAGACCACTTTCAAATATATCAGCGCCGCCCAGTATACTCTTTTCCATCATCCAAGGCGATACGCCTCCCGCAGCTAACCTTTGAGTCACCGCTGCGGAACTAAAAGCAGGACTATTAGTCTGTAGGTTTTTATAAAGCTTATCAGCATATGTTGCCCCAACTCCTCCTGCAATTCCCATCTTTTTCTGGCTTGCAATTCCAGCTCTATCCCTCATGAACTGCGCATAAATAGCGTCGTCCGCATTATAGTTGGCGAGGCGCTCACCAGTTCCTTGCATTATCTCGTAGCGGCTCTGTAAGAGCGTCCGATCCTTTGGACGCCCTTTTCCTGTTATCGAGTCTCTCCCGCTCAACCATCGATTCAGTGAGTCACCACTCCTTACGCCTTGCCTATTTAAAGAGGCTCCTCTCTCTATTCCTGCAGGATCCTTTTGGAACAGTGCGTTAAATTCGGCCTGTGGTAATAAAGACTTTGTAAACGTCGTTCTTTGAAACAGTCGTTTATTGAAAGCGCCCAGTGCCGCTCCAAAATTAGTTTTGTCTGAGGCTTCTAGAGCTGCAAGCTCCGGAGTACCATGCATACTATGAGCCGCTGACGTCTTGCCTCCTGCCTCCGTGCCTATACCTAAGGTTCCTAACACCGCTATTTTCTTACTCATGAACTCTGCGGTAGAAAGTGACTCTGCCAATTTTCCAAAACCATCAGCCGCTCCCAAGGATGCAGAAAGAAGAGCCTCATTAGCTTCAATTTCTCGTTTTAGAGCCTCGGCAGCCTCGTCACTCGTATCCATCAAAAGACTTATAATCTCAGTCAAGCCTTGTAACCCAGCTCCTGCAAGAGCCCCCATCGGACCACCCATAGCTCCAGCCAAACCTGCAGCTCCCACACGTTTCCACCAATCACCGCTGTCATCTGATGTTTGCCCCATAAGGTTCATACCTACCATTCCTATACCCATTCCGGCTCCTTGCTTCAAGCCTGTCCCTGCATAACCAAGAGCCTTCTTCCCAACTGCTCCCCAGAAATAATTAGGAATAAAGCCAGAGGAAGCTCCATGCGCTCGTGGGTTTATGCCCATTGCGGCAGACCTTGCCACTCCTTGCCTTAACCCTCCGGGTTCATGAATAGTATTATAAACGCCAACCCCTGCCGGGTTGCCGGGTCCTTTTAAAGAGGCATTAGAACCTATTCTTATTGCAGATGCAGGAACTCCTGCCGCTACTTCTCTCCCTATGGCGTCACCTAATGGAGAAAAATTTGGTATAAAACCTAATGCCTTACCCGGCTTTTTGTTTGGAGTGTGAAACATAAATTGAGCTCCCGGCCCATTTTCAACAAGCTCCTTCGCCATCTTGTTTACCATACTTGATCTATTACCCTTTGATCTGGAAGCCTTGTAATCTGCTATTCCATATCCTCCTCCAAATATAGGGTGAGTTTTCGCTGCTTGGTTTCCCCTTAGATCGAAATCTCCTATTTTATTTTCTTCCGCTGCTGCTTCTGCATCTAAAGCTAAATTCATCCCTACTTCAAACCCTGCTCCAGCTGCGGCGGTTAAAGCTCCCTTGGCTCCCTTAGTACTATCCAAAGCTCCTATAACCTCTGGAAGAGTCACTTCTCGAGCTGGAGGATTTATCTTCATTGCATACTTCATGGTTTCGTTAGCTACAGCTTTCGAAATTGATCCAACGATGTCAGTAGGGGCAAGTCTGTCTAAAGTCTCTTGATTGTAACTTCTTATGGGAGACTGCGCTTTAAAATTTTTATATTTCCCTGTTCCCGACACTAATCCTCCTAGAGCATTAGGTTGCCCATCAGGAACCAACATGGCTATACCTCCCTCTAAACCTCCTCCAATTGTTATAAGCCCCCCAGCTTCCTCCATTGCTTTTCTAGATTTTGCGGTATGTCCTTTTTTAGGTCTATAACCTTTGGCTCCGGCCACCATAGGCCTCGCAAAATTAGGAACAAACCCACCAGCAGCATAAGGATTGAAACCATGCGCAGCGCCAAAAGCTGCCTTATAACCCGCTCCAGCCGCACTGTTCGCTGGCGGCATAATTGCAGACTGGCTCATTCCCGGGAACCGTTTGACAGTTTCTGCCGAGTTATACATCATTGTTCCGGCGCCGGGTTGACTCATAGTTCTTATAGCCCCAGCTCTATATCCACCTGCCGCGGCCGCCGCTCTTTCCGCGCCCGCATTAGCGAAGTTTGGAACAAAACCAGCAGCTTTCCCCGGGGTTCTGCCAAAAGCGCCCCTCCCCCTAGACATTACTCCTCCCGCAATAGTCGAAGCGGCAATTTGCGCTTGGGCTCTAGCTGTATTTTGTGCTCGTATAGTGGCAAGTATTAGTTTTTCTACTTCTAAGATTCCGCTTGCTCCAGATTTAACTTTTGTCATCAGAGAGGGCTCTTTCATTAAAATATTAACAATACCTTGTTCTAGCGCCGCCCTCTCTTTGGTAGCCTGATTAATTCCCACTATGTCCTGAAAAGCCTGCTTAGCAAAACTTCCAAGTTTCATGGCTAGTTTACCAAACACAACACCAGCCATTATTAAACCCGGGCCACTTATGAACTTGCCCATTCCCGCGAGAAGGTTTTTCCCTATCCCTTCCCCAAAGCTCTCCATCTTACCGCCCTCTCCGAAGGATTCAATTAATTTATTTATTCCCCCTAGGACATTCTGTATAGCTGGACCAAACATCCCTTCGCCCAATGTCGCACCGGCCGAGGTTAAGTTCGCTAAAGTTTTATTAACTAGAGCGTCCATGGTTTGATTTAATTTTTCATTCTTCCGTTGAGCTTCATCAGTAGCTGTGTTAGCGGCCTTTAAGGATCCAGCGTAAACGGAATTTGCCGAAGCTAGGTCAGCCATTGCAGCTTTTAAGATATTAACCTGAAACACTCCAGCCACTTGTTCAGAAACAGAAGACTGTTGCGCTTTTGACAAACCATTAAAACTTTTAGCGAGATTCTCTACTATCTTTATACCTGAGAGCATTTGCCCCTGCATATCTCTGGTAGCTACCCCTATGTTTTCCAATCTTTGCTGTACGTCGCTACGTTGAATACGAGTAAAAATAGTTTTAAAGGCGTTACCAATTACAGCGCCACCACGAGCAGTTCTTTGTTGGACCGCTGTTGTTATCGCCATCAATTCGTTCATGCTTACTCCGGCTGAAACGGCTGAAGCACCTACACGGGAAATTGACTTTGCTAAATCTTCTGAACTAACCGCAAACTTAGCATCCACCTTTGCCATACGGTTAATAATTTGAGTTGAATTAACCCCCTCTTTATTAAATGAGTTTACAGCGGCAGTTAAAGACTTAACAGAATCAGCCGCCTTCATTCCTGTCAGTCGGGTGAGAATTAAAGCGTCTTTAGTACGGACAAGAGTATTTTCCATACTTAAGCCCTGACGAGCAAATTCCGTGGTTGCTTCTGCGACTGTATCGAAACTTTGAGCAGTTTCTTTTGCAACCTTAAACATTCCTTTACTGAATTGTTGAAGTTGCTTGTTGTTGAGATTCATGACGATGTTAACATCAGCCATAGCTTTCTCAACTTTGATGGCGCTTTTGACCATCGCTTTCAACGCATTATCAACTTGATAAATTAATCCAGCAGACGCACCAAAAGCGATAACACGAGCATTGGAAGCTTCAAGAGATTTACTAAACTCATCAGCCCGAACAGTAGCCTTCGAAAGACCCGTCCCAAGGGCTCGTACCTTATCAGTACCCCCTCCCCCTCCAAAACCTGTGCTGAGGCTTTTACCGATCTTAGCAGCAGCTTTTTCAAGCTTGGCAATTTCCCTTGCCGCTTTTGTTGCTTCTAATTCCAGTTCTACTCGAAGTTTGTCCGTCGCCATATTCCTAGTGTATTATTACACTATTTTTGGCTACACTCCGTGAATTTTCATCATATCCTCCATGCTTAAAGATCCACCTTTTTCTGCGGCTTTTTTAGCGAGGTTTATAGTTTCGTTTGGATTATCTAAGCCTAAACGTTTTAAGTCTTCCTTGGTAGCACCCACTAAAGATACCGCCGAACCTTCTTTTTCTGCAGCTTTTGACTTATCTAACACTTCTCTAGCGTTTTTAGAGGATTCAAACCATTCTACCAATTTGTCAGGATCATGCCTTATATCGTCAGGAACTTGATTTTCAGCGTTTTCTAGAAGGGATTTGTAATATCTTCCATATCCAAAAAGTTCTATTTGATAAAAAGTCAATTCAACTAAAGGTTTTCCAAAGAAGACGTGAGCATTATTCTCACATAAATAAAATAGATTAACAAAAAAAGTAGAAAGAGAAACCTTTTTTAAAGCTTGTGAATTATATTTTTTAGTGCTTTTATTATATAAATCGATCAATCCCATTAGTTTCCGTTCTTCCAACTCCTCAAATTCCTCTGGAGCAAAGAGGCAAGAACCATCCTCTTTTAGTAACGCAAACTGCATGTAATGCTCGTTGATTCTTCTTTGAGCATAGTTTTCGGCGCAAAAACCTATCAACTCTTCCTTTTCTAATTCTAATTTAGACAATTTGAATTGATTTTCTTTCAGTTGAGCATTTAAACTTTCTATATGAGATGCTAAAAAGAGTTTTGATTTGGATTTTTTTAACCCTGCTACCATACTCTTAAGGTTTAGAATTTCCTTATTCTTTCCCTCGTCCCAAATGTTTTCCTTTACTAAATAATCTATACGTTCCCTTTTTGTAGGGAGACCTTGTTTTACTGCTTTCTCGTAAAAATAACGATTTTTTATGTCTAATTCGGCAGAATCGAAATTATTGAAGTGTTTAACCTTTATTTTTCCGAATTCCTGAGACTCCGCTAGGGTGAACCCTCTAAGAACTTCGGAAAATATTACTTTTAAACTGCCATCTTCCACTATTTTTCTTGCTCTTCGACTTCTTTATCTTCTTCGTCTAATTTCATTGCAAGGTCTATCATGCTTTGGAACTCCTCCTGACTATTGGGCCTTCCTACGAACCAAAAACTAACATAATAAGCAAATTTTCGAGCAGCTAAAATTGAAAAAACTTCCTCAGATTCGTCTATCTCATCATACCGTTCGAGTTTTTCCTCAAAATTACCCTCTCCAAAGAAAGGAACATCTTTTCCGTCTTGCTCCCAATAACCTAAGTGAAGAAGCCACCATAAAATCACCTTATTTCGCGCTCGATTTTCTGCCGTTTCTTCGTAAAGACCATCTTCCACTAATTGTAAATCTCGGAGGTCTTTTCTCGCTGGTTTAATTTCTGTCTCTAGTTCTTTTAACCTCTTTTTCTGAGCGGAAGTTCTTTTCTTTTCGGTTACTTCAAGAATTTTTGACTGTTCTTTATGGAAATTTTGAAGTTTCTCTATTATTTTTTGATACTGTTCGTTTTCATCATCGCTTCGTGTTCCTCCATCATTTTCGAAACGTTTCTCTAATAAAGCGCGGGTTAATAGACCGGCTTTGATTCCTTCAGCTAGCTTTACTCCGTAATAAAGCTCTGCTTCGTCAGTCATAGCTCGTGTAGGGCGCCTTAGAAAGAACTTGTGAGGTACATCCTTTTTTACATCTTTGGAAATTGTAACTTCTGTCCCGTCTTTTTTCTTTTCTACGGTTTCTTCCTTAACGGTTTCTTCTCGACTTACGGTGAATTCGTATATACGCTTCATTTTGGTTTATTATTGTTATATTCGACAAATTTCTCAAAATATTCCTCTAGTTCACGAATACAATCGTTTCCTAGATCTAATATTCTTTTTCGGATTCTTTGGTGGGTTTCTTCTGGAATTTTTATTCCATCTACTTGGAGGTCTTCTAAAATAAAGAAAAATTGTTTATAAAGATTTGTTATCTTTCTTCGCGTTTGGAACGCAAAAAAATTATTGATAATATCCCTATCCTTACCTTCTTCCTTAGACATACCTTGTACCTTATATCTTATGTATAATTACACAAAAAATACAAAAAAAAGCCCCTCCGAAGAGGGGGCTTAATTAAATATTAACTAAATATTAGCTATTAGGCAGGACTGTTAGCTAGATAATAACCGCTCATAAAGAGGCCCATTCCTGACTGCTCTGGACCACCAATCTGCGAGGTAAAGCTAAGAGACACTGTCTTATTGTCTCCCATCCCTACACTGTAGGATTGGCTATCTAATTTAATTCCTTTAAGTATATAGTTAGCTGCAGCGTATCTTTGTTGATGCGCATCTGACATTCCCGCGCATTCTGGGGCTCCAAGTTGTATACGCGCATCAAATAGATCATCACAATCAATCATTTCAGCCAATGAGCCTGTGGTCAAATCTGAAACCACAGCATCAACTCCTAAACTTACAGTAACCGGAAAGTCTATTACTCGAGCATAAGCGAACTTCGTTCCGAGCTGTTCAATAGAACTACGACTTAAATCAAAACCAATATTAAAACTTTGAATATGAGCATTTTCTATACTTGCTCCAGCGTAGTCCGGTTTACCCATACTTGTACTTGTTGCAGCAGTGCCCACGCTCTTGTCTGCCTGTTTTGAAAGGAATAGCTTGAGGTCGCCGGGACGCAATACACTAACTGATCCAGCGGCAGTGTCTGAAACACTTCCAGTCGGACAAGGCAGCGCTACAGGGGTTTCGTATCTTTTTCCATCTATTGGATTGATAGCTGGGTTCCTTCCTGTGATGTACCATGGTCTTTTTAAGTTTTTACCCGGACCGGGGGCGGTGTCAGGCTTTGAATAAGCACCAACTCCTCCATCTCCAAAATTTTGGAAATTCATATTAAGTCCTTCGGCAGAGAAGGACACTGAAGGAAATCCTCCTACGGCAGCTTCTACAGAATAAGAGGTAAGTCCTGCATTTCCGATTCCAATTAAACTTTCAAAATTTCCGCTTGTAGCCGTAGTCGGGTTTAGAGATGTTTCATCAGCGTCTTTACCTTCTTTAGCATTAAGGATGTAAAAGTTCTTTTGATAAGCATTAGTAGTTGAATCTATAATGTCACTGATACATGACTTAAAAGGTCCGACGACACCGCTTTGAGTTACATGAAAACCAAGTTTATATTCATTACCAAAATTGGCTAAAAGATAACTGCTATCAAAAGAAACGGAAGGTGATTCGGTAATAATTCTATCAATAGCGCCAAGCTGCCCAAATTGATTAACGTCTGTGCGACTAATATTAAAAGAATAGTTGCAGCTTTGCACCCTATCTAAATCTATATTGTCCCTGTAGCCAGTTTGCGTACCGCTAAATACTACATCTTGAGATGCATAAACTGCTTCACTTTGGTAAATTACTCGATTTCTGGTAGCCATTTTAAATCCTTAATTGTTATCTTAATTTACAGTTAATATGGCCAAAAGTGAAATTATTTTACTATTGTCGCGGGAATCTGAATTTACTAAGCTCAAAATCTATTAACGTAGAGTAAACATTAGGATTAAATTTTCTCACTTCATTTTCTAAAACTCGATCAAAACGAGAAATATTAATATCATTTAGGAAAACTTGATCCGCATTGGTTTTTCCATCCATTATTCCAGTATAATTGTACTGGCTATTACGATAATAACCAAATTGGTTAAAGGGCATCTCTGAAGCTTCTAATAAATAAAAATTTGTTTGTCTTTGGTCTCTAAAAAGGGAACCAATTGCATCGATATCAAACTGACTGTCGGCAATTACTATAGCCCTCACATTAATAATTGTATCATCCATCCCCCCAAAAGCAAGCGGCTCGTTAGAGCTGCCATCCGGCTTAAGGTAAACAACAGGATAAGTTTTTGTATCCGGCTCTAATCCCGTCGGAACAACTGAACCTATTTTATTTCTATTAGTATATTGAGTTTGGAATAAAATCTCATCTTCGGTTCTACTCGTTAAGTAAACATTAAAGTCTTTTATAGCGAAACTTCCTGTAATGTTTTGGGATTGAGTCCCTGACCAATAAGAACGGCCATTTCCGTAATCGATAGCGTATAACCCGGTATTACCCCCTTCCCCCACATTGACCAAAGTATTTCCCGCATAAAGCCCGGTAGGAATAGTAGCTCCTGTTATAGAAGCATCCGACACAATTTGCGAATAGGAGCTGGCATAAGTGTTATAACCATAGTAATCATCAGATACGCTATAAAACTGTCCTGTTGTGTTCTGGTAAGCTTCGCCTTTTGTTAAAAGCTTATTGTCAAACCACAATAAAAAACTAGACATTACTTGGTTGTCAAATTGAGCCTTCATTTAAATTTTTTCTTTGCGTTTTTAAGAATTTCGTGAATATAAGGAGTCGGACTAAATCTAATAAAATTTATTTGCTGCTTACTTTGTAACGCTACTCCAGACCGACTATTCTCCGAATCTTTAAACACGGTGTTAGTATAATTAGTTATACCTCTTTCTATTCCTTTTACCCAACTTTTTGTAGACCAAGTTAATGGAGTCTGCGCGTAAACATCTGTTATAGAAGGAACAAGACCTATATCGTATTCTAGTAAAAATTTATTTTTTGAAACTTTTCTCAAATGGCCCTGATTTCTACTAACTTTAAACATTTTGTCAAAAATTCCCCTTACTATCTCTATAGGCTGACTCCCTTGATTAAACCCTAAAAAACCAAAAAGACTTCCTCTTCCACCTAATAAAGGACTCCCCATTGCGTTAGGGCCAGCTTCTATTTCTTTGGTGACGGGATGAGCATTTAGTTCATCAAGGGCTTCTTTTTTAATTTTATCAACTTTTCTTTTTGCCGCATTATAGGCAATTTTCTGTAATTCTTTCGACCCTTTAAAATTATAATTTTTAAGCAAGTCGTTTATATTAAGTTTTTTTGATCTTGGCATTAGGTAGTTGCCTCCAAATAATAAACATAATAAGTTTTTCCTATAAAAAATCTAGCTCCATCAGAGCTAACTACGTTAAATAAACTTCCATTAATTTCAATTGACTCAGTTTTCCCTTTATCGATATAGTTTTTACAGTCAACTTCTACTTTAATTCTAACGTCCCCTTTTTCTATCATAACTTTCAATTCGTCTTGATATTCTAAAGGTTGGTTTTCTTTATAGTTAACGATAGCGCTAAAGGATTCGCTTACTGGAGTATAGGTTACTTGAGTCTTAGGCGCGCTATAACCTGCGTAAATATTTTGATCAGCCGTTAAAGAAACGCTTCTTTGCGGCTCCTTATTAACTGTTATAGTAGCTTTAAAAGTATCAAAGTGATCTCCTAGAGCCGTCTGAAAAGCAGTTTTTGCTGCTGCTGGTATTAAAGAAGCCATTAGAATAATCCATTAGTATTTATCCTATTGTAAGGATAGACTTCATTGTTCATTGCATATTCTCCTCGAACTGTATCATCTCCTGCTACTTGAATAGGGGAGGCTTTTCGAGATTTATAGGCGTTAATTAAATCTGCAAGCTCTTGATACTCTTCCTTTTTTAAGGCTAAATAAGTTTTACTAAGTTCATTTTTATTAATTTTACGAACTCTTGAGCCATCAGACGCAACCTCTACTATGGGATCTGTAGAGGCAGCACCTACAGTGCTTCTAATTTGTTGATCGTAGTAATGAACGATATACATCTTTTTCAAAATGGAAGCTTCTTCAGGCTGTATAGAAACTATAGCTGGAGTATTAGCTAATCCATCATTGCCACTTACAGATAACCCTAATGCCCCGCTCCCTTCATTAAATGCTTGTGGTTCATACTCTGGCGAAACAAAACTTCCAGAAAATTCATAAGCGTCTTCTCCGTATTCGCTGATCTTAAAAGTAGTATTGATCCTATTATTTAATTCGCCTACATTGCTTCTAATCCAAAAAGAAATGGCGGGAATAGAAATACTTGAGGGTTCTCCGAGTTCCCTATAAAGTTCGTCTGCAATATCGACAATTTTCATATAGTATAAATTACACTATATGGAGTTTTTTTGGAAAATTAAGTATGTTCGGCCGGTCTTTCCCCTAAAACCGAAGTATCCCACACGGCACGAACCTCAACCTCCGAAGTAGCGTCGTTAAGGGCCGTGCTATTTGTCACGTCTCTCAAAGCTTGTTTTTTGGTGGCAACCTCTGTCTTCTTGGATGCATCTCCTGCTTCATCAGCACGTTGATAATCAATATCTAGAGCCTCTAAAAGAGGTTTACGAACTTGACGAAAACGTTCCTTTTGAAGCTCTTTGGCTTTTGGTATATTTACTCCTATTGGCATAACTTATGACTCCGAATACTCCCAAGCGTTTCTGAAATACCTATCGGCGGGGAGGTCGCCAGTAGAAATAATTTGAAAAGGAACTCCTGCCGGTACGTCTTTAGCGGCGATTCTGGCCATAAACTCTTCATGGGTTTCGCCTTGTTCAACGGCTTCAGGAGCAGGGACAACTACTGCGACACCGCTGTAACTCTCCCCTTCTGCGGGAGCCGTTGGATAAATAATTCTTCCTGTGATGTCCATTTCTTTTTATTACACTTATTTTAATTATTTTTGGTTAAAAGTCCATTTTTTAACTCCCGAAAAATAGTAGATGAACAGGACCGCAGTCTCCATCATTTGTGTCATTGTAGTTTAACACGTCTATCCTAAAAGCTGAAGCTGTGGGTAAGCTTGATCCTTGGCTATTAGCTCCGTAAACATGCATACCGCTTCCGTTTGAGCTATTATACTCTCCCATCGCAACGCAGCAATAATCTGTAGCTCCACTCATAGCTGTAGAAAAATTCACCGTAAAGCTACCGGTTGTATTGTCTGTGATAGACGAAACATTATAACTTGAATTTATCGACCCGTTTGTTCCTACAAAATTCACCCACGCTTTTGCAATCCTATTATTTTCCTCCTTTAACTGCCCTTCTTCTGTTCCGGTTCCATCTGAGTCAACTACGATATGTTTCGTGGAGCTTCCTGCTACAGCAGCGGTATAATGAGATGATGTCGGAGGAGTGAAGTTTGAAGTATACCGAGCGACACCCTTCGTAAGTCTAAAATCATCTAAGTATCCCGTCATGTATTCCGTGCTATGAGATTTACCGATATGTATACCTCCATTAGCGTCCAAGCTTGTAGTATGAGTCCAAGCAGATCCTTTTTCGACACCGTCTCTGTAAACTTTTATATCGCCACTTGACCGGACAACAGCTACGTGATACCAAGTATCAGCAGAAAGAGTATCACCCCAATTATTTCCTCCCGCAGTATAGCCATAAGACCAATTGCCAGACCCGCCTCCGCCGCCGTCCCATCTAAAAAGAAAAAATCCTGCACTATCTGCATTAGCCGCAAGAATATAGTACCCACTACTGGTAACAGTGGAAAATCTTACCCAAAATTCCCAAGTGAAGTCGCCTGTGCCAAAAGTCCAGTCAGCATGATCAGCAAGAGTTAAATGATCGCTTCCATCTAGATATAAACTACTTGACCCATATTTTTTCTGAGCGGTAACAATTTTGGCATCACCGTTAAAAGTTATGGAATGCTCTGTAGAACTTCCATCTGTAGTGGAGGTGTCGTTATTAGAACCCTCAAAAGGAAGCATGAGAACCGTTTCTGAAGAACCGGGCGAAGCTATAGACGCTGCTGAAGCGGGTGTTCCATCTACTTTAATTTTATCTAGTTTAAATTCTTTCATTTTTTAATTCCCGAAAACCATCACGCCGATATAAGCGTCATCTTGAGTTGAAGAGTCATTATAAGTCACTCTTATTGCTACCCCTGAAGTTGTTCTTGTGCCGTCTAATGATACGTCCCTACCGTTTGTAGTTACGCCGTTATTTCCTGCACTGCCTGCAAAACAATAATTTGCATCTGTCAAAGCGGTTGAAAAATTAACAGTAAACCTAGCTGTGTCCGTGTCTGTTATGCTACTTACGTTATAACTAGCATTGATAGAAGGAGTTCCTGACCCGGTAAAGTTCACCCACGCTTTTGCAAGCCGCACTGGATTTATACCACCTGTTCCAACTATGACCCCATCAGCATCTTCGTTAACAATGATTTGCTTGAGAGAATCACCTCCAGTAGTTAGATGCGCAGTAGTCGGTGCAGTAAAGTTAGACGTATACCTAGCTAAACCTTTAGTTATTCTTAAATCGTCCAAATAGTACTTAGCTCGTCCGGACGCGCCCCCACTAAGCTGATCCCCAAAAGCCATACCAGCAGTCCTTCCGAACTGACCCGTATGACTTTGTGTGTTAGAATCAGCAGTGCCATTTATGTATATTTTTAAAGTACCACTATGCCTAACTAGGGCTATATGTGTCCACGCCCCAGTAGACACCGCAGGATTAGCTGAATGAAAAACACTAGTGCCAGCGTAATACCAACTAAGCCTCCCTGCAGTTCCAGCGGAAGTTTTACCCATCCATATTTGGTGTCTAGTACTACCGCTAGAATCCCATTGGTCAAACAACGCATAACTCTCAGAAAAATCAGTGAAATAGAACCAAGCTTCCATGGTAAATTCTCCAGTGCCCATGTTAAATCCGTCACTAGAAGAAAGCTCTATGCCGTCAGCAATATATATACTAGTAGCGCCAAACTTTTTTTGGGTGCTGCTTAATTGATCTCCTGTAGCGTAAGAAAGAGTAAGGTTTTTATTGCTTGCATCTAATCCTGTCGTAGTAGTCGCCGTATCACTACCATCAAAATTGAACATCGCAGTCACTTTTGAAAAATGTGTATCTCCAGCTTCTGCCGTGTCCGCTGGTTTCAATTGTCCTATTCTTAATTTTTGTAAATTCATTAGTATATGTGCCTCACCATTATTTTATCTCCGCTTGCTATTTCCCCATCTGTAAAGTAAAGGCCTGTTCCAGCGGTAACTGAAAAGTTTGCGCCGCTGTCCTGAACCAAGCCATTAACGAAAACAAAAATTTCATCCGCGGTTGAAATTGATCGACTCATTTCAAACCCGCTAACCACACCATTTCCGGTAAATCTTTCGGTTAGATAACTAATATCCGCCGAAGCTCCCGCCGTTCCCGAAGGCCCTAAAGCTAAATGTCGGAAACTAATTTCATGCCCGCTTACAACTCCTGTCGTAAAAGAAACACCGGTTGCCCCTGCTAATGTATAATCTATAATTGGGGTTTGAATCAAACCCTCAACTGATACCAGCACATCCCTTGCGTTAGAGACGTTCTCTGAAAGTGCGTAATTAGTCGTGGTTCCATCCCCAGTATATACTTGATCGAAAGCTATACCGTGCCCTAGTGCGCCTAATTTATTAACATTTACGTAAAGTCTGTCGGGAGTAAAAGTATTATCCGACAACTTCTTAATCATTAGTTGGGAGTTAGACAGTTTTTCTATGCCATAATCTACATCACTATCGTCTATGCCGCCAATTTGACCAATATACTTATTTTCTGTAATGCCTGCTGATGTCGGGTGAGCGGCGGACGTAGGGGTAAAATTACTAGTATAACGAGCAAGTCCTTTTGTAACCCTGAAATCGTCTATATAACCTTGGAATCCGTAACCCCCGTCAAGACTTGCGTTATGAATGTTGCCTATCCTAAATGGTCTGGATCTATCAAAATCAGTAGAGTTAGAGCCGGAACCTCGAGCTGTTCCATCTATATAAAGAGTCATCGTAGAACCTTCTCTAACTACAGCAAAATGTTGCCATTGGTCATTAGTTTGATGATCTTGATTTATGTCAATGACATTAGAACGATTTACAGCGACTCTTAATTCATCGTTCCCGCCGCTCCCCAAGTATAAACCTATTCCATCAGTACTAGTAGTATCCTCTCCTCCTCTTGTTTCAAATATATATCCATAGGCAGTATGAGTCCTATAAACCCACATCTCTATGGTAAAATCACCTGTGCCAAAATTAAAATCAGAACTTCCAGCTATAGTAACGTGGTCGTTACTCCCTCCCGGTAAATAAAGACTACTCCCTCCGAACTTACTTTGCGCTGTAGAGATATCGGCGCTACCGTTAAAGCTTACGGTATGATTACTATCACTTTCGTCCGTGGTTGAAGTGGCGTCATTCGCACCATCAAACGGAAGAAGTAACTCTACTTTATCAAAATTTGAGTCTCCAACAGCCGAGTCTCTCTCCTCTATGACACTGACATCAAACTTATTATCTGCAAGATCAAGGTTAGAAATTGTACCACTTGCGTTTTGTAATATCCCAGTTCCTGTCCCTCCTAAAGTTAGACCGGTAAAATATCCTTGTTCAACAGATTGATGACCAGATAAAGTAGAAGTGTCGAAAGTTGTTTCTACTGCATTTCCTGCTGAGTTAACTGTTAAAACTCTATTCGCAGTAAATGATCCCGGCGTATCGCTTAAGCCAACGAATGTAGACGAGCCTCCTCCTCCGCCGCCGCCGCCCTCAAATACAGAACCGCTTTGGTATATAGTGCCCGAGATTTCAATATCACCAACAACGTGGAATTTTTTCGAAGGGGTTATTGTACCTACGCCAACGTTCCCATCACCATTTACAATTAAGTTGTTCGCATGAGCCGTGTCGTTCGGTCCAAAAGCTCTCGCGCCACCTTCGGCGACAATATATGCTGTAGTGTCGTTATCTGAAACGGCAATCTTAGCCCTGTTAGTTCTACTCTTAACTTTTAAACCTATTTCAGTTCCACCTTCAGAATTGAAAGTGACTACCTTTGTTTGTCCGCTAACAGAATTACCAACTTGAAAATCTACTGATGGATCAGTAGTTCCTATACCAATTTTCCCTCCCGGTAGAATTGTAAGGCGATCAACTAAAGTATCATCTGACGCTCCCGGAGTTGCAAAAGCTATTTTGGCAGGAGCAGAAACAGTATTTGCCGCTCCATAGCGAGTAACGACTATCGCCGCAGAATTTCTATAAGTAGAACCACTAGGAGCGTAAGCCACATAAGAAGTTGTCCCAACAATATCTCCATCACTTGTTCCTGTTGGGCTAGCTTCTGTTCCGGTTGACCTTTGGAAAAATTGCCTTACTGCACCCGAACTGTGTCCAGACCCGCTGTAATGCAACATAAGGTGACTCCCGTCTCCGGCCGAAATTTGTAATGATTTAGCCGGTGCATCAGTTCCTATGCCGACTTTAGCCCCGTAGGGGTTTATAACTAAATCATCGTTGCTCTTGGTTTGAATCCATGCATAGTTTCCTCCGTCATGCGCCCCAATATTTAACCCATTAGTAGCTGTTCCAAAATGTACGCCATGTGTGCTGGCCGATCCATCTGAAGAGTCAACTACCACTTGGAGCTTTGTGCTTGGGCTATCTGTTCCTATACCAATTTTGCCGTCAGCAGTTATACGCATCGCCTCACTAACAGAAGTTCCGTTATTAGTTGTTAAAAACGACAGGTACCCATTAACCGCACTATCGGTATTGGACTGAACTCCTCCTCGAACTTCAGAATGGACTATATTAGCCGTACCATCATTATCTTTCCCTAGGAACTGAATGTATCCCAATGCTGCATCATCAGCAGGAGATGCGGCGTTATTGTATAATTGTAAGGTTACTGCGTTATCAGTTCTTTCGAATTTGATAGCGTCTCCAAGGACATGAAGCTTTTGGGCCGGTGCATTAGTCCCTATGCCAACTAAGCCATCCGCTTGAACGCGCATTCTTTCTGCTGTGGAATAATAAATAAAATCATTAGAAGCAGAATAAAACATCAAATCGTTAGAAGTACCGCCTACAAGAGAGGCTTTAGTTCCAAAAGATCCCACATCAGTAGCACCCCTTAAGAAATTTATATGAGCACCTTTAGCCGAATCGCTTCCTCCTTGTAATTTTACTATAACATTAGCGTCGGTAGCGGAATATAAATGAAGCTTCGACGCTGGGGCGTTTGTCCCTATACCGACGCTACCACTTGAATCTATCTTAACTGCTTCAGTAATCCCGCTGGTAGTCCCAACAAAAAGTGCTAAATCAGTAGCGGCAGATGCCCCTCCATCCAACGCGTACATTCCAGCGAATTCCTCTCCAGAATTACCTAAAGAAATACCACCAATTATATTATTGTTCGAGTTAGCTCCCCCACTAAATCCTAATTTAAGCCCGAGGTTTAAGGCGGTTGTGGTGGTTAAGGCAGTAACAGCTGAACCGTCTTGTCCTACTGCTGGGTAAGAAATATGAAGCTTGGTAGTGGGAGCTGCTATTCCTATACCAACATTACCTCCGGTCATGAAAGAAGCATTGTCTGAATCTAAACGAACAGTCTCAGTCCCTCCATCTTTCTTTATAGACAATCTTCCATCGCCCGCCGATTGACGGAACACGAATAAACTATCTCCATCATGCGCAGCTATTTGTAAAGGGTTGGTATTATTATCTATACTTTTTATAGAAAAAGCATTGTCAGGATCTGCAGCTTGATTAACTCCAACTACTGCACCATTATCTTGCATGGCCCCGGAAGTTAAAGTATTGCTATCAGACCATCTTGCCACGTAGCCTGCGACTCCCGCACCGTCCGTAAAGTTACCAGTCATCGAGGTATCAATTAAACTACCAGTTTCACTATCTAAAGTAGCAAGACCGCTGAGAGTTGATATCTCCGAAGTAAGAGTTTGACCCGTGGTTATCAAGTTACTGGTCAGCGTAGTAATATCACTATCATTACTTGTGATCTGCGTTTGCAAAGTTTGACCAGTAGTAATCAGATTCCCGCTAACGTCATCTACAAAACTTCCAGTAGAGACTAAGTTACTAGTTAACGTAGATATGTCAGAATCGTTACTCGTGATTTGAGTCTGGAGTGTCTGGCCAGTGGTAACTAAGTTTGGAGCAGTCGCTACAAGACTTCCATCCGCAGCTAGGGGAAAATTCAGCTCGAATCTATCTGTAGAATCGTTAAATAAAATATTTGCATTTGCCGCGCTTCCCCGATTTATCGTAATACCCCCAGAAACCAAGGTAATCCCAGCGCCAGATTCACCACTGTTAATTTCAATTAAGTTATCCTTAATAGCAAGATTTGTAGCGGTGATAGTTGTTTGAGTACCTGTTACATTTAAGTCTCCTATAGTTACTGTATCGCTAAAAGTTTTATTGCCCGCAATAGTCTGGTTAGATGTAAGCTTAACAGTTGTGGTATCTAGAGTATTACCTGTTGAAGCCAAATTTGAAGTTAAAGTAGTTATATCACTATCATTTGAAGTGATTTGAGTTTGTAAGGTTTGCCCCGTGGTTATTAGGTTCCCGCTAATATCATCAACAACTGCCCCGGTTGAAACTAGGTTAGAGGAAACCGTATTAATATTAGTTGTTAAAGTTTGCCCAGTAGTAACCAAGTTACTAGTCAAAGTAGAAATATCAGAGTCGTTACTAGTTATCTGCGTCTGTAACGTTTGACCAGTGGTAATCAGATTACCACTAATATCGTCAACAACTGCTCCGGTTGAAACTAGGTTGCTAGTTAAGGTCGTTATGTCAGAATCATTGCTAGTTATTTGCGTTTGCAGAGTCTGACCACTAGTAATAAGGTTTCCACTAACATCGTCGACTACTGAACCCGTTGAAACCAAATTAGTTGAGACTGTGTTTATATTAGTGGTCAATGTTTGACCAGTCGTGACTAAATTACTTGTTAGCGTCGATATGTCTGAATCATTACTAGTTATCTGAGTCTGTAATGTCTGCCCTGTTGTTATAAGATTTCCGCTAACATCATCAACCACACTACCTGTTGAAACCAAATTACTCGATACAGTGTTTGTGTTTGTTGTTAAAGTCTGCCCGGTAGTAACCAAATTAGCGGATGTAGCAAAAACTCCTGTTTCAGCATCTGTGACCAAAGTTCCCGACTCTAAAAATTCGACAGAATCCCCTGCTGAATTAACAGCGAGCAACCTGCTAGCGGTCAAAGCGCCGGGAGTATCACTCAATCCAACAAATGTCGAGCTTCCCCCTCCTCCTCCAGCACTTACTCCTGAAAATATCAATCCATCTCTATCGGCATTTACCACGACAGATTGGCCTACTGCACCCAAACTACCCGGAGTATCATCCAAATCTAGGAAGTTTACTGCAAAATCCCCCGTCATGGACGTATCAACTAAATTACCAGTTTCAGAATCGAGCGTTGCGACTCCACTTAATGTATCAATTTTGGAGTCTAACGTACTTCCAGTTGAAGAGAGATTAGATGTTAATGTTGATATATCTGAATCATTGCTGGTAATTTGTGTTTGCAGCGTTTGGCCGGTGGTAACCAAATTAGAAGTTAGAGTAGTTATATCACTATCGTTAGAAGTTATTTGGGTCTGCAGAGTTTGGCCCGTTGTTACTAAATTGCTTGTAATTGTAGATATATCGGAATCGTTAGAAGTAATTTGTGACTGAAGTGTTTGTCCAGTTGTAATTAAATTACTTGTTATAGTTGATATATCTGAATCATTGCTTGTTGTTAAACCTGACACTATAGCTATTTCGTCAGTTAATGTTTGTCCGGTAGTTATTAAATTAGAAGTAACGGTAGCTAAATCGGTATCGTTCCCCTGAGTGAGTCCTGAAACTGTTACTATATCAGCGGCTAAAGTTGAACCTGTAGAAGCTAAATTAGTAGTTAAAGTAGTTACTTCAGAATCCAAGGTTGAACCTGTAGAAGCGAGGTTGCTAGTTAGGCTTGAAATGTCTGTATCGTTAGAAGTTATTTGTGTTTGTAAAGTCTGCCCTGTCGTAATAAGGTTTGCAGCTTCGGCAAAAACTCCTGTTTGACTCTGTTTGACTGCTAGACTTCCCTCAACAGATAAGGGAAAATTAACTTCAAACTGATCGGTAGAATCATTAAATAAGATATTGGCGTCGGTAGCGCTTCCCCTGTCTATAACAAGACCTCCTGAAGAAAGCGTTATTCCAGCTCCGTCTTCACCACTATTCAAAACAATAATATTGTCTTTAATGGCCGTATCGGTTGTTTCAACAATTGTACGAGTACCAGTAACTGTTAAGTTTTTGATTGAGACATCACCAAAAGTAATAGTTCCTGTCGTATCGAATTTTATTCCTCCTTCTGAAGGAGATGATAAAGTTGCTTCGCTTCCTATTTTAATTGAGTCTGAGGATACAATTAAATCGTCAAAATGTCCGCTCCTAAACGGTAACGAAGGAGACCCTAAATTAATAGTCCCACTTGCATTAGGTAAGATTTCTCCCGAAATTGTTCCCCCCGCTTTGTTAAGTTTTATATCTTGTATCTCTCCTGTAGCAGTTTGTAAGGTAGAAATATCGGAATCGTTACTGGTAATTTGGGATTGTAAATTATTTCCCGTCGATATTAAGTTGCCGCTTACAGTATCAATATCATCTTGAAGATTTTGGCCTGTCGTAATTAGGTTTCCGCTTAGGGTATCTCTTTTGCTATCTAGGGTGTTACCAGAAGAAATCAAATTACCGCTTAGGGTATCTCTCTTTTGATCTAAGGTATTACCTGTTGAAATAATGTTTCCGCTTAAAGTATCCCTTTTCTCGTCTAGAGTATTTCCTGAAGAAATTAAATTTCCGCTCAATATATCTCTTAACGAATCAAGATGATTACCTGTAGATATAATTGTGTTAGTGAGTGTTGTGCCTGTTGTTATTAAGTTACCACTTAATGTAGTTATGTCGGCATCATTACCAATAATCTGATTCTCTAAATTATTTCCTGTAGAAATTATGTTTGTATTAATTGATGCAATGTCTGAATCATTGCTATTAATTTGGGCCTGAAGATTATTACCTGTTGAAATAAGATTCCCACTTAAAGTATCACGCGAAGCATCTAGGGCATTTCCCGTCGATATTAAATTCCCACTTAAAGTATCCCTTTGTGAATCTAAAGTATTCCCCGTTGCGATTAAATCGGGGTCAGTGGCAAAAGTTCCAGAGTTTAAATATAGAAGAGATTCGCTTGATGAATCAACAGCTACTAGCCCTCCATTGGCCGGAAATTGAGTTTGCAAGGAAGAATAATCATTGGGCGCATCAACTAAACCTGTGAACTTGACCGCCCCACCACCTTCTCCACCTACTCCCGTAACAGGGGGTATATCGTAGGCAATTCCATCTCCCGCGCTATTTACTTTTAAATATTTTCCTTGGTTTCCTGCTAATGTTACATCATCCAAATCTTTTATATGAGTGGCAAAATTGCCCGTCATGGAATGAAAAACAGACAAGCCGCTTAAGGTGTTTACTTCTGTAGTAAGGTATGATCCTGTTGAAGCAAGATTAGTTGTTAAGGTTTGACCAGTAGTTATTAAATTAGCGGCTACTGTAGACCCTGTCGATTGTAAATTAGTTGTAAGATTAGCGATATCTGTGTCATTGGTAGTAATTTGGCCTTGTAATGTTTGTCCTGTTACTACAAGGTTGGGAGCTAGCGCTAACTCGCTCCCGTCTACCGCAACAGGAAAGTTTAATTCAAACCTATCAGTATTATCGTTAAAAAGTATTGTAGCATTTTCTAGAGTTCCCCTATCTACAACTAATCCTCCCGAAGTAAGAGTAATTCCCGCTCCAGCTTCACCGCTATTTATTACAATTATATTATCTTTGACCGCGAGATCAGTAGAACTTATTATAGATTGAGTTCCTGTTACAGTTAGATTCTTAACCTTAATATCGCCAAAGATAGTTTCTCCCTCGGTATCGAAACTAAACCCCCCTCCCGGTCCTGCCGAAATCGTAGCCTCATCTCCTAATTTTAAAGAGTCAGCCGCAAGATGAGCTGTCTTTGCATAAAGATTCAAAAACCGCTTGGAAGGTGAACCTAAATCTACCGTATCAGTTTGGTGGGGAAGAAGAGCCCCAGAAATAATACCTCCCTTTGTCCCCAGTTTATCTTCCTGTAGATTTGTGGTGACGATAGCTGTCGATGTTTTTCCCTCTACCGACGTTTCGGTTTTGCCGCTGATTACAACATCTACAGAAATAGCCATTTTAAGAATTAGATGGTTGAGTCACTTCAGGAAAGACATTGAAATCGCCTTTCATTAATTTTACTACAGCGCCATTAGCGTCTTCTCCGGCTCCTGTTGGGTATCTTTCTATATCATAAACAAATTGACCCACGGGCAAGTCTACAGTTTGAGTTCCACTTAAATAAATGTCAATTAAACCACTTATCCATGCGTCTCCATTATTTCCCGAAACAATAGTAGGCGAAAGATCTATAAGAGAAGAAGCGCTACTGTAACGATATTTAACTACTCCTCGAGCTCCATAACCGCTCAAATCTATAGCGTTTCCGTTCGTGTCCTTTACATTTAACCGAACACTTAATTCCGAACCTTGAGAAGCGTCAAAATTATAAACCGTTGCCATATAGTTTTATTACACTATATGCAGGTTTTTTTTGAAATATTATCTTCCTTCTGAAAGTATTTTCATGCCTTCGGCATTTATCTTCGCATTAGCATCCGGTTCTGTGATGGGTTTTTTATAAGCGGATACATGTTTTCTAAATTCTCGCATTAACCTTTCCCTTAACATTCCTCTATTATCAATAGGAATAATACCTACCCTAGAAGCATGACTTTGCAGGTCTGACATGTTCATGTCGTCTAAACGCTTTTGATATTGCATGTCATCCATCGTACCATACATACTGCTTCCATCGTCTCCCCATATTTGGTCTAGAGTAGTTGCCTCAAATTTTTCTACTTTTGCATGAGTTTGAGACATTTTTTTAACAGAAGTCTTTTTTGAAGTTTTCCTTTTTGCTGCCATAATCTTATTCCTTATAGTAGTAGAAAATACACTTTTTTTCCAAAAAATAGAAAACCCCGACCCTTACGGGCCGGGGTTGCTAAATGTTATTTATTAGCGATTATGGACGCTCAAACACTAAACCAACCAAAACACGAGCATCAAGAAGGACACGTCCTTCTTCGATACCGCCGTAAAAGCCGGTCTTGTCTTGACGTTGAGCGAATTGGTCATCCGGAAGAGCGGTGAAAGTACCACCTGTCTCAGAATTCCGAGCAACTGGACGAACCAATGCTTCACGAGAACGATCCACACCTACAACAACCTGATCATCACCAGTAAAGGTACCTCCATAAAAGGTGCCAAACAAAGTGTTGTACTTCTGGCCATTACCGAATTCGATAAGATCAATAACATTGATACCGAAAAGGTTCTGGAATCCAGCGGTGCGATACATTTCGTCCTTCACGCCGTCTCCAACCTGCTCAGCACTAGAGCTAAACGGATTGAAGGCAAGGTGACGGATGTCTCCTACGATCTCTGGAGAAACGAACAAGTCCGTAATTCCACGAGAATAAGGAGCAGCTGGAGTACCACCAGCATAAGAAGTATTAAGCCTCTTCATCTTTACCATCATATCGTTAAGATAAGCTAAGCTAAACTTAGCGTCACTCTCAGATGTCTTATCAACAACGTTATCGCCAGCAGAACCACTACCAGTGGCGCCTTTAGCTTCTGCAAGGCCCTTCAAAAGAACTGCCCAAGCGTTACGATCCTGCTTGACCAATACTTCGTTAGCCATACGCTCAACTGATTTGCTTACGACGTCCAAGCGACTCTTACGAGCATACTTTTTAAGGAAGCTTACCGCACTATCAAGTTTGTAAGTTGAGATTTTCAACTCAGCGTTACCTGCAATTTGAGAAGATGGAAGACCACCTGCCATTTGCTGGGACCAAATAGTAACGTAGTTATCAGTTCCACGTTGATCATAGAACAAATCTAGCGGATAACTAGGATTGTCGTCTTCATCATACTCTACGTTAGTATAAACATACGCAGCCGTATTTGCTTGATCTAGAACCTGCTGAACAACTGGTCCGATAAAAGCGGCAAAAGCCTCTGTTGCCGGACGAGAAATATCTGGGTTCTTGGAGCCCATAGCCTTGATTAGTTCGACCTGCTCCGGAGTATTTTTAAGTTTTAATTTCATATCAATTTTCTCCTTTTATTAACCTTGGGTGAAGTCGAATTTAACCAAAACTGAACCGTCCGCATCTGGACCGCCCAAAGTTCTGCCGATTCTGTTATTAGTAGCCTTGGCTCCCAAATTGGTTACCTGACCACTACCTGTAGCGAAAACGTCTTGATCCTGAAGGATGCCTGCAGAACTAGCCCATGCACCAGTTGCCATAAGGAAAATTCCTCGTGTAGCAATTGGAACTGCCTGACCTGTTAAACTGCACTGCAATTCAGCCTGCTTACGCGGGTTGAACTTCAAAGCTTCTCCGTTTTCGTCATATTCCCGAACGTCATAAAGCATAATGCCTAGAGCAGCTTCATCAGCTCCTCCATCAGTATACTGAACGTCCGCCGCCACTCCCCACCGTGTAGAAACGGTGTTTGCGTATCCAGCACCAACATTGCCAATTTGGCTTAGCTCATTGGTATTGCTCCAACCTGTCAAAACCTTAACACATGATCCAGCATAAACTACATCACTTGTGCCAAGTGCTTGATTGGGGTCACCAAAAGCGAACAAATTGATAACATCGTGCTCACTGTAATCCCTAAAGGGCTTTAGTCTTTCGTTTGCCATAATGTATATCTCCTAATTATTTATTTACTAAAATCGAATTGATCCATAGCAAAAGCTTTGCTATACTTTTCGAAAACCGTAGGTTCTTCAGCAGGAGAAGATGTCGGAATATTTTCCGTTTCACTTTTAGCGTTATCTACTGCATGCTCAACAACCTCCTTAACTGCAGAAGCGGAAGCTTCTGCGGGTGCTTCTTCAGCTGGTGTCTCAGCTGGTGCTTCAGCAGGAGCCTCAGCCGGAGCTGCTTCTTCTGCTGGCGCTTCCTCATCCTCATCAGAGTTAGCTTTTGAGGATAAAAGAACTGAAAGCGTTTTATCCAATTCAGTGAAAGCCTCTTCGTCAAGGTCTCGAATCTGAGAGGCGATAACCTTGCGGTCTTCGTCTGTCAATTTAAAACGCTCATCGTAAGATGCCATTCTCTGATTGAATGCTTCCAATTTTTCAGCTTCGGCTTTTTCAGCCTCAAGCTTTTCTAATTGAGCCTTAATATCTTCCAACTGCGTCTTCAAGGAATCGTGTTCCTTGGAGAGCGTCTCGTGCTGTTCACGAGCGTCTTTCAAGGACTCCTCTTTTTCAGCTTGCTCGGAGGAATACTCCTCCGAAGCTTTCTTGAGGCTCTCCTGAATAAACTCATGAATAGCAGAAGCAGTTAGCGTTTGTAAAGACTCGTCCGTTATGTCTTTCAAGTTTTCTATTTTCATAGCTTCTACTTTCTTTGTTTTTACAGTATTATTTGTATTTTGGGAAATCGTTTCTTCCTCAAGAGACTCTTCCGCCAAAGCTTTTTGTTCAGCAACGCCATTTTCAGTAAGGACACCTTTAACATCCGCAGCTGGATTTTCGGTCAACCCTATACCTAATGGCACTACATTATTGATAACCTTTCTATAAACATTCGAGTTATCATCAAATTTTCCTTCTCCCCCAAAACCTTTAAGTTTATCCATATGTTTTTCTACTTCTTCGGGGTCAGTTATTTCAAGGGCGTTTTCTATATTCTTTTCCTCTCCCTCTAAAACGACTAAATTATATTCGCTAAAACCAAGTTCCCAACTTGCGCTAATACCCATATACTCTTCACTAGTAGGGTCACTAGAGCTTTCAATTTTATCAGCTAAAGTTTCGTTTACTACTTTCCATATAACTCCACCTAGAGTTACATTGAAAGGTTCTTTTAAATTCTTAACTTCTTCTTTCTTTAATGGCTCATCACTTCCGAAACGAGAAAACCCTGCGGTTAAAATAGTGCCCACTACTGATTTTCGATTGTGTTCAATATTAATAGGTTTATTGACAAAGTTATCATACATTGCCACCGCTGTATCAGTATCCACCACGTCCCCATTTTTATTTACTCTGTTAGCTACAAAAGCATTAAAGGCTACGGGGAGAAGGTCTACGTTTTTTTCTACATCAACGTCAGGAAGAAACTTTTCCAGCTCTACCATTGAAGCCAGAGCTAAATATTTATCCTTTTCTTCGGAAACTACCGGTTTGATAACCGAACTAAAAGTAGTAGTATATTTAGGTTTTTTCATATTAAAATTCTCTTTCTAACCTATAGTTTATAATGTTTTGAATTGACTCTTTACGTGTTTCTATATAAAGATCATTAACACTTTCAAAGTTAAATTCTAAATTAAGCTCTTTAAGCTCTTCTTTTGCTTGTGTAACATATGAATCCATAGTGGACACATTAAAATCTTTTCCTTCCGCTACGCTTAAAAAACGATTAACGTTAGCCATACACCATGTAGGAAGATTATAGGTAGAGTTGGGCACGTAGGATTCTTCTGCGCTTTTATAAGTCTCTATTAGTGAATCGACTCGTAACTTTGCAGGACTCTTTTTTACCTTTGATTTAAAACACTTTATTAAATCAGAAGAAAAAACAATATATTCATCAATCTCAACTTCTTTACTTATAGAAGGCGAAGACTTACCATAGACATCAATCATTTTAACATTTTCCCCTTTTGGAAAGGCGTCGCCCGTAATGTCAAAATCTAGTCTGTCTAAATTACCCATTGTTACTATATATTCTACACATTCTTTTACAAAAATGGAAAAAAAGAAAGCCCTAGACCCCCGGCCTAGAGCTTCCTCACAAAGGAATTGTATTTAAATTACTTCTTCCCGATAGTAACCTTTTTGTCTCCCCTACCTAAAGACACACCGGGAAATTCCCAATCGAACTTAAAATAAGGAAGCTTGAAGGTGACGCCGCTTTTGCTGCATTTGAAATCGAAAGATGCGGAAACATCTTTACCAGCACAAGCAGTTGGTAACGGGGCTTTTACCCCTAGAAAAGGAATGGTGAAATGGGGATCAGGCTTAACGCCTGCGCCAAACCACTTTTCCTTTTTACCCTCAGCTGCTGAGAGACTAGTAGTCAATCCCAGCAGTATTATTAATGCGATAATGTTTTTCATATTATTATTCGTTATCTATGTTATTCAACTCAATCCTTGCGGCTTGATCTGAAATTGTTTTTAAAGCGTCGCGAGTAAATTCAGGGACATGTTCCCAAGCTTGTTCAATTTGCGGATGGGTCATCATCCTTTGAACTATGTTTTGGGGAACCTCAGGAATAGAAGTGACTTCAGCTTTCGTCGTTTTGCACCCGCTCACGAGAACGAGACTTAGCAGCGTTAAAAGCGCGGTCAATTTCATCTTGAGTATGCGTCCAATCATCTTTTACTTGCTTTTTCTCCTCTTTCTTAATTCTCGCTATTTTCTCCTCCTCCGTCAATGTTTTTTTATCTAAAACACTAAAAAAGGATTTAAGTATAGATAGAATAGAGGATAGCCAACTCATTACTCAGCAGGCTTATCCGTTGTTTTAGCGGCCTCCGAAGTAACTCCTTTACGAAGGAATACTACCATAAGGGCCGCAAAACAGCTTTGAATAGTAACTGTGAGATCTACCTCTCCAGCGAAATATGCGCCGAGAGCCGTTAAAACCGCTGCACCAGCGGTAAAATAGGTTTTTTTGCCTGAAAGTGCTTTCATATCAGATTATCTTACACATTGGAAATTAAGTCATCCACTTTTTTTTGATCTTCTCAATATACTCATAACTATCAGAAATAGCTTCTACATAGTCTTTTCCTTTATACTGAACAAAAGAATCCATTGTATATTTTAAAATTTTATGGACTTGAGGGGCTGACATTTGAGCCGCCATATCATCTGAGAAAAAAGAGGCTAATGTGAAAAAATACTGAGCGTTTTCCTCTGTATGCTTTCGCGGCACTTTAGTCTTTATTCGTTTAGCCATCATAATCTGAGGATAAAAAACTCCTAGAAAATCAGAAATATAATTTTTATATTTTTGATCTATAGTTTTAGCCTCTTTATTCACTAATAATTTAATAAAAAGGGGAAAGGACAATTCAATCAGCTCTTTTCGAGTGAGTCTTTTAGTGCCGAGTTGCTCTAAAACTAAATCACCATCTCCTTTTTCCTCGAAAAGAAGATGGGTTCTTTCCTTACTCAATTTTGTTTTCTTGCTCAGAAAACTAATGTCGCTGACCGTCAGCATAATAAAGTGGCTCACCCTTTTGTTTTTTTTGCTACCGTCGCCGCCAACTGGGTGAGGCTCTACTCGCTCGCAATGAGCCAAGTAGCAATAGGTTGCGTCAGCTTTGATTTAAGGTAGCTCAAGTTGCAACTACTACTTTTAAATTACACTATTGTTTGACATATTTCTAAATTACCGCTAAAATAATTACGCATGAAGAATATTGTTTTTGCGATTCCGGGTAGGGAGTTTTCAGGAAATTTTTTACAGTGTTGGACTGACACGGTTTTAAAATGTATGAAGAACGGAATCAACCCATTGCTTTCTAATAGGTTTTCTTCAATGGTAAGTTATGCACGATGCCTGTGTCTTGGTGCTGATGTAAGACGAGGTATTCATCAGGCGCCATTTGATGGCAAAATCGATTACGAATATATAATGTGGATTGACTCGGATATAGTTTTTAGCTTCGATCAAATTCAAAAATTAATTTCCTACGATAAAGATATTGTATCAGGCATTTACAAAACCGAGAACGGGCAAAGCTTCGCCTGTGTCAAAGACTGGGATCAAGATTTTTACAGAAAGCATGGGTCATTTTATTTTCTGCAGCAAGAGGACGTAGTAAATCATCGCGGCCTTATGGAAGTCGATTATAATGGCATGGGTTTTATGTTAATTAAAAAAGGAGTATTTGAAAAAGTTGAGTACCCATGGTTTTGCCAACTTAAAAAACAAATTGGTGACCTAGAAGATTACTGCTCCGAAGATGTTGCCTTTTGTCACCTTGCAAAAAAAGCTGGATTTAAAATTTTTATTGATCCACAAATTGTTGTGGGTCACGAGAAAATGAGGATACTAACTTGATTTAGGGTACGTAGCTTTTACGCCACTACAGCTCTGAAACCATTGAGAGCTCTTAGCGCTTTCGCCGAAAACTCCTGACTGTATATCCCAATAAAGCATATCTAATTGATCCGAAACTGGGGCATACCCTGACACCGCTTCAACTCGTTGATTTCTATACTGCGCGGCTTCTATTTCTGCTTCTATAATATCCCACGTAGACTCAAACTCTTCCTTTGATTTTAAGGGCGCGTTTCCCGTAGGCCAATTGGCAGCTAGGTCTTCGTATGTATTGTCACTAGTTGAACAAGGACCCCACCATGTTTTAGGTCCGACATAATATCCCAATCTTCTTAGGACAAGTGGTAAATGCATTTTTCCCATAATTATTTATATCTGTTTATCAAGCTACTCTCCAAATTTGTACACTAACATAAGTGTCGTAATCGTAATCTATTCCTGCAGTAGGAGATTGAGTACCACCTTCTAAAGGTCTTCCTCCTCCATAAGTGTTTGTCTCGGCAGTGTTCGCCCAGTGGTAAGCTATTACCTCGTGACCGTTCGTGGTAATAGCGAAAGTACCTTCGGACATAGCCACTGCTGGATTCGAAGGTGAAGTACCTTTAGTGCTCATAGGGGCTGTCAGCAATAAAGTATTACCGGTAGTTACGTTGGCTAAATTAATTTGTTGTTCATCTATATCGTAAGCTACAGCCCAAACTCTAGCGTAATAAGTTCCCGCTTGGAGACTGATCTTATTACTACTTAAGGAAGCCCAAGCACTACCGGTGGTATAATTGTTTACAACAGTAGTATTTAAAATTCTAGTGTTCCATTGTCCCCCAGAAAGAGCCCCTCCTGAACTTCCGTCATCATAACGTTGAGCAAATAATGCGTAGTCACCATAATTTAAGAGACCTCCTGCCCATTCAGCTGTTCCCGCGCTTGCATACGCTAAGAATTTAAGGTCGGCGCCATCTGCTGGTATATGTTTATAGCCGTTTGCAGTGCTGTGCGTTATTGTTCCGCTAGTGGTTATAGTGCCGCCGGTTATAGCGCCAGAAGTTGCCACTGAAGTAACTGTACCACTTCCTCCGCTTACTGTAGCCCATGTATTATCTCCTCTTAAATAGGTAGAAGAACTAGCTGTCCCCGAACCTAATCGAGCAGTGGGAACTGTCCCCGAGCCTAAATTACTTGCATTTAAACTGGTTAAGCTCGCGCCGCTTCCACTAAATGTCGTAGCAGTGGCCGTGCCGGTAATAGTGACCCCTCCAGTATTAGATATTGACAACACGTTTGTGCCGCCACTGATTGCCGTGGCTCTTGCACCCAAATAATTAATGTTAAATGAATTTGGATTAGCGTCAGCAAATATGCCCCAAGTTTTATCCGCACTGCCAGAACTTGCGTGGATCTGTAGCCCGCCCTCACGAGTTGTTCCGTCAATTGTCGTTGGGCCAAAATTGGCATAAACTGTAGCACTAGCCGTATTGTCAATTACGGATAACGGATTGGTGGGGTCATTTGTTCCTATACCAACTAACTTACTGTTAGTGATTGACATTGAAGGGACGCTAGAACTTCCTGTAAAAAATTCTAAAGTATTCTCACCTGTCGCTCCGTCATTACCAATCTCGGCCCAGTTATTATTAGAATCATTAGCGATTTTATAACGAAGGTTTGTGGCACCACGTAACGTCATGTTACCTTTTACTTCGAGTAACTCTGACGGTGCATTTGTTCCTATGCCAACATTACCGTCACCCTGAATGGTCATCTGATCTGTGCCCTGCAGATCAAAATGCAGGGTAGCATTCGTATACAATCTACTTATATAAGCGTGTTCAGCATTTTCGGAATCATACTTAATTTCCAATGCGCTGTTACTTGCCTTCCCTCTTCCTAATTTTAGAGCCGCTACATAATTGTTCCCACTTGGAGAAGTTCCGCTATAAAAATCAACTTGTTTTTGAGAGGCAAAATATATATTAAGGGCAGACCCCGGACCAGTTGTTCCTATACCAACATTACCGTCGCCAATAATCCGCATTGATTCCCCCGTATCGCCAGTAACAATTGCCAACTCTGAATCATCGGCTCCGCTATCGATACTAACAATACGGCACCCACCTACACTTGATGACCTATTACGTAAAAGAAGTTGCGAAAACGATCCAGCCGTTGTGGATTCGTTGTTAATCATTAAGGTTGAACCCTCATCTCGTTGATGACTCGCTTGACTTGCGTCATAAACGGTATTATCGGAGTTGCTTACCATTAACTTACCGCCATTAGTAGTTGCGGACCCTATAAGAACTTGGCCTCCGTCTACGAATTTTACATGTTGAGTTATACCAGTTTCTACAAATTTAAGTCCGCCGTCATAGGCCATGTACCATTCCTGCCCACCTGTATCATGAAAGTATAGAAGATTACTAGTAGTTGCGTTTGCTCCTCCTATTATCACGTCGTCATCAAAAGCTGTAGTGCTTCCCGAATACGACGTAATAGAATTTACTGTAAGATTCCCAGTAACGCTAGTAGTAGGGGCATCCAGAACTACCTGCGAACCACTATGGCCATTCTTAATAGTTAGATGTGTATTTCCGCTGGACCCATATCCCATCCATCCTTTTTCAGCTCCCGCTGAATCGAGAAAACTAACATACCCCACCTGAGAAGCGCCAGTGTGGTCGGTGTCCTTCATTATTAGTATAGGGGAACCAGTATTTATTTGAACTTGGGTAGCATATGCTGTGGTACAAGCCATAGTCCCTGCGAATGTGGCGTTTTGTGATGCATTTATAGTCAAGGCGGCTGTGCCGCCGTTAGTGCGGAGAATCCATTGGTTTCCCGCGCCATAAACGGTTTGGTAAACGTCATTAGCCCCATCTAATTCTGTGCGGAATATGTTTGTTCCACCTTGGGATAGATCAATTGCAGGATTGGTGCCAGAGACCTCTAATTGAACTGTAGGATCAGTTGTTCCTATGCCGACATAGCCATTGTTCAACATTGATACTTTGTGCGTAGCGCCGTAACCGAAACGTAATGCGGTTGAATCATCAGCTAATATATGATAATAATCTCCCCCAGATATATCTCCATTAACTCCATCCAACCAAATGACTGCGCCATTAGACCACTCTCCCAAAGAAACTGAGCTACTTCCTTCCCATACCATTAGCTGCTGCGTTGGATCATTTGTTCCTATACCAACCTCGCCATCGGAATTAATAGTTAACTTAGCATCGCTATTCTCTACGTTGTCGTCATTGGCTGTGTTTTCAGTAGCGAAAATCAGCGAACCTCGTCCGTAATTCGCAGTACGCTTAAAAAAGATTCCCCCTTTATTAGCGTTATCATTTCCCGCAAAACCAAATCTTATTGCAGCGGAGTCACCATCCGTGTTGTGGGTGTTCTGTATGTATAACGCTTTATTATCACCAGTTGCAGAGTCGTCAATGTGCAGCTTTGCAACGGGAGAATTAATCCCTATACCGACTTTGCCTCCTGTATCTATGTTTAAATTTGTAGAAGCAAAAGAATTACTGAAGCCAAGTGACATTATATCAGCAGAAGCATCTAGACCTACATAGACAGCATCCGTATCATCTTTGATAGATATTAAAGCATCATTATCTGAAGATTGAAAACGTGCTATCTCGTTAGTAGTTCCCGAGTTAACAGTCAATGTATAGTCGGGGCTATCTGTTCCTATACCAACTTTACCACCTTTCGGGTTTAGTATTATAGCCTGTGCTACGGGAGAGGTAGAATTTTGCGCTTGAAACCAAAAATTATTAGTCGCACTATCAATATCAATACTTAATCCAATATGTCCGTCTGCTCGACGCAAATTAAAAAGGCTTCCGTAAGTACCTAAATTGGGAATGGCTGCCGATCCCCCACGTACCTCTAATTTAGCTCCCGGAGCTGTTGTTCCTATTCCAACATTGCCTCCCTCTTCTATAAAAACTTTTACTGATGAGGTACTTGCGTCATAAAAACTAAAACCGCCGGGAGCACCATTATAATGGCCTACATACCATTTACCTGTGCCAGCGTTTTCATACACGATTCCCGCACTGTAAGTATCCGAAGACGTAATAGAAACCCAGTTATTTGCGCTGCCTCCATCAAATCTAGCCAGTGTAGTGGAGGTTGCGGAAACATGAAGTTTGTAGGTAGGACTCTCTATCCCTATACCAACATTACCGTCACCCAAGATAGTCATATTAGTGCCGCCACCGTCCTTAAACTTAATTGGTAGTCCAGTGTCAGTATTGAATGAAAACGCTCCTCCACGCATACTAATATACCCTCTTTGGGTATTAGCGGAACGCTCAATAATTATTCCGCTTGCGTCGGAGTTATCAACTTTATCTTTGACGTGCAACGGAGCAAGTGGATCAGTAATACCGTTAACACCAACATTCCCCCCGCTCTTTAATCTTAAATTTTCTACACCTGCACTAACGCCATCGTAGGTGACCAAGCGCATATGGTAACCGCTTACGCTTTGAATATAACAGTCACCGTTACTCCATGTTATTGTTCCACTGCTTCCCGGTAACCATATATTACCGTTTACTGTTAATGTCTGATATTTACCGCTTGTATTAACAGATAAATAATCATCAAATCTACCGTTGCCGTTAACATGAAATAACTCTGCTGGATCAGTTGTGCCTATTCCAACTTTGCCGTCAGCAGCTATACGCATTCGTTCACTACTACCAGTTTTAATAATGAGCGCTCTACTGGTTCCCCCGTCAGCTGCATCACAGACATTAAACGTAACATCTGAGTTCTCTGATGACGTAATGTCCAATCTAGTATCTCCTGTAGTATTGCCTACGGTCAAGCCTACTGAGCCAGTAGCAGATTTAAAGGTTCCGGCTAAACCATAAAGAGCCCCATTATTTCTAATATTAAGAACGGTTGAATCAGAATTATTTTTTAAGTCCAGTAATATATTATCGACAATATCATTACCGCCTTTTGCAGTCAGAGCTACCGCAGACCCTGCTGCCGAAGTTACAGTTGTGTTTACTAGTGATGCCATTTAAATCCTTTTTTTCAATTCTTGAACCTCTTTATAGAGTTCTTTAAACCCGCCTAATAATACAGTCACTGCTCGACTATAATTTACACTGGAAGGATTACCTTTTTCGTCCTTCTCGACCAATTCCGGGAACAATTCCGCAAGTTCTTCCGCGATTAAACCGATTTCTTTTTTCTTATTTTCTTTTCTATTGTATTTTACTGGGCGGATTTTATTTATTATATCTAAGCTTGGAGTATAAGTTTCAACGTTTTCTTTTATAGCGATACTTGAAGTTTCAGTTAAGGTTCCTGTTACCGTAACGCCAGCTGATGTTGTAGCTATTTTAGTACTACCTTGATACAGTAAACTAGTAACTCCCGCTTGAGTCATGACTACGTGATAATAACTTGCCGTCCCTAATTTATAGGTCTCATCAGCCAAAACCAATACGCTACCCATAATTGTGGTAGTTCCCGGTTTATCTATAACAATACCAGACCTCGTACTTGCTGAAGTAAACCTTGCGTTATAATCGGACCCTCCGTTAACATGAAACAGTCTACTTGGATTAGTTATACCTATGCCGACATTACCTGTAGTCTTAGCAATCGTAAAAGGATCTTTAGTACTGGTAACATCCGTTATTCTAAAGCCATTTGTAAAGTCACAACTAATGTCGTAGACATAATTTGAGCTTGTAGAATCTTCAAGCCGAAGTGCCGCAGTTCCTCCGTACTTAATGTGAATTGGTTTAGCGGCGACATTAGCCACTGACGAGTTACCAAACATTCCAGTCGTAGCCCTAGCTTGGCCATTTACTTCTAGTAAATTAGCGGCATTTGGAGAGACATTAATTCCCACTGATGTTCCGTCATCAGTTATTTGAGAGTTCCCTATTGCACTCCCTCCTGTGAATTTAGCTACTTTGTTAGTGGAACCACTTCCGCTTATACTCCCAGCGCCGGGAGAAGCTTCCCACGCAATTCCTCCTGCGCCATCTGTTGTTAAAACATAACCATCAGTTCCGGCGCTGCCTCCTATCTTCATTTTAGAGGAAGCGATATTTACTACTCCATCCCCAGTAATATCCAAAACTGCCCCACTAGAATTTTCAACGTAAAGTAAAGACTTAGTAGCGCTGCTAGTATTCATATAGGAGTGAATTGCCTTATTAGTCCCGTATGCGGTTCCTACTACTTTAAGAGCAGCTGCGCCTGATTGGTCTGATGCTACTTGGTTAACTTGAAGCCTGCCTGCTGGATTAGTTACCCCTATACCGACATTACCCTCTTTATTAATAACCATCCTTTGCCGGATGCCATTAGTCGCAGCTCCAGCTGTGGCAAAAATTAATTCACCATCAATCCAACTATCACCATCTCCTGTGCCTAATGGTGATCTAGTATAAATAGCTGCCGTCGCTGCCTTATAAGGACTAGATCCAGCTTCCCTTTTCGCGAAAAGAAGCATTGGGGAGAACCCGCCTGCGGTAGTGTCGTCATTATATAACACTAAACCGGGTTTTGTTGGGCCAGTCGCACCATTATCTGAAATGGTGATTAACGCCCCGAAATCATCAGTATTAGTAACGTAAGGATCGTAGCTGGCATGAGACCCTGTACTAGCAATATAAATGTCATCATTACCATAACTGGCATTGATGGTATAGTTATTTCCTATTTGTAAGTTACCGGTGGGGTTATCTGTGCCGATGCCGACATTACCTGCAGAGGTAATACGCATATGCTCCGTGTTTGAAGTTACAGCAAATCGGATATAATCATCATTCTTACATTGAATCGTCCAACTCCCCCCTGAATCTAAAAACCCTACGTTTCCATTTATGGCATATATATAACCATCTGTAGTGCCACCACTGTCCTCAAATTGTATTCCTGTCTCACTACCCGAACTTTTTATTTTAAGCGATGAATTCCAACCTCCGCCTACGATTTCTAACTTTGAATCTGGTGTAGTTGTTCCTATACCAACATTACCAGTAGAGACTATACGCATTGCTTCGTTAGGCCCACCGCCACCTGAAGTACCCAACTTAAATATAATATTACTATTCGCACCTAAATTAGCTGGATTCCCATTAGATATTAATTGTAAATCTGCGCCACCCACCACCTGACTATAAGTATAAGTAGAGCTACCTAATGCGATAGCGCTGTTAACATGTATTTTGCTACCTGTATTAAGATCACTTGTCAGTCCCACTAATAACTCACCATCAGCATTTATTCGAGCTCGTTCAGTAGCATTTGTAATAAAATTTAACGTACTGGTAGTTGGTCGACTCATACCAGTGGTAGTATCGTTGGTGAAAGAAAAAGACGGAGCAGTCACAGCTCCTGAAAGAGACCGTATTTGCCCACCACTTTCTATAGTAGCTACCTGAGTACTCTCGTATCTTACGCTTAAAACAGTACCAGCTGAAGAATGACGCCCTAGTTCTAAAGCCGTAGTTTCGTCTGCTGCTATCTGCAATTGACCAGCGCTCTTATCAAATCCCATCCCAGTTTGATTACTAAAACCTGAAGCTATATTAAGAACAGTATTACCAAAAAATACATCGTCGCGTAAGTATGCAGTTCCGTTAAGGTCTAGTAATTTACTTGGCGCAGTTATTCCTATACCAACACTTCCACCCCACGGACTTATTGCTATAGGTTTCTTGGGCGCTCTGTCTGCGCTAGTATCCCAAGCTTCCATGAAAGCGTAATCAGCATAAGTTCCGAACTGAAGTTCGCTATCTTCACGAACAGATATTCTTCCTCTAACATCTAGTTTTGCACTATTGGCTGGAGCATTTGTCCCTATACCAACGTTAGCACCAACAATATGCATGGTTTCGGTATCGGTGCCCGCCACCATAGTACTAAACGTTAAACGACCATCTTCTTCTGTATCAGTATTATCAACGATAAATGATTCGATAGAAGAATAACGAACGTTATTGCCCCCATCATCAGCCGCGTCAAAATATATGAAATTAGCACGACCAGCATCAGTAGCAAAGTCTGTCCTAAAAGTCATGCCCATTGCTCCAGTTCCATCATTGTCGAAAAATAACTCTTGAGTAGAAGCTGAATCTGCATGTATATGGAAAATACTTGCGGGTGCATTTGTCCCTATACCGACACTACCCCCTTGAGTCAAAATCATTACCTCAGTAGCAGGGCTTCCATCGCCATCTAAACCAAAACCTAAATAAATTTTAGCATTAGCGCCGCCAGTATTATTTAATGATGAAATAGTTAAGCGCCCAGAGCTAGTAGAGTTATATCCAAAATATCCACCTAAAGAGGCGCTACTTCCTCCGGCCTGTAACGCTCCTTCAAAATTATCACTATCAGCTGCTTGGTAAATGTGAGCATTACGGTAAGGCGTAACGGTTCCTATGCCAACATTGCCGCCTCTAAAATATGAATTCCCGTTTGAATTTAAATTTACTTGTGTGCCGCCAGTATTGGAGCCGACCTGAAAAACACCGTCAGAGCCGTTGCTATAGACTCCAGCAATTAAATTCCCACTTGAGTTGTCCCATTCTTGAACATAAGCACTAGTCGCGGCAGCTTTAACATGAAGCGGACTGTCTGGCGCCGTATTCCCAATGCCAACTTTACCTCCGGAAGTCACTATCATTCTTACAGCACCATTTGTTCCGAACTGTAAAGGATAATCCCCTGTCCCGGCTACTACCGTTGCGTAGGCTAACGCTCCCGTAACGGTTCCTCCCCCTGAGCTAGACTCTCTATAAAAATAACTTGTTCCACCGGTATTGGCCGCTTGGAAACCTGTACGATTAGTCCCCGTGGTGGAACTAACAAATACATCTCCAGCAGCCTGTCTTATATCAAGCGAATAAGCCGGATCAGTTGTTCCTATACCAATTAAACCACCAACAGGATCAATGCACATTCTTTCTAAAGGTACATCGCTTGAGGTTAGCCCACTCCCACTTTTAGTTGAGAAAACTAAAAATGCTCGTTCAGACCCCGAAGTGTCATGCAGTCTTGTACCTATCCATGCTTGTGGATGATTATTCCAAGTTGTTGCTCCACCATTATTTAATAAATGATTAAACGCTATACCGGGGTAGTATGTATTAGCAGTAGTAGACCTAGTGTGCTCTGGCCCCATCATTATTCCCCATGTCCCAGTGCCGAGAGTTGTAGCTCCCGTGCTTGGACCTTGAGTTGTGAGCATACCCGGGGGAGCTTGAGTATATGCGTTGATGGAAATTAATTGTTTAGCACCCGTGATTACAATATCTCCGGCATTAACATGAAGCTTTGCGCTGGGTGTAGTTATTCCTATACCAACGTTGCCGTCATACTGGATCGTCATACGCGAGTCTGCCAAGGTTGCGCTATTAGAACCGTTTTGAGCGTTGTTAAGGATGTGTATCTTCCCCCTAGCCGCGCCATCCTCTCTTTCAAATGCCAATATAGATTTTCGGTAATTGGCATTGTTCTCACGATAGCCAAAATGAATACCCTGCCATTTCCCAGCCGCAATTGTTCCTGCGAATGTTACATATTGACCATCTGTGGTTCCTGTATCTACTTCTAATACTTTTTGTGGATTATTCGTCCCTATTCCAATATCTCCATCATCATATATTACTGAGTCGCCAAGAGTATCCGAATCAACCCACTTCGGTACATAATTAGCTGTTCCGTTTCCTCCTACGCCCGAAAGCACATCCTCAATCATCTTCCATTGAGGACCATCTTCTTTGCTTGTTAAAACATAACCATCAACTCCTGTGGAGTTTGTTGAGTCATAAAGATAACCGCTGATTATGGCATCGCCAGCAACATGAAGTCTGTGCTCTGGTGATGTATTATTGATTCCGACATTACCATCTGTATTTATTAAAAACTGAGAGCTTCCACCTTTTTGTATTTGAAAATTATTGTCGCCGTTGCCTGCGAATGATCTATCTAGAATAAAGTTGTGGTTACCATCACTATCTGAATCTTGATCTGCTACTATTTTACAATTAAGGTCGTCTACATAAAATTCTATATCTTGAGCTGTATCTCTTCCAACTACTAATCTAGCTCCATAACTAGGAGATGCTGTAGAGTCTAATATTCTAACTTGCCCACCGTAAACATGAAGATTCCCGACAGGAGCCGTTGTTCCTATACCAACGTTACCATCAGTTAAAACAGTTATTTTATCACTAGTTCCCGGCACACCGCTAGTGTTGGAAATCTTAAAAGCTCCCGACTCCGACCTGTCAACCCCCACCGCCCAGTTGGTATTGTTGTCTCCAAACGAAATATAGGGATCATCATTCCCAGAAAAGAGACGTAGCTTTGTGGCTCCGCTGCTTTTAGTAATGGTAGTGTCCCCGGCGACCTCTAATTTTGCAGAAGGTGCATTTGTTCCTATACCTACATTACCGTCAGCCTTTATCCGCATATACTCCGTTAGAGTATCTCCAGAGCCGTTTGCTGAAGTAGAGAACGTAATTAAGCCGTCATCTGCTCCATCGGTAAGGGCTTTAATCGCAGCTATGGAATTTCCACTATTAGCAAATAGAACTTGAGCCGTGTCATTTGCACTTGTCCTTTTACCTTCTAGTTTTAAAACAGCAGCATCATCATTTTTATCGTTATGAATATAAATCTGCGTATTACCTGCGCTTGAATCATCTTCGTAAACAGTTAATAAAGAAGCGGGATCGTTTGTTCCTATGCCAACATTACCGGCTTGATTAATTGAAATATTAGCGGCTCCTGCACTGGTGAAAGTTAATGTATGATCTGTCCCACCTGTAACTTGAGTATCATTTTTAATTCTCCATTTTGTGGCGCCTGCCGCTTCCCATCTTAAGGTAACGTCAGTGGTTGCGCCGGAAGAGTTCAATGTAGCGTCGCCATAAACCTCAAGAAGATATTGAGGATCAGTTGTTCCTATACCCACCTTTCCATCAGCGGCAATACGAACTCTTTCCTCAGCAACTGCGCTTTGAGGACGAGTTACAAAAGCTAACCCAGCTCCGTAGTCACTCGACCCAACTTCCTTAACTGCGGCTATACCTGCGGCCGCATTCGCATGATAAGTTCCATTAAGTTCAAAAGCTAAACCAACTGCCGCATTCTGAGTATTGTTGGGGTTACGTACAATTAAGTCGTGCCATGTAGCGCCGTTGCTCGGGGCAAATGTCGTGCTACGAGATGGAGTAAGTACGTCTACTTTGCTATTAGGGGCACCTGATCCTATCCCTACATTGCCATCAGTTCTTTTTATAACCAATGCGTTAGTAACGTCGCTTGTATCTATAATAAATTTATTGTTAGCTCCATCGTATCTAAGGTCAACCCCTGTAGTTCCTCCAGCATTTTCCCTATAACTTATCTTTCCAGAGTTTGCGCTATCAACAGTAACAGGACGAATTAAAATTGTGGGATCAGAATCGCTCACAACTTCTAATATTTCGGCGGGCGCATTTGTTCCTATACCAACATTCCCCACACTATTTAAAGTCACCTGCTGCGTTAGCGTTCCCCCTTCCATTGTCCATAACGCTAACTCACCATCCTCGCTTCCATCAGTTGAGTCTTTTATTTGACTTGTAATTGCGCCATATTCAACATCTTCTGGGGTTCCATTATCATTTTTCCCACGAAACCTAATGACACCAATATAATCGTTATCTGCCGCAGACGTAGAACTACGATATAAAACTAGGTCAGGTGCGGTTGACCCTCCTGTTTCGCTGCTTTCAAGTATTAAATTGTTATTAAGATCTGAGCTAAGGATATGCAATTTACCAGCAGGTGAATTTGTTCCTATGCCAACATTACCGTCGCCAATAATACGCACTTTTTCTGAAGATGTACCAGCATTGTCTGTGGAGAACGAAATGTAACCGGTATTGTTAGCTCCCGTAGTCCCCCCTTGAATCATTGCTACTCCACCGACATTATTTCCAAAAAGTATTGTACCAACAATATCTGTGGTATTGTTATTGGCATGTTTTAAGAATATTTCCGCCCCTTCGTCATGCGCCCCATCACTTAAAAGTTGTAATAGCGCAGCTGGAGTATTTGTTCCTATACCGACATTACCGTTAGGCTTTACCACGAACCTATAAGTACCGTTGGCGTTCGCCCCTAAAATAATTCCAGTGCTTGAAGGGTTGTCTATACGGACCAAAAGGCCGCTATGATTACCTGTAGTCGCAGTGTTATAAATTCTTGAAAGCCAATCTCCCGTAATTGAAGCTTTAACTTCAAGTCTATAGGCAGGATCAGTTGTCCCTATGCCAACGTTGCCATCGCGCTTAATGACCATGTCGTCATTAGTGCCATCAGGTCTAAATGAAATATATTTTAAATCACTATAACCTCCCTGTGCCCCTAGTACGAAATAATGGTTGGCGTGATCTAAAGCGAGAAAAGTTTTATTAGTATCATTATTGGCAAAATTAAGCTGAGTCCATGTATCGCCATCATTATCTAGTTTTAACTGATCCCCATTATCCCCAACTATATGAAGTTTGTTATCTGGATAAGCCGTACCTAATCCAAGGCTACCAGTAATATAAGAATCCCCATCCGAATGAAGTTGTATGGTTTGCGTTCCTCCATTTTTATAAGCCCGTATTAAAGCATCGTTAGAACTTTGACGCACATTAAATAAAGCATCATTAGAACTATGAACTAAATTTAAAACATTAGTTCCGTCACCGGTAGACTTTACAGCAAGATTTCCGTCTGGAGCCATGTTTATCCCCACGCCCCATAAACCGTTATCTTGACTCACTCCAGAAGTTAGAGTATCCTCATCAGACCAACGAGCTACATAATTAGCAACGCCGGAACCCCCAACGCCCGAAAGAACTGACTCAATATTTTTCCAATTAACACCAGTTGTTCCCTCGTTAGTGAGAACCATACCTCCATTACCTACGGAGTTGTTAGAATCATAAATGATTCCACTCATGGCAATAGTGTTAACTGAGAGCTTACTGCCATCAAAAGTTAAATTGGCATTAGCCCCGAAAACCCCATTATCATTAAACTGAACTTGGTGGTCAGCTCCCGCCGGATCAGTACTCCCGCCCCCTCCGCCACCCGCTACTTGAGCCCAGCCCGCGGCCCTTTTAACAAAGGTTTTAAGGTTACCAGTAGATACGTAGAAAGCGCCATCAAGTACTCCCGTTACTTGAGAGTCGAGGGCCGTAGTAGTATTAACATCTCCTACAAATCTATCTCCTGCGTATCTTGTGATTGCCATAACTTATGAAAAACTAAATTTAAATCCGTAAAAAGCCCCACTGTTATATATTCCATCATTACTATTAAAATAAATTTTTATTTGATGTTCTCCCGCACTTAATGACGCAGAAGTAAAAGTTCCTTGACCTGCTGTTGTAGTATAGCCAAATCTTCTAGAGTCTTGATCAACAAATTGCGAACCAGCCTCCCCAAAAACAAAATTTCTATCCGGAGCGGGATTAGGTGTTTGCGTTCCTGCCGAATTAAAGAGTTTTACTTGATTCATGTCCCAATCGTAATAATCATTAGCGGTCCAATCTGCAGGAGCCTCGCCTTTGCATAAATGGGTTGAATCTATTCCTAAATGCATTCTATCATGAATTGTAGCTTGATAGATTCTTTCGCCTAATCCTGATACTTTAACCTGTAAGGTCTTGGGCGAGTTTAAAGTGAAAGTCCCCACGGCACTACCGCTTTGTATAAATTTATTAAACTGTTCTTGATAGTTTAAATGACCTGAGTCTGGATAAAGATCATCTCTCTGCAATACTTCACAAGTATCTACATCCGCCTCAAAATAAAAGTTTAACTCTCCGTTAGGTACTGTGTCATTATCATTAATAATAAATGGACTAGCCCGGTGATATCCGTTAGTAGGAAACTCACTATTACCATGTAAGAACCATCCCCAATAAGCATCGTCTTCATCCGGTGTCGTGTTTGTTCCTATATGCCAGTATTCCGGGTGAAAACTTTCCCATGCGTCAGAATAGGTATTATATTCAATAAAAGGAAAATTTCTGGTTGTGCCAACGTTAGCGATACCATCACCGCTATAGTAAAGATTAAATGACCAATCTATTTCAATGACTCCATCGTCAACCTCAGTAGAGTCTTTCCAAAAAGCTGTTGGAAAATTTAATGACATTAGCCAGATGGGTTAACATATCCAGTAATCGCGGAAGCAAAAAGCATTCCATCATAACATGCGAAAGTATAAACGTTCGTCCTGCCGTTGTCTAAATGAGGAGGGCCTCCCGTCCCTCCCCACAATACTGTAGACCCAGATGTAAAAGTAGGTATAAGTGGAGCGCTGTGTGTATTTTTAACATACATAGTTAAAGTCTGCCCTGCTAAAGCTTCGGAAAAAGTATACGCAGGTGAAGTAGTGTCTGTTAATGTGTCATATTGTATATTAGAATCACTCCAGTTAACCGTAAAATCCGTTTCATGAGGCAAGTGTCTAGAGGTTTTATTTATAACTATATTATCTCCAGTCAAGCCTTGGCCATCCGGTATGGTTATCCCCCCATCTTTCATGGTCATGTCTCCTGAAACGGGAGTCTCGGTAAGTCGTAGAACTTGACCGCTAATCTCAACGTGACGTCTTCCAGAAAGAATTAGGTCCTCTTGTGCTCTGAGTAAAATATCAGTAGTATCATTTTTTTGAATCAAAGAATAAGAAGTCCCCTGAAAACGAATCCTGTTTGCAAGAATTATATCATTCCCATTCATGTTAATATTTTCCGTAGCGTCATAATCCCAAGGAACAGTAGTTGAATCAAACGCTACCCCACTACCCGTCATCAAAAGTCCATCAGATTCTCTAATTTGAAGGAAAGGATAAGAAGCTACACTTTGATTTGAAGCATTGCCCCAGTTACTTTTATCAATATAAACATCATCACTCCCAGTGAATCCAATAGCGTTTGAATCGGTATTCCATCCATCAAGAATAAAATTCTTAAGCTTTTGAGCACTTACTTGACAAGTGGTGTAAGTAGAAGGTCCTGTGCCGGAAACTATAGGAAACACCATATCGGTTCCTACTCCTACTGGGCCAAGTTCACTTAATTGAGATATTTTTTTATTCGCCATTTTTCCTTAAACCTTATTATAATATACACTATTTTAATAGGGAGGAATTAGATTTGTTACAAATAGGCTTTCGGTTTCATTTTGAAGGTAAAAACCGTCATCTTCTCCTCCTTCTAACAATATAAAATCTTCTAATTTCTCCATTCCTAATACCCCGCTTATGAAAAGTCCGTAAGACGATTGGTCATCAGGATTTATTTCAACATCAAAAGAAGCGTCAAAAATTTTATTAGAGCCAATAGATGTCTCGTATCCAAAATTATTTAATTTAGCTCCTTTAAAGGTGTATCTCAACGCTTCGTCTTGTCTATTTATCGGAATAGCTCCGGCATTAATGGGAGCGTCCGTGCTTTTTACACATCCCTGCGGGTCAACTTTTATAGTAAAATCGTAACCACTATTTATAGAAATAACATCCACTAAAGATCCACTACTTCCCGACTCTACTACTCCCCCTAAGGCTAAATTAGCAAAAATAGGGCTAGTAGCCTTATTATCTACAGGAAATTTATATCCTAAATTATCAAGAGGCTCGCGGTTTAAATTAATAGAAATATTGTAACTCTGAATATGAAGCTTATCAAAATCTACTCCCAGTCCCGAAAATGAATCAGTAGTTATAGTAATGTCTCCGGGCTTAAGCGCAGGATAGCCTTCTTCAGAAAGGATTCTTGGTATTACTACATTTTTTTCTGGACTAACCGTTCCGCTTTGAGTTTCGATACATGGAGCCTTAAAACCGCTTCCACTCATATCAAAACTAGCGTTATAAGCTGTATACGAGACAGAAGCTCCGGGAACCCTTCCTACCGCGCCTTGAGTTTGATAAGAATTTAGATAACAATTACCAAAACTTATAACATGATAGCCGCTTGCATTAGGATCTATAGATTGATAAATATCAGGTGCAGTAAAGTCTTCTTTAAAATAAGCACTATCTACATCATCTCCCTCTTGGTTAACAACAAGATATATATTCTTACAATCTCGATATTGATTGACTCCAAAATCTTCCCATGGCTGCCTTAAAACATAATTTTTATTCTCCTCAAAAAACCCTTCCAGAAGAGATACGTCTTCATTTACTGTATAATAAGGCGCCCCTTCTTTGGGAAAGGTAAAAACAGGATGATTTACATTTAAACCTAATCGAGCCTCATTCTTTGTACCACACAATAAATAACTAAAATTTAGGTCAACTGTAGGATGATTGATAATTGGCCTGTCTACCGTTCCTCTCTGATTTAATTTAAGGACATCGGTATGTGGTACATTAATAGAATAAGATACGCTCTGAACTCTATCTATGGGTTTTAGCCTATTAAGCTTGCGAACTAAAGAGCTATAATCATTAGTAGGAGGGCTTCCCGGCCTATAGGATAAAAAGTTATCCCCAGTTTCAGGCGTCGGTCCGACGAACAAGGCCTGACAATTGTAAATTACCGTTGGCCTTGCCATTATTTATCTCCTTCATAAATACTTGAATACAATATCCCTGCTAAAAAATCATCTACTTGGTGCTCGAGAGCAACGTCTTGAATTTTTTTAACCCTTTCATGATTCCTATCTGTTGGTTCGGCCGCATATCTCCCTGCTTTAGCCAGCCAGTTTTGAGGCTCTTCGTTAGCTATAACAATATTGGTTATTTCGCGAGCCACCTCTTTCTGCTGTTTACTCAGTCTTTTGCGATTATGAAGTTGCCTTAAGGAAGACTCCACTTCCAAATTAAGCTTATCAGAAAGATTTAAATTATCCTGTATTTTTGATAAACTAAAATTTAAGGCAGCTTTAGTTCCAACTGGAGTTTTTGTATCATTTTCTTTAGGCTTTTTGCTCCCAGATGGTCTTCCACTCATTTGAGGAGCTTTAGCTCCCCCTATGAGGGGTTCATACAAACCCTCATTTTTAAGCTCTTTAAAACGTTTTTGAGCTTCTACAGATTCTTCAGGAGTAGGAAACCGTCCTGACTCTATAGCTTGCATTCCTTCTTCCGCTGTAAGAACCCCAAGCTCAATTAAACGACTATAAATTCTAGAGTATACTGAAGTATCCCTTAAATCTACGTCTTCAAAATGAGCAGTAGGATAATTCTTAAAACCTAATTCTTTAGAAACTCGTCTTATTTCAGGCATTAAGAAGTTTTCTAAAAAGACCCTTCGACCTTGCTTCAGTCTCTCCATGAATACTTGCACTTTAATACTTGTGTTCGCAAACTTTTCATCACTAAGCAAGATGTTATTTAATCCCATTTGAATGTCTTGATTAACTACATCATATTTTTTAGGGTCAAGAATATTGCCAATATCTGGAATTACAAATTTAGCATCTGTGGTATAGTCAGAAATTAAAACACGACCTACAGATTCATTTTCAAAGAGCTTTTGCATGGCCATCAAATTTCTTTGATTGACTCCTCCATCAGCTGGCTTTGCTCCCATTGTGACTAATAAAATAGCTTGATTAGTGGTTCTGGCTACAGCCATATCCATTTGTTTCATCTCTTGTTTCCAGTTTATATCCTCCAAAACTGGATAACCCATTGGAACAGCAAAAGGTTCGTAATCCTGTTTTTTGTAAAAAACGGCTACTAACTTTTTAGTATTGAGGGGTATAGTCACTGCTGACATCCCCACGTTTTTAGTATCCTCTATAAGTTTTTTAGTTTCATCTGGAAGACTGTCAAAAACTTCTTTATCCTCTTCTGTCTGGGGATACCTTAAACGTTGCAACTCGTAATCAGTAACGACTTTATAATAAACGCCGCTACTAAATGAAATACTTCCTTGTAATTGAATATCCGAAGGATTTAAAATGATATATTTTGACGGAATTTCAAGATCTTCAGCTGCCTGACTTATGCCAAAAGTCTGGTTGATTTTAAAAACATCAGACTTTTCCATTTTTGCATTAAAACGATAAATAAAAACATTCCCAGAACGATAATATTCTCTAAAGAAACGGCTCTGTAAATCATCTATATTTATTTTTTTAAATAGGGTCTCAAAAAAGTCTCTCGATTTTTTACTACCTCCAGTGTAGTAAAGATCGCTAATAGAAAACTCGGTCATTAAATCGATAGTGTTTCTAAAAACGGAAAAGTTATAATAAGCTTTTTGACATAGAATAATAGTGTCCCTAACGTCAATGTTAGAATTGTTAGAAACTCCATGGGAATATTTGAACGGAATCATTCCGTTTTCGATATTTCTAAAACGATCAGTCCGAGGAATATCAGCGGCCTTGTTACGTCGCGTGCGAGTGGAGTTAGCCACCGCCTCCTGCATCGCCATCAAAGGCTCCGCGCCTTGTTCCGTTTTCTTCCTTACAGCCATAATTTACTTTAAATTTACACTTAACCAAGCATTCTGGGAGTAAATGTATGGTTAATTTGTTGCACTTCTGTATTTTTAAGATCATTATAGGCTTTAACGGCCCAATTTCCTAACATTAAAGTGGTGTAATTATCCTTACGAGCACGATTAGCCGAAGTACTTCTTTTAAGGTGCTGGGGCAGGTCAAAGGTTTGAATTCCTTTGGCTGTAGTCTTAACTTCAACTAACGCACATTGCTTTCTGGTTTGATAAATAATGTCATCTTGGAACTCTATCAAATCACCTTTATTTTCATAAGGCATTAATTTAATAGGAACGGCTTGAGACGAAACTTTGTCAAAAAAACTTCCACATGCTGCCGTACGAGAACCAAACCAAATCCTCTTATGGTCGATTGAAGCTTGAAGATATTCATTAGCTTCTCGCAAAAAAGTACTAGAAAACAACTGTTTAAAACAAATAACATTCTCTTTTTTATTATACTGCTGTTTCGCTGTGAGTAGCATTTTCTGATAATCTGTTCCTTCCTTATCGCTATTAAAACTAAAAAACTTTAAGTTGATATGAGAATCTCGAAATAGCTCTGACTCATTAGCGCTATCTATAAATTGATATCCAGCATTATCAATTATAATCAGTGAAAAATTAAAATGAGTCACTAGATAGTGAAGGTACTTTATGTGGTCTTTAAGATCCCCTCCAGCAACCGCATAAGCATGAACCAGAGTAGACTCGTTTTTCTTTTCGGGATCCAACTCTAAAACAGACATTGCAAAATAGTCGGAGCTAGGACTATTACTGAAACTAGGGTCAATACCTAGAATGTATTCTTTATCTTTCTCCCCCTTGATTAAAGTGTGTTGTTTTTCTCCGTCAGGAATGGTGCAGTCGTGCATTTTTTTAGCGCTAAAGTAGCTGTCGCTACCATCAGTGAATTGAGCACAATATTCCCGTTGAAAAGAAGAATTAGAAGAACCTCCAGATTGAGCTTCCTCAATAACTGTGCTATCAATCATGTCGCTAGGGATTGAATCGAACGCCATCTGCGATATGAAGTAATTAGACTGTTGAACGTCTTCAGAATAGATATTGTTCATCCATTCCTTGTAAGTCTTAAAAAGATTTTCAAAACTAAAACTAGCTGAAGAAAGTGCAATCATTTTAGAATTGTTCTCAAATTGAATTCTATCTTCTTCCTTCATTTGTCCTTTTTTAATTAAATCGTCTTCCATCTCACGTATTTTAATACGTTCGGCCATATCTTGAGGAGCGACCAAAAAAGGCATTAGAACTGTTTTAATAGTTTCTTCGGGTAATAATAAAAATTCATCAAGCACTAATATGTTTGCGCGAAAACCACGAATCTTTTCACCGCTTAAAGGTATAGCTGTGATAGTCCCTTCGTTTATCTTCCACTCAAACTGATCATTACGTTTAGATTTAGCCCCAAAGGCATGAGCAAGCATTTGAGCTTCTTTAGATTCAACTATTTTTTCAAGGTTATTAAATATAAACCTTGCAGTACGAAAAGTAGGTCCCGCAATAAGGATCTTGGTTCGGGGCTCAAAAATACATTGAAGAAAACAATATACTGCAGCGATGAAACTTTTTCCACAACCACGACCCCACACGCACATGCTAAAATTTCGATTGAAAAAAGCTTTTAAAGTAATTTCTTGGTACAGGGCTAATTTTATACCCGAAAGAAGTTCGGTAGTGAATCCCAAGTTAGACCGCATGAATTTAGCTAAACTTATTTTAGCCTGACGATCAGGAAGCTCCCCTTTTAAATTAAGAAATTCTTCATTTAAATTAGGAATAGATTTTTTGTATTTATCTGGACAGTACCACATTTATAATAATTTTAAATCATAGGCCAACTGTAAGTCGTACCTTTCCCTTAAGGCTCCCGAAAGTAAAAGCTTTTTTACTATTCTTACGCACTCATTCCTGCCGTTTACGAAAAGAAATTGTATGTGAGGAAATTCTTGAATTAAGTCTCTAACGTTATGAAAAATGAAATCAGGAGTAACTCGTGTATTCTTTTTGTAAACATGTTTAAGTCGATTAAAAGCTAAACAGTCAGAAAGATTTCTTTCCACTAAAACTACCATATAAGCTTTTTCTTCCGCAGCTCTATTTATTTCATTTTTAAATCTTTCGAGACCTGAACTTAAAGTCCCTATCAAGTCTGGAACAGATTTTCTTTCTATATAAGTATTGCGGGTTTTTTTCTTATCGTTTAAACAATAATCACCAAATTTGAGTCCTTTAACTTCTGTGGGAAAATCATTTATACGTAAAGGATTTTGCTCGCGTGAATCAATATAAATAAGGTGGTCTTTATTAAAAGTTTCTCTGTAATTTTTTTTGATTGGAATTTTTTTAAATTTATTTTTATATCCTATCTCCTCACATAATTTATAGTAGCTACCGAATAATTCTTCATAAAAAGGAATAGGTGGCATCGGTAATGTACGTAGTTCTACTTCAGTCGGAGAATAAAGAAGTCCTTTTTCTTTCTTTCTATTAACAAGGAGATCCCTACAATAAGCTTTGGCATCAGCCAGTGGAATTTTTTTGAGCCAATTTTTTAAATTTCTTTTATTATTAAAGTCAGAAGAAAAATACTGTTCTTTATTTTTAAATTTAATTAATTCTTTTGTATACTTATCGTAACGAGGAAAATACTTATGGTAATAGTTCTTAATAGATAATTTATGCGCTTTAATATGAAGGTGGAGCCCCCTATCTTTATCAAACTCTTTATTACAACTTCTGCATTTAACCATTTAAAACCTCTTCTTCGCTAATGCCCATAATACGCGATTTGATATCTTCCATTGAAGATAATCTTTCTATTTCAGATGATATGTTCTTTTTACGTATTTCAGCTATCTTTATCATTTTATTCCTTGACTCTTCATCTTTCCAAAGTTCTACAAGGTTTAAAATAGAAGCGGATTCTTGAAGCACTTTACTTAGGCGTTGACTTCTCTTTTCTTTTAATTCGTTAAGAAGTTTGGTCTGTCGATTAACGCATTGGTTGTATTCTGTTTGAGCTGTATTAATGGCTTCCACTAAACTCATCGCCATGCGTCTCCCCTCTGTGTCTTCGGCATTTTGATCTAATAAAGTCTGTAGTCTCTCAACCCTTCGTTGGATATTTGAAGCTATGACGACTTCCGCAGAAAGAACTATATATTGATCTACCTCTTCTTGAGAAAGATCCGATTTATCCCATGTATACCTTACAAAGCTACTCTCAAAAAGCTCCCTATCAGTTTCAACTGAATAGGTACTAATTTGATGTAAAAAACGAAAAGTATGCATATAGGCAATTAACGTAGATAAATTCTTTTTTATTTTAGGAGTAATCTTTTCTTTATCAATTCCATTATGTACGTACTTATTAACTCTCACGACAGCGCGTGATTCTGATTTTGGTGGAGCGTATCCTCCTTCAGCTGGAATCTCTTCGCTGTTATCGCTATATTTAACTTGATTAGGTATAGTGTTTATAAAGTCCGCCACGACTTTGTAACGCAAGTCTAGTGCTGAAATTTTATTATCATCAAAAATGAGTCTTGCCATATCCATTGGTTTCATGGCGCTGCAATTATTGGTAATAAATTCTTTTTGATCTTCGGTGAGTTCTACTTTCTCCTTGGGATAATACTTATGAGAGACTTTTGCTGATAGACTTTTTTTAGCAAGAAATTTCTTAACAGCCCTCCCGTATTTAGACCTACCGTCTCTTTTGTTTTCGGGAATATCGGGGAAAACAAGTTCTATTAATTCTGCAATGTAAGGAGGGTCGTCCACCCTTTTATTCCACTCTTCTAGAATAGCTAATTCTTGATCTTCATTTAATTGTATAGTATTCTCTTTCACAACATTTCTATTTCTCCATTAGAAATAATCTTTTTAACTTTTTGTATAATAGCTTTTTTTACATTTTTAATTTGTTTATAACCCGGGACCCTGTTTTTTTCATTAGTCTTATACCCCATGAGGGAAGCTGCTTTTTCTTCAGATAAATTGTCTATATAAAGCGCTTTATAAATTTTCCATTCGGCAGGCTTAAGCACTTCTTTCATTTTCTCATTTAGCTTTACCATTAAAGAAATAATATCTATATCATTATATTCAGCAGCATTAATTTCTGTAGAATGTTCGTTAATAGAAACTGGGAGCTTAGCATCGTAAGCTTGTTTTTTAGTTCTTACCCAATTAGCAAAAAGGGGACACGTTTCAGATTGTTTCCCATAAATATAGCACAAATCTCCCGATTCTGCAGCTGCGCACTTTAAACATGGCCTACAATAATTACCGTAATTGTTACGTATTAGATTTTTAATCTGATTGGATATAATCCTATTGATCCACGGATTAAGTGGCTTTTTAGTGTCATAAAGATGCCACTTTTTAAATATATGAATTCTTAGAATTTGGGAAACGTCATCGAAATCCATCCACGAAAGCGCAGTCAAGTTCCACTTGGATTTTCTTTTTTTTATTTCTGCATCTATCTGTTCTATATAATCTTCAAATTTAGGTTTAGGTGTCGGCATTATCGCGGCGAGATGAGCCAGCGTCCCGAAGGAAGTCCTGTTGTATAGTGTCCTTTGAGTAACTGGGGTCTACCTCCCTCTGATAGCCGTCGTCTAAAGCGTTAGGATTGGATCCTGCAATATCTTGAATTTTATGAGAACTAAGTCCTATTTGGCCCTCTAGTTCAAAATCTAATTTATTAATCCTCGGAGGCGAAAATTTCTCTTCTTCCTCGATAACACTATCTTTTGTAATCTTTGGTGAGTTAGTTTTAAAAACTTTTGGAGTAGTGGACTGACCCATTGAACCAAACAAACTACCGCAAGAACCACAAAACTTAGGTTTCTGAAGAGAATACTCTGTCCCGGACCCACAAGTTGGACAATATTGTTTCATGAATGATATTACACTAAATATATTATTAAAAAATATAGGTTTTTCAAAAAAAGTGTATACCTATATGGATATGGAAAATGTCAAATTCAAGACTTCGGATGGTGTAGAATACGAGTTAATATGGAAAAAACCCCACCATACTTATAATGCTGATGGCTTATGTTATTCTCCAGAAGCTGATAATCCTAAAATTCTTGTTGACCCAAAACTTAAAAAAAGACGTAAAATGAGCACTCTTATAGAAGAGGTTACTCATGCATTCTTTTGGGACAAGACAGAAAAAGAAGTAAGAAAATTCTCCTCTGTTCTTGCCGGGTTAATAAATAAACAAATTAAATAGTGTCACAATCTGCTAATTTTGAAACGATAAATTTAGTCAACTCTGATCGAACAATATCTTCTTCACTAAATTCAAAAGTGTGAATGCCCATGTCCCTGCTCTCTTTATTATTGAAAATATCATAAAGTTTGACAAACCCTCCCCGATTTCCATTTTTTAAATCGGTTTGCATGGGATCTGCCATAATAATGCATCTTGAATACTTACCGATTCTGGTAAGAACAGTTACTATTTCCCTAAAAGAGCTGTTTTGGGCCTCGTCCATCAATATAGCTTTTCCGTTCCAGCTCATTCCTCGAGCAAAATTAACAGGATGAATGGAAACTCTTTTTTCTTTCTGAAGTTTTCGCACGGTATCTTCACTAAGTAATTCGTCCAATTTATCCATAAAAGGCAAGTTATAATAATGAAGCTTTTCATCAGCGTCTCCGGGAAGAAACCCAAGACGAGAGTCTGAACTTTCTACCGCTGAACGCATATATATAACATCTGAAACTTTTGATTGATTAAGTAAGCTTAAAGATGAATATACTGCCGTTAAAGTTTTTGAGCTCCCTGCCGGACCTTTACATAAAATAAGACGAGTATTTTTGTCTTGAGAAATTTCAATAAAACGTTTCTGTTTTTCCGTCCAAGGTAATTCTTCTATGTAGAAATTATCCTTAGGTTTAATTGGATCTCGTTGATGAATCTTGATCCGTCCGTCCGCAACTTCGAGAGAATCAAAATTCCCTGCGCTTTTTACTTTTGGCATTATAGTAAATTACACTAAATTAGTGTAACATAAATAGAAAAGTTATGAATGAATTAACAAACGCTATTCCCGATATCGTAAATTTAACCTCTAATATACAAAAAGAAGAGGTAAAGGGCTTTTTGGAAAATTTAATCGGCGAATATGGATGGCTCTTGTTTGCGGCGGTACTAACAATCTTGGCTAAAGATATGATTATGAATTTTGTTCAGGGATTGCTTGTTTTTATGGGGAATGATTTTAATAATGACGACATTATTTATATTTCCGGCCGTCAAGCACGTATAGTTCGCGTCGGAATTCGTAATACGGTTTTTTACATGACAGACCGCCGGACTAAAATGTTGGTTCCCAACGAACAATTAAAATTACTAACTATTGAAAAAAGATTACCTAAAAACGGGGGAGAGCCCTATCTTGCCAAAGGTAGTGATTCTAATTTCATGGGATTTGAAGAAGTTCCCATAGCTCCCTCTCCTATGCAGGTGGAAGTAGTAGAGGCACCTTCTCCTCCCTCCAAAAGAACAAGAAAATGAAAAAAATAACAGCATTAGCATCTATCTTTCTCATGGGATGTACTAGCGTCCCCAACCTTAAAGAAGTTGATTTAAGCATAACAGGATTAGAAATGGAGTTCTATGACAACCGAGAAGCTCCCATCATTTTTGATTATAATGCGGACATAGAAAGAAGATACCAAGAAAGAAAAAATCGCAATAAAGTCACTAATTATGGAAAATTAATGCCCATGACTAAAAAATAAGTGTAAAGATTATTGAAATGAAAGAGATAGATTTTACAGAGCAGATCATTAAATGGCGCGAAGAAGAAGCTGCTAAAACAAAGAAGCAGTGGGAAAAGATCGATACTAAAGAACTTAAACGTGACACTAAAAAAGAAAAGAAGGAGCACGAAAAAGACGCCATTAAAGACGACGAGAGTAAAATCAAAAAACTTAAAAAAGGAAAGCCATCCGAAAAAAAGAGCGTTGAAATTCACGACATTAAAAAGGACGAGAAGTACGATAAAGCTAAAGCTGCCAAACTAAGCAGTAAGCAAAAAAACGATTTGCCTGATTCTGATTTCGCTTATATAGAGCCCGGTGGAAAAAAAGATTCCGAAGGAAAAACAACTCCTCGGTCATTACGTCATCTTCCTATTAATGACGCAGCACATGTGCGAAATGCTTTAGCCAGACTCGATCAAACTGATATTAGTGCAGAGGCTAAAAAAGCGGCTCTGAAAAAAATTAAAGCCGCAGCCAAAAAATTCGGTATTAAGGTTAGCGCGTCAGCTCAAATCGACTATTCTGACTTATACTAATCTTTCTTTTAGTTTCGCTAAAGAAAAAGCCCCGCGACGGCGGGGCTTTTGTTTTATAGAGTTGTGATTATTTAATGCGACGTCTTAAAAGCAGTGGATCGAAGTTATCGTTGCTATCCCAAGCAAAAGGTTCCCATCCTTTGGGGATATTTTTGCCAGTAGAAGTTTTGAATTCCCACTGTTGATTTGTGTCCCAAGGGGTAATTTCAAGTTTCGATGCACCTGTTCCGAGAACTACAGTAGCAGTTAATAAAACGCCAATCGCGAACGATTTCCAGTCGAGTAGTCTCATATTCATTATCACTCCCCGGGCTCGTTGCCGTCAATAACCTTGTCTCTATTGTTTTTAAACTCTTCGCGGATTTCTTTAATCCTTGAATGAACTTCTTTTTGGTGAGCCCTCATTGCTTCAGCCCATTCTTTGCGAGAAGCCTTCATTTGTTCCCGAAGCGCTGCTTTTTCTTCGTCAGTAGCATCTTTCCATTTGTTTTTGTCGAATCCGACTTTCATTTTTTCAGTAGCTTGTTTAAACGCTTCCTTCAACTCTTTGATTTTTGCGTCGTCTCTAATAAGCTTGCCAAAAGCCTTGCCTCTATGGTTGACTTTATGACCGCGTTTCTTAGCGTCTCCTCTACGCTTCTTTCTTTTATCAAAAGCGGCTTTAAGGCGTTCTTTAATCTTCTCGCGATCAATTTTATTTTCAGGACGTGGCTTCTCTGGTTTTTCCTTGTCTTTTTTAGGTCGAGCTTCCGCGGTTGATAACACTGATGCAATAACTGCGACCAGTCCGTATTTTAGTATACGAGATGTAAACATAACATTCTTTACACTGCAGGAAATGTGCCAAACAATAAATGGGCATTTGTTGGGAATTTAATATATTTGCAAACAAAGCGCGGGTAATAATTCCCACTTAATTAAAATGAGCGGGAAATGTTCCCCACTAGTGTAATAAATAAAGTGAAAAAGAAACATGTCGTTATAGGCGCTATAGTGGCTGCTGTGGCCGTTTTAGCTTTCTGGTTAGTCCGTGGTGAAGAAATTAAAGAAAAAGCCGCAGAGACAGCAAAGGAGGCCGCAAAAGAAGCTATTGTAAACAAGGTAGTGGACGAGGCCGCTGACAAAGCTAAAGAAAAACTTAAAGAAGAAGTTTTAGATAAGTTGCTTCCGTGAATGAAGTTTCATCTCTATTTAAGAGAACTGCGGCAACGTAGATTTAAAGACACTCGCAAACTATGCCTTATGTTAGGAGTGAGTAAGGATATGTGGCGCAAATTAGAACGTGGAATTAATCCTCCCCCTAGAAGATCAATACTGAGAAAATTTTGCATTTTAGTAAACGCTTTAAGCTACGAAGAAAATCAATTATATACTTTAGCTAGAAGATGGGAGCCTCACGAAGATACTAATACCGCCAACCACATTTTAATGGATTCTCGATCTAAGCCAGAATGGAAAGAAGCACTTATGGATCAAAACCGTCCCGACTATGCTCATAAATATTGGAAACCTCTAGATTAGCGAATACGAGTTAATAAATCGTTCAGATTTTCAAAGGCTATACGATCTACCCTTATAGAAGGTGGCCTTACTCTAGTGTTGGCTATACGAAGCCCAAAAATATCATCTGAAGGAGAAATTATATCTTCTACAAAATCCCACAGGCCGGTGTGCTTAGCCCAGTTGTAGTAAAGATCAGTATTGTCTTTCTCAGCTTCTAATAATATCTGCCGCTCTTTTTGAAATATACTTAAATAAAGACATACTCCCCGAATGGCTAATGAGTCACTGGGAGGTTCCACAACACTTTCGTAGAAAATGAGCGAATGCACTCAATGTTTTACACTTTATATATCGTGGTATATTTTAGACCTTAATGGGGATGGCTTTTTATTCAATTCCGTTTTCTTTTCTTCGTCCGGATAATGGTTGTAAAAAAAATAAGGACTATTACCATATGATCGATCAATATCTTCTGAAGTCATTTCTTTATCATAGATTCTAACTCTTGGAGGCTTTTCCTTATCATACGGAATAATAAAATCAGGATTATGCCAGCGCAAAAGATTATTGGGAGGTATGGCATAGTTTCCATCATCCATTTCCAGAAAGTGATAACATTTTGAATCTTGGTCGTTAGCGTATCCAATATTGAGCTCATTAAGGTCCCCCTCGTAATCGTCAATAGTAAATACATACTTACCAGAACGCCATACTCTGTCGCGGCAGAATACGTCCACGCGACGGTTTTGCAAAAAACCGAATGTCGTAACTGCGATATCATTATCTTGGCAATCCCACGTCTGTAGGAGCGACAATCTTGTTTGCTCATCTTCAGATAAAACATCGTAGTCCTCTTTATGACAAAAGGCCGAAATTGGCATCTGCCAAAAAATCGCCCCAAAGCACGATTGGAAATGAAAGTGCATAGGACGATTGATCATTGATTTTACACCAAATATGTACCCTTCTGTCAATCCAGAGCTTTCGGGGCCAAAAATATAACTGTTTCTTATAAAACATCCAATGTAGGGAGTGTTAGCGTTTAGTTGAGCCATTTTTAGTTAATCTCGTGTAATATTATTCTATAATGCCAAGTGATAATAAAAAAATTACTTTTGCGGATCTGGATGGGTTCCTCAAAATTGCGCCAATATTAGGTATATGTGTTTTAGCTTATCTTCAAACTATGTTTCCAAGTAAAGTGGAATTTGAAAAACTAGAGAATCATTTAATCCAAATGGATAAGAAACTAACTGAAATGGCGGTAGTCAATAAAACCATAACTAATAACTCAAGTGAAATAAGAAATATTAACGACAGAGTAAGACAATTAGAAATTCAACTAGCAAAACACGATAATCACGACAAATCATGAAATGGGCACTACCTCTTCTTTTCGTCGTTAGCTTATACGCGTCCCCCACTATAGATCCAGATATAGAAATCAAGATACCGGGTTTGGTTTGTCAATCTTGCGCTATTGGCGTTAAAAGAGGACTAAAGAAGACTAACCTTATTAAAGATATAAAATTTAACGTCGAAAAAGAAATATGCCTTGTTGAGTACATCAGTATAGAAATTCACCCGAGCCAAATTAAAAAAATTGTTAAAGACGCCGGGTATGAAGTGAGATACATTAAATGGCTTAAAGACAAAAAACCAAATAGGTACAACAAGCCATGATCTGCAAAAACAGATATTGTTTCGACGATACCTGTAAAGGCGAATGCACAAAAAAACAAACTAAAAAAAACCTCCCACCAGTTAAGGTGAGAGGTTCTGATTATAAGCTACTCTCAGACAACTAAAAATTATTTAGTCTCAATAGTTAGTCCGTTGGTGAAATGAAGCACCCAGTTAGCAATCCACGCATAAACTGCGCCTCCTACCCAGCCGCCAATTCCAAATGCTGCGATACTACCTAAGTCAGCAGAAACCGCCTCACTAATCTTATTTATTCCACCATCAACATCACCTAATGCTCCAGCGCCGATTAAAGCCAACACAGGGAGCACTACGCCTTTGATAGCGCCAGTAGCTACTCCGAGCAAACCTAAAAAGTTAGCAGCAGAGCGTGTATGTATTTTTGTAATAGTCATTTTTTTCATAACAGAAACAAACTGTTTAATCACAATCATAAACAGTTAATACTATTACACGGCTTAGTTCCTTGAGAGAGAAGGCTGTATAAAAAAATCGCAGCCCCCGAAGAGGCTGCGACTAAGGAACTTATATATTGATTATTAAGTTGTTCCAGCGCCAACGTTGCCGTCTTCACTAGTACCAATTCCTACATTGCCTTCCGGTTCTGCTTCCGGGGTTGGCTCTGGGTCTGGAGTAGGCTCCGGCGTGGGAGCGCTTGTACCAGCTCCTACATTGCCACCTACTGGCTTTCCATCTTCATCCACCCCGGGAATTATATTTCCATGTTGATCTACGTTATCATTCATATTTTTTATCTCCTAAATTAATCTGGGTAAACTTGCCCTGTTACTACTGCTCCTGAGAAGGCAGGAACACAAGCTAAAGCCCATGCTTGAGCGCCGTTACGAATATCGGAGCTATTAGCCATCCAGCCAGAAACACTATTAGCTGTCCAACTCCAACCCGAAGGAAGAGCTGGGCCGAGTCTCTTGGTTCCGGTTACTTCGCCGGAAGCCCCAGTTAAATCTTCATAAGGGTAGTGATCAGTACCACTAACCATACCACAAGAGTAACTATTCCATCTTTCGATAGGTGGTTTCTTTTGGTTGTAGTAATCTACATCGTGATAACCCCAAATATTTACACTTGCAGATTGGTCAGCTTTTGCTGATGAAGATGTATTAACCTCAACAATACCAAAATCCCAATAACTAAGTGTCGAGCCAGCGTCCGTTGTAATTGCTTTATAAAGTCCCATTATATTATTCTCCTGCTGTTAATGCATCGGTTGCTCCAGAAAAGAAAGGTACACAGTTCTTTAACCAAACGTATGCTCCACTTCTAAGGTCGTCACTTCTCTGCATCCATCCGGACACACCGTTCTCAGCCCAATCCCAACCAGCAGGGAGATCAGGTCCGAGGCGCTTCGATCCGGTTACTTCTCCAGATACACCCGTAAGGTCCTCATATTCATAGTAATCTTTTGCGCCAGAATAGGGACAGTTATACATATTACCATCAACCGAGGGAGCTCCTTGATTACGAAAGGTTTCATTAGTGAATCCCAAGGTATTGATATTGGACCCGTAGTCAGTGCCCTGTGTGCCTTGGAACCAGTTTTCAACTCGGCTAATTTTCCAATAGTTAGCCTGTTGTCCATCATCCTTGGAAAAATTTACATTTAGTCCCATGTTAAAGAATATTACACATTAAAAAAGAAAAGTTCTACTTTTTTTGAAATCTTACTTAATAAAGCTATTCAAAACAAGGTCGAGGTCTTTGATAAATTTACTATTACTTACTAGGCTTTGGCGGCTTTGTAAATAATCAGATGTTTCTTGTATTAAATCATCGTCTTCGAGCTTTTCCGCCGCTTCATCTAATGAGTAGTAATAGAAGGGATAATCTTTACCGAGATACTCTACCACAGAATCAATAGGGTTAACCAAAATGGGAGTCTGGCGAGATATGCATTCAACAACTGCGTTATTTGCAATAGCATCATATAAATCGAGAAATACTACAGAACGCGACATAATTTCATCGTATTTATCATTAGAGAGCCGATGGTTTATTAAATGCGTGTGATTTTGTTTATGTCTTGTTTTAAGATTAATTTTACTTAAGAAGTAATCATCCTCCCCATAGCTTCCGGGGCCTTGAAGTAATATTTTTTTGTATTTGGTTTTAAGCCTAAAAAAAGAATCAAAATTCCTCATCCACCATCCGACATGTATTACCTGACGCCGAAAGTTCTTTATATTAAATTTTACGTCACATTTTGCGGATGGATGATGCACAAACCCCACTGGGATATCTACATCCAAATGAGTCAAGGAGTTTTTAGCTTTCAAAGCGTAGTATTTACTAAAAGTAATAAGACCAATACAATTCTCCATAAAAGCCCTATAGTGTTTATTACCGTACAGGGAAAATATGTTCTGCTCCCATCTTGTGTTCATAGAGCCTAAAGAAGTACAAGGATTATGAAACATATTAATCCATTTCTTCTTCATGTGGGGGAAGTAAGTAAAATCCATTTTTTTACCCCTTCCAACGTTAAAAGTGTGTTCGATCATTCCATCTAACATCACCTCCGCGTTATCATTATGGAAATGTTCGGCAATTAATGCGCAAACCCCGTTCCAACCCCACCTATGTATTGTCTTCGGGAATGGTTGGTGGTTGTATAGGTTTATTTTTGCCATAATATGATTTTTTGTAGCCTTTTACCTTTTCTGGATTGTTTTTTTGCCACTCCTTGACTTTACCTACTATTTTATTTTTGTTTTTCTCGTAATAAGATTTAGCTGTTTTGTTATCGCAACTTTTACAATAATATTTCAAACCGTCCTTAGTACTACTTTGTTTCCTAAATTCGGATAAAGGAAGAGTCTCCTTACATTTAGTACAAGTTTTCATTATAGAGCATTGTATACTTCCAGCGCCGATTATTCTAAAAGTATTTTTGAAAAAAATACTTGGGAGGCGTACCGGGTATTTTTGAAAAAGTAGAATAAAAAAGGTTGCGGAGAATGAAATTAGACACCCCCCGCTCCCCCCGTCTATTTAGAGGCTTTCCCCTTTTAGAAAAGGGGGGGCTTTCCCTGAGGGGGTAGGGGGTAGGGTACTCAGGAGGCCGGACTCGGTTGGCTCGCTATAGTCCATCTCGTTATCTTCCAGCTTGGGGGGTGCACCATAGGGAAAATTATTGGATGCGTGCATTGGTAAGTGGTTGCTGGTGTTATCTGTTAAGGCGTGAAATCTCATCTCAGTCATGCGTAATCCTCAAATCATTGTCGGCAATCGAATCCTCGTAAAAGGAAACCTCAACTACTCGGTGAATGTCACCAGCCAGCACCTTGTTTCCGTCAATGTCTTTCTCTAACACCACGCTGTTGTGGTACTTGTCAATCATCTCTTGCTCTGTTGTACCAACCGGATAAGTGCAGCTTGACACTCGGTTGACACGGGCCAAGAAGTGGTTGCCGGTATAGGTTGGGTTCTTCTCCACCTTAAAGGTGGCGTTTAAGAATGAATGGTAGAATGTTCTCTCGTCTCTCATAACTTGGTAAATAATATCAGTTCTTTTCGCTCTTGTCAAGCCATTCCGTTTCCTCACTCCATTCAATCTCGGTGAGTTTGTTCTGGATGTTGGACAGCTTTTCCTCCATGTCAGAGATGCGTCTCTGGAGGTACTTGACGTGTTCGTAGTCGTTGCCCCATGACTCGGCGAGAGCTTGGAGGGTTCCACGTACGCTGGCAATCTCTGCCCCTTGTTTGCCTAGATTGGCTCTTGTTTCATGTCTCATAACTTGGTAAATCGTATCAGATGAATCGGTGAATGTCAAGTGCTTATTCGCACCACTCAACTACTCGGAACCATTCCCCTTGTACTCGCCTGTTCAATGGCGTGTAGCTCGTCCACTCATCCAAAGGAATCTCCTTGACTGTCTGCACTCCATCAACCCAAGGCCCCTTGACCTTAACCGTCTTTACTTTCTTCTTATCCCTCATAACTGGAAAAATACTATCTTAAATCTCAGATCTTTGCAAGTAAAAAATAAAAAAAAGGTGGCCTAGTTGGCCACCATGCTTAGGATTCTGTCCCAGCGGAACCGCTTCCACTCTCCGGTTTCGGTACACTTGGCGGTAATGCCAGCGCACTTGTCCTGCTCCGAGTAGTTCGCAAACTGCTCCTCAACCTCAACGTTGTAGTTGAATGCCAAGCCCTTGATGTTTTCACGCCCTTGGTGGACGTCCGGTCTGTAGTAAATAAGGAAGTTCCTCATAACGCAAATAGTATGCCTTAAATCTCAGAAGATTGCAAGCCCTAAATGCAAAAAAAATAAAAAAAATTTTTATAGTGATTCCCTTGTGGTTGGCATAGCCCCTGCTACCTCCAACTCCAAGCCTTACTACCATTATACCTCAGCCCCGTGCTTGAGTCAACTAAAAAAATAACTTTTTTCAAAAAAAAGTTTTTTTAAAAACTAATATTGTAAGTCGTTGACTATCAAGGACTTACGCCCTCGGCGCCCCCCGCGCAGCGCCTAAGTCGTTGTCAATCAGTGACTTACGACTTGAAAAATCAAAAAAAATGCTTTTTTAGGATGGGTTTCCGTGCCAACTCTGCCGAAAAATAAAAATAAAAAAAATGAAAAAAAATGACTTTTATGCTTGCGTTTTTCTGTGGCTGTGCTATACTGTTTCCAGTTATGAGAGATATGAACAACACAGATAAGGTTGAGCAGGGTTACGAGGAAGTTTGCACCGGATGCGGCGAAACGGTTTGCTTGTCAAAGGAAGAGCATGGTCAATGGGATCACGGGTTCGATGCGTTTATGTGCTGGGAATGCGAGTAAACGCTTGACTTTCCTTTAAAATCTGATAAGATAATTCCCGTTATGAGAGATATGAAAACGTACACGTTGTACTGGAAGAATGAGGATACCAACAGGGTGAGCAGCAAAGACTTCACCAATGAATCTGGTGTTGACCATTCGGCAATGGACAAGGCTTTGGAGTTGGCCCAAGAAGCTGACACCAATATGTGGCCTTGGATACTGGAAGAGGACGGTTGCGAAATCGCCCACGGTTGGGGTGGTGATATGTTGGGAGCCTACCGCTTTCAAGGTTAAAAAAATAATTTTATTGACAAGTGGCTGAATTGGCCTTAGTTTAGAAGAAGAGGGGGGAAGCAAACCTTCTCCCCATTAACCCAAAATAAATGAAACGGATGAAAAATCCACAAACACAAGATGATTGGGCTGCGACAAGAGCAGCGTTATCCATCCTGCCGCAAGAGCAACACGCCGACTACTTGGCGATGCTCAACGACACCAAAACGAGAGCCAAGGGGATTATGGCCAAAGCCGTCACCCTTGAGGTCAAGCCCGATAAGGCAACCGGCAGCAAGGTTCAGGAAAAGGCCAACAAGGCCAAGTCCTCGACCAAAGCCAAGTCCTCCAGCAAGAGGGCTGCTGTCGTCCAGAAGAAGGCGAAGGTCAACGGGGCCTTCATTACCTTCCACCAGTACTCAATGCTCCAGACGGTGCGTGAGTTAGTGGCCAACGGCGTTAACGGTGCAGAGGGGCTATCCTCAAGCGAGATCGCCGAATACCGCGACTGCGGCGAGACGGGGAGCGAGGTCTCCACCGTCCTTGACCGCCTCAAGGCCTACCGCATCATCGATTGGCGGCTAGTCGAGGTGAGCAAGAAGCCGGACGAAAGCCAAACTTGGCCAAGCCGGAACTTCCCTAGTTCCACCAAGCGGCGGGAATTCACCCTATTGGGCTGATCACTATACCCCTCCCCCTTTGGGGGGAGGGATTTTGATATCATGGAAATTTATAGCTTCGACGAAGTAGAGGAAGGCCAGAATGCTGTCAAGACGGCTATGGCTGAAGCCGGTTGCTTTGGGCCGGAAATGGAGAAACATTGTGCAGGTCAATCGCCAGAGAAGGATTTAATATCCTCGTTTATTCGATGGCGTAAAAAAATAACAACCATGCGAATGACGGTAACGGTCACGCAGGGACTAGGCAAGTACTTGGCTAACCTACTGAACAATGGGGATACTACCGGCATCCCGCCCAAGACTAAACCAAACATCAAGAAGGTGAATAAACCAGCTAATTGGCTGCGCCAGATGGAAGTTGAAGGCCTGTACAAACAATTCGGCGCGGATGACGTTGATGAAGTCATTGAACGCGTATTCAAGGCCTGTAAGGGCGGCGAGGTGGTCGATATCTCGGACGATGGTGAAAACATCGTCGAAACGGATCTCGACGGCTTAGACGTCAATCTAGACGTATTGGCGAGAAGCGAACAAATCCAAGCGTTCAATGTTCACTTTACCCCCAAGAAAAAAAGTTGAAAATAGTTGTTGACTTTTCCTGAAATTCTGATATACTAGTTTCCGTTATGAGAGATACGTTTGATAACTTAAGTTGTGAAGAGGTTTTTGAGTTGAACGCGGTTTGTGACCAGTGGCAGCAAGAGGCCATCAAGGCTCAAGAGGCTGAGCTTGCCGAGCGCAAGCGCAAGGCCGCTGCTGAAATGTTCTGGTTTATCCAAAAACGCCGCCAGCAAGGGGATTGGTTCTAATAAAAAAAACCAAGTCGTAAGTCGTTGAACATCAATGACTTAGGCGCCCGGCGCCCCGCGCCGAAATCGTAAGTGCTTGATAATCAGTAACTTACGCATCCGTTTTTTAAAAAAAGTGATGTTTTAGGATAGGTTTCCGTGCCAACCTGTGCAAATTATTAAAAAAACTTTCTTGAATAAAAATAAAAAAAATGACTTTTTAGGGTTGACTTTTTCAGAGTTTATGCTATACTGTTTTCCGTTATGAGGGATAAGATAGAAATGGAAGAGGTGTTCACCGAAAATTGGGAACAGTTAATCGATGAGATCATGGGCGACATGGACATGGTCTGGAATGAAGAAGCTAAAAAATTCGAAATAAACTGATGACAGACATAGAAAAAAAGATCCACAAGTTAAATGTGGATATCGTGCTGAACGGCCCGATCACCTGCCTTGACCCGATCAAGGATCATCGCCTGAAGGTTGCCAAGTTCAACATCGCCAAGCGGGAATTACTCGCAAAAGAATTTCAAAAAAGTGAGATTTAAGGGTTGACCTTGAGCGTAAAGTGTGATTTAATAAACGGAGTTATGAGGGAAACCTTAAAAGAAAACAAAAAGTTGGTCTGCCAAGAGTGTGGTAGAGAGGACGGAGCCAAGAGCGATTGGGAAGGCTTCATCAGCGTATCGGAGTGGGGCAATGAGCATGACTTCGGAACGATCTGCGACGAGTGCCAAGAGGATCAAATTGATAGCCTTTAAAAAGGGCTTGACTTTTTCAAAAAATCTGATAGAATAATTTTTGTTATGAGAGAAACATATAAACACCCCGAAACCGGAGCCGCCATCTACTACGCCCCATGCGTAGACCACGAAGATGATGTTAGTAAAATCTGGCACGACTTTCGCGATTGCGAAACCAAAACTTATGCAAACCTGAGCATGGATTGGTCGCCTTACAGAGACCCATCAAAGAACGACATCAAGATGTGGTTCGCTCTTGGTTGCCCTGACCGCCGCACCATAGGAGACGGCAAAACGGTTGGCTCGCTCGATTCTGACAGACTCGTCGAGGCTCTTGGTAAACAACTTTGTATCGGAGGATTCTAATATGAGAAAAATAATAATAACTTTCGCCGCTGCTGCTACTGCTTTAAGCCTTTATGCAAACACACACAAAAATCACACGCTTTCAAGGGAAACCAAGGTCATCGCAATTACTATACTGGCGGAAGCCAGAGGGGAAGGACACGCAGGAATGTACGCGGTGGGTGCTGTCATTGCTCAACGAGCATTTGAAAGAAAACAAACGCCCACAGAGGTATGCCTTAAAAAATGGCAATTTAGTTGTTGGAACGGAAAAAAACTCAAAGACCTTGAGCATTTGCTCAAGGGATCGCAAGCCAAATACGCAATAACAGTTGCGAAAAATGTGAAAACATTAAGCCGCGAATATGTTGGCTATGCTAACCACTACCACGCGACTTGGATGAAGAAAAAGCCTTACTGGGCAAAAGGTCAAAAGCCTGTTAAGACAATCGGGCAACACGTTTTTTATAAACTTTAATCTTTCATCCTCATAACACAGCCCCGTCGAGTTCTCTCTCTGCTCGGCGGGGCATTTTTCTTTTTGTCAAGTGAAAAAGATAAAAAAAAGTTTTTTAAAAAATAAAGTCGTAAGTGACTGATATTCAATGACTTACGGCAGCGGCGCCCTGCGCCCAAATCGTAAGTAACTGATATTCAATGACTTATGAACTCGTTTTTCTAAAAACTAAGACTTTTAAAAGGGATTCCATGCCAAGTAGTGTAAAAAATAAAAATAAAAAAAATAAAAAAGTGAGTTTTTTCTGTTGACTTTTCCCGGAAAGTGTGGTTTAATAATTTCTGTTATGAGGGATATGTTTGATAATATGTACGAGGTTCGGATCGCCAACTCTGGCGATGTTGCTGGTTTCCCGCGTTCTCACGATGGTCTTGAAAAGGCCATCATGTTGGCCTCGCGTGAGGGTACTGAGGTCACCTTTGATGGTGATGTCGTCTGGCCGGAGGAGGAGCCGGATATGGATGAGTCCATGGACGGGGATCATGAGTCCGCCTTGGCCAGTGCCGGTTTCGGCACGGATGAGGATTACGGCTGCTACGGTGGCGATGAGTGGTAAAAAACTCATTTTTTTTGTTGACTTTTAAATCTGATTGTTTTATACTGTTTTTTGTTATGGGAATTATGAAATCACTATTCATGGAACTCTCCTGCGAGGAGGAGTTTGAACTCAACGCGTGGTGCGACGAACGCCGTGAGGCCGACATCGCCGCGCAGGATCGCGACATGGTCGACGAGGAAATGGCCCGTCAGTCCGACGCGCAACTCGCCGAGGACGCCGCGTTGGATCTGTTGATCGCCGCCGGTTAATCACGAACCGTGCCAACCAACCCCGCCAAGGCGGGGTTTTTTTGTTTTTAGTTTTTTAAAAAGTGAAGTCGTAAGTCGTTGGGTAGCAATGACTTAAGGGCCGGGCGGGGGGCGCCGACCCCTTAACTTGTTGATTATCAATGACTTAGGAATACAAAAAATAATTTAAAAAAGTGAGATTTAAAGGTTGACATTTTCTGATTCTGTGGTATGCTCATTTCTGTTATGAGAGATAATGTTACTTGTGAAGAGGTGTTCGAGATGGAGTCCGACGCATGGGTCGCTGATGTGACCGTCGCCAACGGTTTCGACGATGTCGAGGTCGAGGAGGTCGAGGAGGTTTGCTGGTGCAAGTTTTTCGAGTCGTGCCCTGAATGTTTTGGCAAAAAATAAAAACGTAAGTCTTTGCGCTGCAGTGACTTAGGGCTCGGGCAGGGGGCGCCGCGTGCGTAAGTGACTGGTAATCAAAGGGTTACGCGCATAAAATCTGAAATTGGAGTAACGTAAGTTTTTCTTTTTCGGCAAGTCTCACATTGCCCCTTCTTCCAAGAGCCGCACCTATCAGTTATTTGAGGCTGACGGTTTTCCTTTTTAGCTGCTCTTATTTCACGGTTCTGCGCTTTGATTCCGCAAGCATAACAAATCATTATTTATTAAAATCTTATTTCTTATTTGATTAATTCCAAATCCGAATCTAGGAGAGTATTTGTCGAATTTGACCTCTGTATTTATTTATCTCCGAAGCTGTCTCGCTATGGGAAGCGATGTTTCGTAAAGTCTCACGCGTTACGCTTTCGATCCGCCTTCTTAAAGTCTCTTTGACGGACTCCAAACTTTTAGCATCTTTTATTTTGATGCTGCGAGTTTTCTTTTTCTTCTCTGCCTTTTTCTTTAAATGTTTAGTTTTCATTATTTTAAATTAAAAAATGGTGGTTGGATTAATTGTTTACCAACACCTTTTCAGTACCCAGAAAACAATGTTTCTATCTACTTACTTCGGACTCCCCCACGGTTTTCCTCTGCCACTAGGCCGCTGTACTTCCCGCAGTTGCTGCGTTATCCCTTTGGGAGGGATTATTCCGCCACACCGATCTCTCTCCGTCGAGAGAGAAAATTGATAGGTTGCTGCCGCACCACCAGCAGTAAAACGGGCGCGAGATCATCAAAACACAGAAAAACTCGCAGGGGTATTTAACTCCGTCAACCTAAAAGAATCATTTTAAACGGATCACCCACACATTACAAACTATTAACGTCTTGTTGATCTTTTTCGTAAACAATGGTTAGGAGGCTTCTACTCCCAAGACTGATTTAATAATGCCCTGCTAGATTACTCTAACAAATCTAAAACAATTCAAATTGATCGCTTTTGAGAAACTTCTCATTCTTAACCGTTTCAAGTCGAGTTAACGACTGTCATGCTTTCAACGCGTTTATAGCTCAGAAAGACGTGATTAAGTGCATGGCCCAAGTTTTTTGGTGTTATGAGAGAGAGTCCCTTTGCGGGACAGTCTTTAGACCGCAAAACTCAAAAGCAAATTTTCAAAGAGCATGGTCGCTTTTTACAGGTGCTACCTTAACTAGGGGGCTACCCTAGACGCGACCAAAATTGTCAGGGGTTAACTAGCATTGTATTCCTACCCTAGTCTTTTAAGTCTGCCCTGCCAGACTACCTTACCCAAACACATGAACGTATAACTTACAAACATTCCCCGAAGGGAAAAACCAGTATATCAGCAACGGTCTGGCAATGCAACCTTTTTCTCAACTTTTTTTTGCTGATCTTCAATCAACTCTCCATCCTCCAAACAAGCATCCCAAGTCTTTTCCCAATCAAAAGAAAAATACTCATCAAATACCTTTGAAGCTATCCGACCCTCCATGCTTTGAGTCGCTGCTTCTTTCAGCATCGATCTCATAACTTTGAGTCTTTTCCGCATTTCTTCAGTTCCCGCTTTTGTTCGCGGCCTCAACCAATGGTCATCCATTTCTTTCATACTATAATACCTTTCGGTTTTTTTTATCTTTTAACTTAAATCCCATTTCTTTGAAGGTGTACTTCTTTCCTTTATTCCAAGGCACTCTCTTTGGCTTTGGCTCTGGAATGTAAAAAATGTTATAGTGCGGCCCTAGTGCTGTCCTATCCCGAAGGACAACCCGCTCCGACTTATAGACCGGCTTCTTGGTTATATCCTCCACAAAAGTCTTATACTTATAAGGGTTATAAGTTGCACCCTTAAACTCATCACCTGACTCTGGGATGCATTTGTCGCACCACTCAAACTCTCCATCTCCGCAGTCGCAGATGTTATACTTCTCTACCTTACCACGAACTAGACGATGCCGCTCCTTTTGAACGTCTCCGATGTTGTGGCACTTGCCTACGACATAAGCGTGAACATTCTTCCGCTTATCCCGAAGTACTCGCTGCCGCCCTGCCTCTTGAACGCGAAACTTTGCATCGTACAACTCAACACGGTGAGCATGGCAATAAAGTAGACCCGTCTCCGCATCTATGACTGACAAGCAATCAAGATTTAGATTGTAGTAAACTTTCACACGATCCGGTGCAACCTCGATGCCGTCCATCATTTTACGCGGCCCTGCCTTCTCCCAGCTAATGAATCCTTTTGGTTCCCTCATAACTTCAAACAGTATAATCTAGTCGGTCTCTAATGTCAACAGTAAAAAACATTTTTTTTTAAATTGGACGCGAGGGAGGGAGTCGAACCCTCAATTGTTCTTTTGCAGAGAACCGTCTTGCCGTTTGACCACCCCGCGATTGTAGGAGCCTTTGCCCTTCTTCGGACGATGCACCCGCTCGCCAGTGTTCCACCTGACTACTGCGCGGGGCTTTTTAGACTTCTCATTCACAACGGGGTTAATAATATCATATTTTACACATATGTCAATAGTAAAAAACATTTTTTTAGGGGTTGACAAGTACCCCCATTTACCCTATACTCATCTTGGTTATGAAACTTAAAGATATCAAAAACGGATCAATATACTACAACACCAAGAAAAATCGCTCTGAGCGGGTAATTTCTAATACTTTTAGCTCATCGCGGGTGGTGACTGAATTCCACGGAAAGCAGCAGAGTGCAGTAGGTACTAAATACCTTCGGCTCGCTAATTCTCAAGAAGTGGAAAACTACTTGACAAAACCATCGAAAGGCGGTATTCTGTCTTTTCTGTTCGGTAGGCTCAGCCGAGCATAACGTTGTTGTCGCAACGCCCCGTCTTGGGTTGTTTGGTGTTAGGTTTTTTATTACTTTTTCCTAGCATTTTTTTTACCAAGGCGGGGTTTTCTATCTCCTGAGAGCTAGTTTCTCTACTAGCCCAACCCTCCAGCCCACGCTGGGGGGTTGTTTTTTAAATTCCTGAGTCGTAAGTTGTTGATTATCAAGAGTTTAGGAGCGCAGCGCCCCCCGCGCAAAACGTAAATCTTTGGTAATCAGTGACTTACAACATTAAATTTTTAAAAATTAAGATTTTTGAGAAAGAATCGTGCCAAATTCGGGCTAAATAAAAAAATAATTTTTTTTAAATAATGATGATTTAGGGGTTGACTTGAGAGCTTAAATATGAGAAGATATTTCTGTTCTGAGGGAGAACTAAAAAACGTTATGGCTAGAAACACAAAACCTACAAGCGACCAGTTCGACTTCACAGTCCAACAGTCGCCTCTGTTTGACCGGAACGGCAAAGCCGTTAAGGTCGGCGGATCTCCCATTATGGGAAACTTCCGCCAAGACAACGGTGTTTGTCTGGGTACGTCTACTGAGGCGTACGAAATCGTTAACAACGGCGACGTTGTTAAAGTTGTTGAAGACGCCTTCGGCTCTGCCGGTTTGGGCGACTTTAATCGCGAAATCGTGGTTGCTCGTGAGGGTGCGCGGTTTTATGGAGTCTATGACTTCCCCACGCAGGAACGCCACATTGCCAACGTCGGCGATGTTGTTTCCTTGCGCCTCACCCTTAACAACTCATTTGATAGGAGTTGCGGTCTCAACTGGGCCGTGGGCATGATGCGTAAGGTCTGCTCGAACGGTATGTGTTCGCTGGTGGCTGACACCAACGTCACTAAAAAGCACAGCTCAAAGCTGGATCTATCCTTCATCAAGGAAGGAATCGACGCATCGGTTGAAAAATTCGATGCATCTGTCGCGGCATTCCAAAACCTCGGCAAGCGTGAGATCACCCAACAAGAGGGCGGTCTTATCCTCGATAACCTCGCCATTAAAAAGGTGCTTTCCGAATCTCTTCGGGACTCCATCCAGATGGTCTGGGACTCGCCCACCTTCGTTAAGGAGGATGAAGGTCGCAACCTGTACAACCTGTACAACGCGACCACGGAACACCTCACCCGCGAGGTGCAACCAACCCGTTTTGAATATGCAAATCGGGTCAATCGGAGCGTTCTTACTAATCTGTCGCGTGCAGAGCAGAACGCAGCTCATTTCGCCAAACTGACTGCCAAGGTTCCTGAAAGGGAAAAGGCGGTCAAGGTGGTTACTCTGTAAGGGGAACACAAGCAACCCCCACCCTTAGGGGTGGGGGTATTTTTTTTAATTTAAAACTTGACAACCCTAAGTGACTGACTATCAACGACTTACGGCCGCGGCGGGGGGCGCCGAGGCGCTAAGTCACTGGTATTCAATGACTTAGGCCATGGATTTTTTCAAAAAACTGAGTGTTCGCTTTCCTCGTACCCCGCCTCCCGCAAAAGTTGCGGGATAAGATTAACTTGGTTGGGGTTATCACAAACCAACCCGCTAGAGTTATTTAAATCTTTACGCCATGCAATCAAGTAACGAGTTGACGTATAACCATCACGCTTTTTAATGTCGTGAACTGTTACGCTATATTTTTTCATTCTTTTTCTTTATTTCCATATTGGAGCTTTCGTTTTTTCCATCCGACTTGAATTCCCCTCTTCTTTGCCCATTTTTCGTAGGCGTTGTCGAATTCTTTTTTCATTCCCACGGCGACATTGTATGCCTCGTCGAAGGAGTCCGCTTGTTGTGTGTGTGTATTATTATTTCCTTGAATCATAATCGGTCAAGTTCTCTGCTGTAATTCGGCCCAAGTCATAAAAATCATATTTATTCTTTGTGGCCAAAAATCTCATTGGTTTGAATTCTGTAAATTTGAGGTCGGCCCACTCCCTAGCGTAAGGCATGACCCCACCCTTCTTCCCCTTAAATAATGATAAGTTTCCCTCATTAAAGATTGCGTTAAGTGACAAGCTAACTAATGCTTTTTTTAATCTCGTTTGGCTTGTCCAAAAATATCCCAAGTAAGGTTTGACGCTATCGTTCGCCCATAATATGTTGCCGCTTGATGTGGCGGCATGATTCCAAAATCCCCAGTAGTGATGGGTGATTTCGTCCTTGTCATCACCTCTTATGCCTACGGCTACTTTTTTCTCTCCCTCTTGCTGTATAACATATTCAATCATTTTTTATTTTTTTGGTCTAATATGATTCCAATAAGGATTCCCACCAGAATCAAAACGAGTGTTTCCACGGGCCTACATCTTAACAGTTGCGTTATACCCAGTAAAGCCTTTTTTCTTGTTTGCCATGAGAGCTTTGCTGGCTTCGCTCCCTGCTGGCTGGCTCCCGTGAATCACCAAAGCGAAATCATCCGAGCCAGAGATGGCCAAGTCATCGGTGTGGTCAATATCCAAGCCGAGGGCTTCGGCTTCTTCTGTTGAAAAGAAAACCTTTGCAGTCTTGGTTTTTGACTTCGGGATTAACTTATCATACTTTCCACCACGGGAACAAGTGAAAACAAAATTGTCAGGCAAATCTTCCCCGACTAAAAAATTGATGCTTTTAGTATAGGAATAAAAAGTAATCTGCGGAAAAAACTTTGCAGCTATCATCCACGCTCTGAAATAAGCCCGTGAAAAGTAATCGCCGCCGATATGCACCCGCAACGTACCGCCACGCCGTAGGCCAGAGGATTTGATACTTCTGATAATCAAAGCAGCCATTGCCTTTGTTGTCTTGCAAGCCTTTAACAAGTCGAAATTGTGCCAGCGTGTTGCCCTAACATTAGGCCGTCTGGCTTCGTCCATCGCTGCGTAACAACGAAAGATAACACCGTCAACGGCTTTCTGTGCGTCCATGATCTTGCCTGTGATCTTGTCGGCAAAAGTCTTACAACTTTCAGCACCGGGGCAGGTGTGGCCGCTAGGAAGGGAGAAGTGCCAAATACCTTTTAGCTTGGCGTTTTCAAATGTGAATCGTAGTAAACTCATAACGTGAGAAGATAGTACCCTGTTCGGTGGTTCAAGTCAATCATAAAAATTTTTTTTATGAAAAAAGTTTGTCCCATCCCGCCGGACTAGTTCCAGAAATTAAAAATTCCCTATCCTCCATACTTAATGATTTAAAAGCATGAATATTATCAGAGTTGCGAAAATCCCATAACTCTGACCCTTTAACGGTGACGCTGTAGGTTTCCCCTGTGACTAAACACGCCCCACTAAACGTGTAAGTATGCTCTGGCTCATAACTCTCCGTATACTTTAGTCTGTCGATAGCTCTTTCCATAACGCCGTTAATTATAATATGATAAATAAGGCTTGTCAACCCCTTAAATCATAAAAATATCTTTTTTTAAAACTTGACACCTAAGTCGTTGAGTATCAATGACTTACGGCGGGCGCGGGGGTCGCCGCGGCCCTAAGTGCTTGGTAATCAGTGACTTACGTCTTTAAATTTAATTTTATCTTTTTTTATATAGTATTATTATCCCCCTTTATTTGTTATTTATTTATTTGAGATTCATTATTTCGCCTATATATATTTCGCCTTCTATTATTTGTATTTGATTATTTAGCAATCCTTATTTCGCATTTATTTATTACTCTTTATTTGGCAATTTAAAAATTTGCCGACAAAAAAACCCCACTCTTTCGAGTGGGGTTCGTAGTGTTATGAGGACTACTACTGAGGGGGGATTCTACTTACGCTTCCGCTTGGAAAACTTCAGCGTGGTTGCATCTTTATTTGAAGCGGTAAAGGTAGACTTTGCTACCTTCTCCCACTCACTACGATGCTGATTAAACTTACGCAATTTCTCTACCGAATCCACTGTTAGAGAATTGCCCTCTTGAGTTACATTAACACGATACGTTGTATTTCTCATACAATAATATAGTATTAACTTAACTTTCTTTTTTCCAATAATTCTGGATTTTTCTCAAACATTTCTTTCGCATCATTAGATAATGCCCTGCCATGAGTCGATACATCAATAAAGTTAAGTTTTTGCAGATAGGTTTCCGCATCAGATTGAATTGCTGCTCTGGTCATCTGTAATTTGGCGGCGAGGTTGTATAGACGCACCGTACCTTCCCGATGTAGAGTACGCAAGTAACGTAGCTCAATCTTATTCAAACCATGCGGCATTATATCCAATATGCGGCAAAGTTCATTCCAATCTGATAACTTAAAAGTTTTAGTTTTATTCGCCGCTACATAAGATTTTATATTAGTTGCCATCTTTTGTGCTGCCCGACCATTGCCCCGTAGTGCTGGTGCGATATGTTTTGATACAATATCACCAGAGAACTTAATCTTCTCAGTATTAAGCAGAAGTATCTGACCTAATTCATCATAAGAATAATCATCCAAGTCGATACGTTCCATGCGGTCAATCAAAGCATGGAATACCTCTTGTGGCTCAGTAGTGGCGAACAAAAAAGTTAATTTTTTGAAATCAATATCAATATCAGAACCCTCATAACTAAAAGTATTAAAGTTATGTTTATTGGGATTAGTGATAGTTAATAGTGCCATTGTTACATCCTTGGGTAACATATGACATTCATCAAAGAGAAATGTAGCATCCTCATTCTGCATATAAGGAATCATTATCATTTCCACGAATTGTCTGAGATTTTTAATCGTAGCACAATTTAACTCAATGTACTTTTTAGGTTCCATTGTGTTAGGCATGATAAGATTACGAGC